CCCCTAGCCACTTTTCCGAGGGGGTCCAAAAAGGGGGCGGGGTCTTTTTTTGGGGGGCGTGGCTAGGGGGCCTCCCCTTCCTTATTAGGCCCCTCCCCTTCCTTATTAGGCCCCTCCCCTTCCTTATTAGGCCCCTCCCCTTCCTTATTAGGCCCCTCCCCTTCCTTATTAGGCCCCTCCCCTTCCTTATTAGGCCCCTCCCCTTCCTTATTAGGCCCCTCCCCTTCCTTATTAGGCCCCTCCCCTTCCTTATTAGGCCCCTCCCCTTCCTTATTAGGCCCCTCCCCTTCCTTATTAGGCCAGATTTGAATATGCCAACCCACAAACCGCCAGATTTGAATATGCCAACCCACAAACCGCCAGATTTGAATATGCCAACCCACAAACCGCCAGATTTGAATATGCCAACCCACAAACCGCCAGATTTGAATATGCCAACCCACAAACCGCCAGATTTGAATATGCCAACCCACAAACCGCCAGATTTGAATATGCCAACCCACAAACCGCCAGAACTACAGACAACACACAAACCGCCAGATTTGAATATGCCAACCCACAAACCGCCAGATTTGAATATGCCAACCCACAAACCGCCAGATTTGAATATGCCAACCCACAAACCGCCAGAACTACAGACAACACACTGGTAATTGTTATGGAAGTGCTGAACGGTAGGTTTTATTTTCTTTCTTTGGCACAGATGGACAGCTGCTGGCAATTGTGTTTACAAGTTTTAGAACCCGCGGAGGGGGGTGACCTTGTCTGGGACACCGGACCCCGTCAGATGTAAGGGTTGCTGTTATGGAACCATCCACTCTCCGCGTCCTCGTCGTCGGAGACAACCTCCACTTTAACCGGCTCGGCAGAGGCGAGCGACCCCGGGCCGTTGATACCGGTCTCGACCGAGACAATCTCCACAGCCTGTGAATCGCCCGTATGATAGTTTGGAGGAGACAGAGTCTCGCTTCGCCCCCCGATACGTATCACAGTTTCCTGTTTTCCAAATCCCGAGTCCCACGTCACACCCGGTATGTTCTCGATGATAGCGGACTGGGGATCCGCCGGAGTTAGAATCAGGGGTGGAGCCTCAGTGTCAGGTGCGAGGAGGGCCGTCCTACAGAAGGCTCTGACGACCGCTGGAATCCGGGTGGGGTCAGTAGACGCCAACGCACGCCTCCCGGTTGCCAGATACACGGGACGTAGGGGCGCCCCTAGACCCCAGCGATTACAGGCACGATGGCTGTGGGCGGCACCGTCTACGAAATCAGGCTCTCCGAGCTTGAGGCCCGCACTCTGAGCCTCCATATCCTTACACCCGTCGTAGGCAGGAAGTACCCGCTGGCGATACTCTCGGGGTAACATGGGAACGGGTGTGCGGTCCCCCGCGTCCGTGCGGACGGTGTAGCCCACATTACCGGAAGCGCAGAGTCGCAACCCGTCACAGTTTGGGTACAGGCGCTCAAAGGCCGCTTCCACCCGGGCGAAACTCCCCGGTCCAAAAATGGCGCTCGAGGTCAGAACTGCCCTGGAGAGGTCCTCTAGGGCCGGCCAGCGCACCGCGCAGTAAGCGGTCGGGGTGACCGTGGCGCGGATGTATAGGTGGTAATGGCTCACGGCCGGGCCCGTCGCCGGCCAGTCTTCGGGATCCACGGTATCAAATACTATGAGCCGTCGTCTGGCGGACCCCAGACGCAGACATAGATATTCAACGCATCCGGCGAAGGCTAGATCCCCGGTGGAGAGTAATAACACCCCCTGGGCGTTGAGTCTGCGGATATCCGGGGGACCACTCCAATTCCCTGCCCAGGAGTGACTTTCGGGGGAGAGGAGGCGGTTTCCCAAGGCCGCTAAGAGGGTCGATAGACCCCCCTTAGTTTCAGACCACGCCGGGGTGTGCCGAGAGTCCCTGTTTGGATTTTGGTGGGCCAGATGTTCGTGTGGTAGGGGGTTATACAACACCACTACTTTCACGTCCTCGGGGTCTGCTATCTGGGTCATCCAGGCGGAAGCGCGCCGCAATGGGGCGCTAACCACCAGCCCCCCGAGACCTGTACCCTCCTGCCTTCGAGGTCCCGTACATCTGGCGGCTATGGTAGCGAGTGCCCCCGGGTCAAACGTGATAGCGCTTCTCCACGCTTCGGGAAAGAGGGGGTGATCTACCAGCTCCGCGACAATTTCCGGGGGGCAGTAAACGGAGCTCACCGCATCGGTGGGTCTGGGGGTATGACAGTCTCCACTTGGGATACGTCTAAAACCACCCTTGGGTGAGGGCCCCCCAAGTGGCATGGGTCCAAGGGGACCCCTAGGGGGACCCGCGCGTTTTTTGGTGGGTGGTGGCGCGTCCGTCGGGGGGTGGGCTCGCATCTCCTCCCCCCGAACGGCATCGATGGGGAGGTTGCCGGATGCGTGGCCCCGGGGAAGCGGCTCCGATTTACGCTTGCACCGTATAGAGGATTGGGGGCGGGTGAGGTGGGGTGAAAGGGGTCTGAAATTCGAGGGGCTCTGTTGGAGTGGATCACAACCCCCCGCTACGGGGTTGTGAACATCCCGCCTCTGTTGCATTTTGTTAGACGACCGTGGAGGCGAGATCTCCTCCACCGTGACTCCCCCGGCTCGGTTTCCCGAAGCGGTCGCCCGGGGGGTGGGAGTATGGGGGTCGGGGGTACCGGCGACCTCCTCCATGAGAGAGGCTACGCGCGAAGGGATGGCAAAGACGGCCCGCGTGAGGTTCCATCCGGGTGCGCGCTTCCTGGCCACGTCGATGTTGTATCTGACGAGGGGGGCCAGGGTCCTGGCTACCAAGAGTAGACTGTGTACGACGAGCTGAAGATCATCCCGGGAGAGTCTCTCGGGCGGCGCCTCACCGCCCCGAATTCTAGAAAGTTCCACCAGGTCTCTTAAACTATAGAGGCGTGCAGTCACCGCCTCTATCACATCCGGGTGGGCACAGAGTGCATCCGGGGGGCAGACCGGCGAGGGGTACTTGGCCACCGAGGGGAAAGACCGAGCCATTGAGGGGGGTTCGAACAATCCCGGCATGCGGTCTACGCCCCCGCAATGAAATATGAGGCTGTCAAAGACGGCGGTACATGCCAATGTACAAGTCTCCGCCAGATCCCTCGGATTTTCTCCACCCATTCCGGGAGTTGGTATCTGGGTGGGATCCCCCGTTCCCCTGGTCGTCCCCCCCGCCAATGTGGACTGGAGTAACGCTAGTATGTCTTCAGAGACCATGAGCACCCTATCCGAGGATGTGGGGGTTTTTGGGGGGGCGTCGGGAATTGCGTCAGCGATCCCCGGTGAAGACCTAATACAGTCTGTCCTATGATCCCCGAGGAGATAGGGACGCGCTATGTCCCAGTATGCACGCCGGAGGCTCTGGAGCATGTAGGTTTTTTGCGTGCGATCGTAGCGTCTGCTCATGGCCACGGCCGCCGTGACGTGGGGGAGAGCCAGGAGAGGGTCCATGGTCGCCATGGCGTCCCCGACGTGGGGGAGGGGATTGGCCACTGAGCCGGTAATGAAAGATCCATGTCCCCGGGGGCCGTGGATGGCCCTCTGACAAAACTGTGCTAATATCTGATCCGGCCCGGACATCTTTGAGTTTTGTAGCCACGCCATCGCGTCTCTACCACTCTCATAGATGAGACGCACGAGGGCCAGATACTGCTTTTTCGAGTCCCCCATCTCCGGAACGTAGACGGGAACCGGGCCGGGGTCCGCGGCATACCGCTCCGCGGCACTTTTGATCTCCGGAGCGTCCCACAGACCTTCCCTCGAGTCCCCGATCCCCCCATATCTAACACGCCCCTCACATGGTGGGTCACAGTCCGGCCAGACCTCTCCGGTGGGTGTCAATAGCGGTCCTGTGGTTGGGGGTCGTTGTATCCCAAAAACGGAGGTCCTTTCCGAGATCCTCTCGGCCCTGGGGAGCAATCCCCGAACGGCCCGCGGAAGTCTGGAACCTGGGGGGCGGGATAGCGGACCCCGTCGACGGCGCCTCTTTGGTGTTGTATCCCCAGGCCCATCAGTGAGCGTCGCTCCATCAGTGAGCGTCGCTCCAGGGGTCGTAGAGGCAGACCCCACAACGTTTGATTGGGGGGTTATAGAGGCAATGACGTCATTTGTGATTGGACTACCTTCTCCGGCAGGCCGAGGGGGAGACGGGGTCCCCGGCTTCAATTCTCGATTCGGTGGTGCTGGTGGCGATGGGGACCGTGAGGTGCTGGAAGACGAAGAACTACTACTTCTGCTGCCGGTACTACTGCTTCCCGAACTGCTACTGCTACTGCTACTACTGCTGCTACCGCTTCGACTCCGTCGACCCCTTCGTGGTCCAGGACTCATCGATCCTACCGAGATGGGGGATCGACGCCCCCTGGAATAATCGCGGGCTCCCAAGGAATCACATTCTGTGACGTCACAGACACCCACCGATGAGGGGCTATGGGCGGATGAATCGGTGATGGAGAGGGCGTTGCTGGGATGGGAACAGGTTTCCGTATCGCTAGTGGAACGCCCGTGTGATTCAGAGACCCCGAGATCCTCTTGGACCCTACGCAACATCTCAATGATGTCGGGTACTGGGGTCTCAGGAGACGCTGCCGAATGTATCGTCGGGGGTGGTGGTGGTTTAGTGGTGGGTCCCGAGGTAATTGTTTCACGTGTGGGTCGCGGAGACGTCAGAGTTTTAGTCCCTCCGGATGTGGGATTCCCCACCCTGTTGACATCATCGGGGGTCTTCCCAAAATCAAAAAATACCTCATCTTTATCCCCCGGTGGCGATACGAGGAAACCCTGACTCCCGTAGAGTAAGTCTTGAGGTCGTCCCCTCGACTCTACATCAGAGTTGGTATCCCCCAAGAATTCAAACTCCTCTCTACCATCCGTGAAGTCTTCGATGAGGTCGAAGAGGTCTATTTGAGGGAACCTCTCATCACCGTCCATATCGGGGCGTGGGTGATGTGGGCTGAACATCACTACACAGGGCTCTTGGAAGTGTTTTTATATGCGTTGGGGGTTTGAGTCACGGGATCCTCAGGAAAATGATGTCGAGGATAGGCCTATTGGTACAACCTGATATATCGGCCTATAAAATTTATAAAAAAAGATGGAGACAGATGCGGTAAGTTCCGGATCCCACAATGTTAAAAAGACTCTAACTAGATATTATTTACACTGTTCCCTATTTTTTTTACAAGCGCATATAACGATGTGTCACTCGTGGGGGTCTAACGCATTTCCCGGCGTGTTGGATGCGGGGATGTTATAGAGACTTGCCTGTGATTGGAAAAGACCAGACAAGCCTATACATCCCTATCCAATTCGTACGAGGGGAGGAGCGAAGGTACGAGGGGAGGAGCGAAGGTACGAGGGGAGGAGCGAAGGTACGAGGGGAGGAGCGAAGGTACGAGGGGAGGAGCGAAGGTACGAGGGGAGGAGCGAAGGTGAGCGGCGATCTTGTGGGTTAATTGCTACGCGAGTAAACTCTTAAACTTTTCACTCCCTCAGGTGCATTTTCTATAGCAATAATTAGAAATGCCATATTAATAGTTTGTTCGCTAGCACCCACATAGATAGCCGGTTTACACTAACTACTGAAATAATGCCTGTATACATTTTTGAGTGATATCCCATTTTATGAAATTTTGGAAAGGGTCGTCTAAAATAGAGCCCACCTCCATTACCACCCTTCCACCTAGTCTATCTCCTCACCCCTTCCGAGGCCGTCTGATGGTGGATCGGCTCCCGACTCCGAGACGGTGAGTACAGCGACTGCCAGATAAGATGGGTGCCGGGTATCTCGATGCTGAGACTGGGTACAGCTGAATGGAAGAACGCTGAGTACGATCATCAGCTCCCCAGGGAGCGAGATGCTACGATGACAGTGGTTCAGGTATATATACTACTACGATGGGGAGTGACTCCACCTTACAGACCTGGGATTGGACAATAAGCATGGGAGGAGATTGTCCACCCACGAGATTATCTCCGATTGGTTTACCTTGGCATTACCTGTATATCTGGGTGGAGTGATGGGACAGGTGTTGTATGGGGACCAATTGGAGAATTTGTGAGTCATAACTTCCTGGAATAATGCACATCTAATTTCCATTTTATCTGGGAGTGTTGATATAATTTGAATTTTACTGATTATCATCTACATATTTAATTAGGTTGGAAGCCATGTTGTTCCGGTTGCACATCTAATCTACATGAAAGTGGGAAGGTTGGAAGCCATGTTGTTCCGGTTGCACATCTAATCTACATGAAAGTGGGAAGGTTGGAAGCCATGTTGTTCCGGTTGCACATCTAATCTACATGAAAGTGGGAAGGTTGGAAGCCATGTTGTTCCGGTTGCACATCTAATCTACATATGAATAGTAGATTTGAATATTTACTGATGTGATAACTCGATCCCCCTCCCCTCTGCCCCCCCTCGATCCCCCTCCCCTCTGCCCCCCCTCGATCCCCCTCCCCTCTGCCCCCCCTCGATCCCCCTCCCCTCTGCCCCCCCTCGATCCCCCTCCCCTCTGCCCCCCCTCGATCCCCCTCCCCTCTGCCCCCCCTCGATCCCCCTCCCCTCTGCCCCCCCTCGATCCCCCTCCCCTCTGCCCCCCCTCGATCCCCCTCCCCTCTGCCCCCCCTCGATCCCCCTCCCCTCTGCCCCCCCTCGATCCCCCTCCCCTCTGCCCCCCCTCGATCCCCCTCCCCTCTGCCCCCCCTCGATCCCCCTCCCCTCTGCCCCCCCTCGATCCCCCTCCCCTCTGCCCCCCCTCGATCCCCCTCCCCTCTGCCCCCCCTCGATCCCCCTCCCCTCTGCCCCCCCTCGATCCCCCTCCCCTCTGCCCCCCCTCGATCCCCCTCCCCTCTGCCCCCCCTCGATCCCCCTCCCCTCTGCCCCCCCTCGATCCCCCTCCCCTCTGCCCCCCCTCGATCCCCCTCCCCTCTGCCCCCCCTCGATCCCCCTCCCCTCTGCCCCCCCTCGATCCCCCTCCCCTCTGCCCCCCCTCGATCCCCCCAATAAACCAGATGTTCTTATGTATCACTTTATTGAGACGTGTCTTATTTGTGGTGTCGTTTACCGGGGTGATATTGATATTTACAATAGGTATTACATATACCAAACTTTTGGATACACTTACATTCGTATAGATATCAATGATGTATGGATATAAAGTTAAATCTTATTAATATGTCTATATAACCCCTCCCCCCCATGTATGATGGGGGGAACCAAAATTTTAAACTGAACTCAATTTTCCCCCAGGTTTATATTGTCCATTTTTGAGAGGGGGGGTTGAAAACTACAGTTTATTTGAGACATAAGAAACTGGTCACGATATACTAATTTGGGGGATCTGATTAACCCATTAAGACTGGGATATCCTAACCCCCAAATTATTATCCTGTTAATATACGATCCATATCCTATATGCCAGATTCGAGTTTTTTAGAATCATTAAGACATGGTCTTATGTGGGGGAAAAATCAACCGGTAATTACTGGACACATAACCCGCGTTAGGCGAAAATATGCGCGTGCACGCGGCTGTCATCACCGAGACCTACAGGCATATATGGGCGTATTTTTTAAGAAAGAAGTGCGAACACGCAGTGTTCGCACTTCGACTTCAATAATATATAATATAACTTATTGGGAATTTAGTGCGGACGAGGTTCTAGATCATTGGCTGGAACTCGGTGGATATGTAACACACCCACAAAAATGACGTTAAATTTGTGGGTGTGTTATATTTTCTCATTGATAAATAAGAGCCTGGAGCTTGGACGCACCACTGTCGCCCAACACCGTATCACTGCGCATCTGGATCCCCGGGAGTGGAACGACGATACAGCGATTTCTGGGGTGGTCGCACGTCTCAACGGTAACCCGATCGAGTCGTCCACGCACCGGCTGCCGCCATCCATAACCAGGGAGTCCCATGGCGAAGGGAAGGAAGCATCGCGGTAGGCCACATACGACCCCCGCCGCTGTAAAACCCCCAGAACTCAGGAGCGGTCGATTGGGTCATGGACAACCCTGTGGTCTATGCGACGGATCGTGTAGACTGCGACCCCGTGGGGGGTTGAATATAGATCCCAGTCCCATCCTCCCCTCGTTAACACCATCGACCGGTTCATCGACCTTCGCATCGCAAACACCAGGAGGATCAAAGATACCCGTTTCTTGCGTAGAAACTGATGATACGAGTCCGGTGCGCGCTCCCGCGACACTTCCCGATGGGGATGATCATCCCGAGTATGGAAGCGTGGTCGCGAGTCGTGACCTCAGAGCTTATTTGACACACGGACCCGGGGCTTTTTGTTCCCCACCGTGGCGATGTGATCTAAAACGGCTGATGAAAGATGTCAACATCATGTTCAGATGTATAGCCACGTCGTCCGTAAATGTCAGCTCGGATTCCCGCGCGCTTCGTCGGGCGTTGTTAGACTTTTATATCATGGGTTATACGAACCAACGTCCGACCAGAGCCTGTTGGGAGACCCTCTTACAGTTGTCTTCGGAACAGGCTCGTCCCCTGCGAGCCACCTTACGCCACCTCAATACCACTGAACCATGCGATCGGCGGTTCCTTGAGCCTCCCACACAGGTCCCCCCGATTTTATTTGGACAGGAATGTGATGTTAGTGGTAGCGAAGACTCTGAAGATGGTGAGGGGGTGGATATAGAAAGTAGCGATTCGGATTGTGGAGAGACATCGTTGTCCGAATTTAGTTATGTGGGGGGTGATGGGGACGAGACTAGTACCAGTGACTCAGATTCTGGGACGGATGACGACTCGGATGAAACGGAGGATCGGAGCTCTAGTTCGTCAGAGTCGGATAGTTCTGACGTTGATTATGGTACCCGTGTCTGTGGTAAAAAACGCAGATGTAATCCCGTCAGAAGGAGCGCGCGCCACGCGGCCAAACGGAAGAGGATGTAGATATCAAATTAAAAAGGTATATAGGAAACCACATGTCTCACAACCGCCTCCTGATTCCTTTCCACCTTACCTAGGTGCAATAGATTTATTACCCACACCCCAACCCCTGTCTCTCATGATGAGTACATAGCCCGGATAATCACGGACCATATAGTTGGTGTAATACCCCCCGATATATACATTCCTACACGACGCCCGACTCCTATGGGAGTCCACTAGACTCCAGCGGACGCGTATATCATGAACCGTCGCTGGGAAGACACTAACATCGAGTCCTTTAACATGACTGGTGTCGCGGAGATGGAGATGTACCCCCTGAGGGGGGACTCCGCGGATCACGCGGAAACGCTACCTCGTTCTGTCAGGGCTCTGTTCGACGCTCTCCGGGTCGCGTCGTGTGAGGCCTTCTGCCTCATGCGCCTCGGTGGTCCCCCACCCGCGGACATATGGCCCGGGGTATATCGGCAGTATCGTGAGGTATTTCGAAGCTACTCACGCTCCATGGAGGGTAGCGGGGGTAGCCCATTTCACGTCGCCGATCCCATACGGCACCTGGTAGGCCGTTATCTCATGGGTCTGGGACCCGCAAAACCAGAATCCCATCCGGAGCTACACACCCGCCTCCTCTACTGCGCCTATTGGTGTTGTCTGGGTCACGCGGCTACATGCACCCACTCCCACATCTATGAGGATGCCTGTCGGCGGTTTTTCGAAGAGGGTTTCGGGGCCGGGGAAATCCCCCCTGCGGATGCCGTAGCTCACTGGAACGCGCTATACGAGATGGTGCTCGACGAACCGGAGCTCCTGGTGAAACACGCGGCAGCCGCGGTTTATCTACAGCGGAGAAACTATGGGGGGTGTATACCGAATATTGAGAGGTAGAAGACCCCCGTTTTCCTCCCATCTCTCCCCACTAATCTAAATAAACTCGCCTTCATAAGCCATCTAAGGTCTCAAAATTCTTTATCACACGATCGATCCCAGCAACAAGATTTATGTACTCGTACCCTATCCCCTCCCCGTGGTGATCTACGACCCAAAACCTAGGGTTCGTGGAGACTCCCCTGTACAATATTGTACGCGCCTCGCTGAAAACCCAATCTAAAACAATCGTCCCCATATAAGACGCGGTAGACCATGTCATAACGTATGCTATGTTTATTGAACGAGCCCGTCACCGGCGCGTCCCGGGGGCATCCATCAGCCGCCACAGCAGCGCACCTAATAATCCCGATAGCACGCATAGTGTCGCCACCCCTGAGACGGCCAGTGCCACCAGACACCGCCTCCGTCGCCGTCTCTTGGCCGTCTCGCGTTTGCCTATTCTATTTATGAACAGCGTCGCCGTCTCGTTGTCACTCTCGCTATAATAACAGCCGGTATCGGAGTCGTAATTTGTCCTATTGGCCCCTCGTACGTCGTGGCTTGGGGACTGCCGGTCCGCATTCCCACGCGGGATCTCGATGGTGGCGCATAGCGGTATAGCGACCGGGGAGCCCTTGTCGGATAGAGTTTCATCCGCAATTGAATTGTCATCAATTTCGCATTTATCTATGCTTGGCAAGTTTATACTAGAATCCGTGTCTAAGCAATTATCATCTGTGGCATTAATAAGTGATGTTTGATGGTCCATCTTAGATGGCGATGGAAGTTCAACTACCAACTGACAAACATATAATCAAACCCGGGTATTTAACGGATATACTCTTTATGGTAGATTTCTATAAAAGTGCTCCCCCATACGGTTTGGAGGATTAATAAAATATCCACATAAAATTTATCATGGTTTATTATAGGATATAAATGCACATAGGACGGATAGTCCCATGTGAATAGCATTCCTAATGATTAATTTACTGACGATTCGAATAAATGAAGAATCTACCGATTTTCTATTGTCGATACCTCTTGATATGGAAGAGACTACTTCGGTCACCGGGGTCCTACATACAATATACGCGTTTGACGTATCCCCCGGATCGACTAGTGTGAACGTAGGTGCGACGTACTCTGCGTTGAAAATCTCACGGAGTTTACGAGCAGCTTCCAATTCCCGTGGTGCTAGAACTCGTCGACGGGTCATTTTAAAATAGACTTTAATCTTTTAACTACGCGACTGTAATCTGGAGGAGCGTGTAGGGGCTGAGGTGATGTATCTTCTGTATCACGAAACCATACACTGTACCCAGATCCGGATTTTTCTGGATTAATATCAGTATGTTGGGTTGTTGAAATATGATGATTATTCAATGGCTCCTCCTCATCTGATTCATCAAAAGAATCATCTGCCGATTCTTCGTCGTTCGATGCGATACGTTCAAAGTAGAGTTCGTCGGGATCGTTACTAGGAATGCTGGTATATACCGCAGGGAATGGGTTGATCACTTCATATGGTTTATATCGCATATGACGAAATCGAATATAACATGTGATAGAGATTACAATCAAAAGGATACCAGCTACGCAAATTATTCCTATGATAACCTTTAGATAACGTCTCGCCCACGTTATATGTATGTTTCGTGGTGTCTCCGTGGTAGGCGACTGCGAAGATGTGCTAATATCGGTCTCTATTTGATGACTACCAAGACGTGGGCGTGTCAGATCCCTAATCACATTCAAAAATTTAGCTCCTGTTGATATGAGTGTATAGGTCCATTCTTCCGGATGTCCATTATAACGAAGTATGAATACGTACAACCCAGAAGCGTTGGTGGGTACATTGATAAACTTTAGATCCACGTTATTGGCCGGCTGTTCGATATATGGCATATGATTTATACTTGGAGTGTTGATACATCTGGATGTCCAATCGGCATATCTGTGATCGCATTTTGGATAAAATCTATTAATTAAAGATACCGCTCGAAGTGGTGATGTAAAACTGCATGAGGGATCTTCCGGATGTAGACAGGATGCGGCATGGGGGTGAAATATACAAGTTTCATAAATTCTAAAAACTGGGCATTTTATATCAGTCTCCATAAAATACCAGTCTATTGTTGCTGAAAATTCTGGATCATAGATATCTGATTTGAGGTGCATTTCTAATAAGAACTTATCTCCCGGAATGTAGACATGCGAATGATAGTTTCTTACGTGGAAATGTGCCCCATGGCGATGTGGTGTTATTAAGTGAACCGGTGCTGGGGTTAACGATGGTCCGGGATGTTTTGCCTTTACGGTCACAAAAAATGTAGATTGATGACTCCATCCATTATCACCGTGCTCATGCAGGGTATATATCCCGGATATATTCGTAGTGGCCCCCTGAATACCAAGGCCACTTTTTTCGGGTGTGAGAATTGGAAACACGGTCTTATTCACGAAATATACGTCTTTGGTTCTGATGAGAGAACTATTAGAAATTCCAAATTCCGCCAACGCTAGTGGGGTTTCAAGCATTTTGTGACCACATCTCTTATTTATAACGATATCATCCGGACATACCCCACGATCTATACATACTTTTAGAACACTCACCTCTCCTGTACATCCTTTCGGAGTCTCTAGAAATGTCCAACCTCGCAAAAAATGTGAAGTTTTGTTTAAAGGTGGGTCGATCCCATCCCCATCGACTAAAAGTGCGGCACCTTCTGTCATCGTTACTTGATGAATAGTAGAACTTGATGAAGTAACAATCAATAATATCACGAGGATGGTAACAAGCAGTCCCATTGTTGGCTATTCGATAGTATTGTTATTACCACCCCGGGGTAGGTCACAGTAGATACTGTGAACTGGGCATAAAACCTTCTACATTTTAATATAATCTTAGGTCACCACCCACTATGCGTCAACATTACACATGACCAGATATCCATTTTTAAAAGTATTTTATTTGTTTATAAATATATTAGGTTTCTTCGTTAATTACGGTTAACTGACTTCTAGAGACGCCATCGGTTGGGGTGGAATTCGAAGATCTGGGGACATCGAGTAGGGACTTGGAACTCGAATTCGATGGTTTAGTCTGGCGAGTAAACCGTGTCATTTCCGTTGATGGTCGCCCATCGTTGTTTGGTATATAGATCCGCCGCCCAGCACAGACCATTATATGCTTGCGTATTGCACTATTGATGATGGATCCGATGACCGCAAGGAGTAGTAAAACTGCGATTGAGATTACTATAACAAAACCCACCTTTCTGTCTGGTGTCCATTTTTGCGTGGTTTCATTTTTAAAGGAAGATGTAACAGACAAGTTAAGTCCCATATCGATTAATCTGGGTTTCAATGTGGTGCCATCCATAACCATGTCATCATATGTTATATTTCCAGCGATGTTCAATAAGTGTGTATATAAAGTCTCACCCTCATTCGGGTCATTTTGAAATGTATGGCATGATATTGATGTATTTGATGGTTCAGACTCCATCGATTTATTAGAAGTTGTTTGAGTTGTCACCATATGATCATATATTGGTGTGTTAACTTTAACATATGTTTCCATCGGTGATGGAGTAGTAAGAATTTCACCATTCAAATTTTCGTCCGCATGATGTCGATGACCACGCATATCGAATGAGTAAACAAACACCGAAAGGCCAAATACATCAGCTTTGTTATTATGGTTAAATCTTACCCGCAGTGCGTAGATTCCACCATCTTCCATTTTCGGAGATGTTATTGTCAATAACATCCCCGTTTCAACGGATGTGTTTATGGAAAGCTGATCGTATTGGTGCATAGAGGTCTTGTGGAGACAGGACCGGAAAGCATTATTGCGTACACGTGGACATGATGAATATTCTATTACTTGAACGATTTTATAGCAAGAAGAGTGATGGTTGTAATGTATAATCTCGAGGGTTCCATTATAATTGTTTACTGGTAATGGTTGGTCGTCGAGAAAGATTAGATGGCCGTAGATCGTAAAATTCTCCAGTGTTGGATATATTACAAAGCCGGAGCTTGTATCAACATGAAGACTTACATGATCTCCACGATACACAATCCCATAAACTGTTCCAATCGCCATCAATATATAGATGAAGGCTATCGACGACATATTAAGTATTATGCTGTGGTCCTTTACACTCAAAAGAGTGAACGTTGGTCCAGACTCCAACCTATTTTATGATGGTTGGTACCGCCCACTTCATATCTTCCCTACCAACTCGATTGGAATGTGGACTTAAGGATGGTGAGTTGTATGTATTATAGGAAGTTGTTGATATGCAGTTGATCGAGACCTCTTTACCCTCAAAATATAATATATCACTCCTAGAATCAGTGCTATTATAAGACAACTTAGTACGATTGCGGGTATCACTACTGACTGATTATTCATGCCCTTGGGAGGGGCTGTAGGAACGTCATCGTCAGATATTATAATAGGCACATTATTTTTAGGAGTGTAATTTTCAATGTCTATCCAATTGGGTCCACTCGATTCTCCTCTAGAGTCGTTGGACCGTTTCGAATCCTCACTCCCAGACGGTATGGCGGGACGATCATATCGAATGGCCTCTTGGAATCTTACTGGGGGTTCTCGGCCATGAGTCCGATACCAATATAAGAGTACGGCTTTATGGTGAGGTTGTGGGTTATAGGGTACCCAATAATAGTGGTAATCACGAGCTCCATCAAGGCCAATAGTTTTAACATTTCGACACCATTCATGTAGAATCTCTTCGTATCTATCGGGTTTTGCGAACCAACATGGCGTTGGAGATAGTTGTACCATAAAATCTGTATAAAACATGGAACCATCGATGGTTATAACTCTTCGATATTGTCCTTGATTAAATTGGGCCGGGGCCATCATAATCAAACCCAGTTCATCGTCTGTTAGGAACATATACTTTGTTAAAGGTTCCAACCAATATGAAGGCGACCGTAAAGCACATATTCCAAATTCCCGTTTAGGATCACAAAGTCTCATATCCATAAGAAACATAGGGTATTCACAACCCTGGGTTACCTTAAACCAACTTATAGTCGCGTTATATGTTTTTTTTTGAGATAGTTGTATGGTTCGAATAGTAGCGTCTATATCCGGCTCTGATATCAATGCCACCATCCCACATGAATCCATTGATGTTACATAACGTACTTCAGCTGTTATCTTCGGATCCATCGCCTGGGGAATTTTTGGCACGATTCTGGCTTGAGTATAATTGTAGCGTAGTGGAGGTATATTAAATCCCTTCACATAAACCGTAGTTGTTTTTGGCGTGGTCGTAAGGCTTGAAGTACATACCAGATATTTCAGGACCGCAAAGATTCCACACCACCAAAAATGTAGACGTGTCATCATTAGACGAAATGGTTCTAATATGCCACACACCACCACTCATTTGAGTAGAATGGAGGGCAGTTCACATAGCTGGTGATTTAAACCGTTATCGTGGGGGTGTGTCATGTGGTGTGCTTAAAAAATCCGTGTTATGTTAACACCACATTTCATATACGACATTTATCGGTTGTAATCGTCCCCACAGCCCCTCGTCCCCACAGCCCCTCGTCCCCACAGCCCCTCGTCCCCACAGCCCCTCGTCCCCACAGCCCCTCGTCCCCACAGCCCCTCGTCCCCACAGCCCCTCGTCCCCACAGCCCCTCGTCCCCACAGCCCCTCGTCCCCACAGCCCCTCGTCCCCACAGCCCCTCGTCCCCACAGCCCCACATATGAGACTTTAATTAAATTTAATCAGTTTATTATGGTTGGGGGTATCTTGTCAACTGTTGATATGATGGATTGGAATTAAATCGTACTTGTTTCACATAGGCGCGATCTACCATACCGATGCGGGATCGTAGAACGCAAGTATAAACACATAGGGATATGAGAATAAATAACAAAAATACAACGACTACTGTTCCGATCCCAATGATCTTTGTATGTACTAAGCATGGTTCGGTCGTAGGCTCGATAATTGGTAGATCTTGGAGGAAACCCCCATTGACACCTTTTGGATGGGTTGGTGGTGGAGTCGTAATAATCGATCCAATCATTTCAGTTTCATCTAGTAGATCACGATCGTTACTGGAGTCAAGGTGTCGGGGTTCAAGAGAGGCATTTCTTAGTCCATCATAACTTTCATTCTGCTTCAGTTGCCAGGGTTGAGTAATTATCTGGAAACCTAAACTACCAACCAGTAGACTTTGAGAACCAAGAACTTGACTGAGGGGCTCTCTCGGAACAAACATATTAGTCGCACGACAATCTGAGTAGTTATGTATATCCTCCTCCGGGAGCTCATCACTCTCAATATCAGCCTCATCTTCATGATTATAGTCGAAAGGTGGACCACCAATAAGATCACTGCTGATATTAACCCATAGAACAGGTTCCACCAATTCGGGAAAACATCCCCGCCCTCTACGATGATTCTTATCATTCGGAGTTTCAACGTGGCTTTGGGGATGATGGTCAAATGGAGCCATGAGTCCATGATACATTTTGCAGGGATAATCAGTATTTTTTTCTACATGAACTATAATACGTCCATTGTATCTATTTTGACCATATATAAATGAATACAGGAAACTCCCGGAATCGAATATTCCTGGTTGAAGGAGTAGACTTATATTTACCAAGGTATAGATGGTTAGACCTTCGAAGCGTATGGAGGTCGCGGAATACCCTTCGCAAGTTTCTGGGGAGGGTATTAAATTCCCAGTACAGTTATAATATTCTCTATACGCGATAGGTATTTGACATGTTCCGAGATCAAAAGTCCAAGCAATCGTAGCGTCTGCCTTCTCTGGTGATCTTGAAGAGACATCAACTCTCGGGTCCAATAAACGTAATTCACATCCACTGGAATGTTCAACATATCCCCACTTTGGTGCGGGTAGTGGATCGTTGATATTCACTTGTTTATAATTAGGATGTCCTATGGGTTGTGGTGATGTATCTCTGGGGTCGGCGTAACAGAGATCCATTGGGGCATTCCTAGCAGCCGCGATGGTTATGTAGAATGCTGCAATGCATATTAAAATATGTATACGATTTCCCATTTTTCTTCCAAGTTGAGTGATTGAAGTTCTTACTCGTAGAAGGGTAAGAAGGATGAATGCTATTGTGGAGTCCCAAATACTTTATACTGTCTTGGTGGAAAGTCCCACCCATAGATAATGATGTAACTATGTATCACGAAACATTGGATAGTTTAGAATTTCAGCGGCCGATGGTCGGAACTTGGCATCGAAAGTCAACATCTTATGCACTACAAACTCCCCATCTAGCGGCAAATCGTATTTTGACATACAATCGTATCGTGTATAAGGCTGTCTTACACATGAGGCATAATGAATAAAGTCTATAGTTAATTTAGAAGTCGGGTCGCCTGGGAATTCCTCTGGGTGAACCTTTAGAGTGGTTATAACTTTACGAAGATGGTTGCGGGAGCTTCTTGACGAATCGCTGGAGTCTTCATCATCAAATATAGAATGGGGGTATGCGATCATCTCGAAAAGGATTATCCCAGCACTCCATATATCAGCTTTAGAATTGTAGGCATCCTTTGCTAAAACTTCCGGTGAATTAGTTTCCACTGTACCGGCAACACCGAGGAAATCTGGGGCATTCACTGGAAATTGTGCCGCTCCAAGGTCTCCGATACATACGCTGGATTCATCGTCTATGAGGATGTTTTCTATTTTGATATCCCGATGGATAATTTTATGTTGATGTAGATAATTCAATCCCTTGAGTATCTGCTTTTGAATTGTGAAAGCTGAAGCTAAAGACAATGGTCGCATATTGTTTGATAGATAGGTATAAAGATCACTTTTATATCGCGGTAAAACTATACAAGTAAGTTCCTTATAAAATAGAGTGTCTAATAGTTTTATAATAGATTCGTGGTTGATATTTTGTAGTAGAAGTGCCTCAATCAACGTTGCCCCTTTCATACCAATTTTTAATACAACGGGTGTCTCACTCCCTGGAGGTTTAGCAACAAATACTCTACCTTCAGATCCCGGAGTAAGCGTTTTCACGATCGTATAATTCAATGCATGGACGGCCTCCAATGCTTCCTGTTTAGTAGGTTTAAGACTTTCATCATCACTATCACTAGTTTCGGTATCAGTATCATCACATATATCCTCGAAATCACCGTCGCTAATATCAGAGTAGAGATCATCGTCCAGCATACCACGAGGAGCTTCGTTGGGTGTAACAGAGACATCCTCCATGGTCGATTGTAATTTGTAATTATCCCCAGTATCAATATCACCTTTGCTCGTAGGGATACAACAAGAAAGTCCAACACGTGGAAATCTATCCATATTAGCCAAACGTATACACTTCCTAAATAACAGAAACCTGCCCTACGTCTCCACCTGACGGAAAGGTCTGTGATATTTTGGGTTCTATATCAGACTTTTATTGGATGATGTTGATATGGGTGTGGTTATAATGTCTATTGTTACTTTTGTTGACAAATATGAGACACTCCTGGTGTGATTATATAACATCTACCCTACGATATTTGATTTCTAAAGCATGATGATGTAACATATTTTACTTTGGCCCACTGAGTGCCTAATGTGATAATAGTCTTCTAAGCCTATAATTTTGTCCATCTTATGTTGTGCCCATCTTTGATATTGGGACCCATTGTAAGAATCTATTGACGATATCCCAGTTACATCAGACCGTGGATTCTGATGGGTTCTATATAAATATGACCTCGGTATTAACGTCAAAATGAACTCTCTAACGACTAAGTATAATCTGAAATTTGTAAACGGGTTTATCTGTCGTATGTATGAATCTTTTGGGGCCACAGATTTATATGGACTCATATTTATAGAAATGTTGAGCTATAAGAGATTATGTTAAATATATATTATTAATGGCCAGGTGACCCATGGAAACCCAATATTTTTAAATTATTGATATTGGGTTTATCGAATACCATCCAAATATTACTTAGAGAGAACTATTAATGTCCGCTTGTACAACTACCATCCCATTTGTACATAAGAAACTCTATCCGACAAGGGCTCCCCGGTCGCTATACCGCTATGCGCCACCATCGAGATCCCGCGTGGGAATGCGGACCGGCAGTCCCCAAGCCACGACGTACGAGGGGCCAATAGGACAAATTACGACTCCGATACCGGCTGTTATTATAGCGAGAGTGACAACGAGACGGCGACGCTGTTCATAAATAGAATAGGCAAACGCGAGACGGCCAAGAGACGGCGACGGAGGCGGTGTCTGGTGGCACTGGCCGTCTCAGGGGTGGCGACACTATGCGTGCTATCGGGATTATTAGGTGCGCTGCTGTGGCGGCTGATGGATGCCCCCGGGACGCGCCGGTGACGGGCTCGTTCAATAAACATAGCATACGTTATGACATGGTCTACCGCGTCTTATATGGGGACGATTGTTTTAGATTGGGTTTTCAGCGAGGCGCGTACAATATTGTACAGGGGAGTCTCCACGAACCCTAGGTTTTGGGTCGTAGATCACCACGGGGAGGGGATAGGGTACGAGTACATAAATCTTGTTGCTGGGATCGATCGTGTGATAAAGAATTTTGAGACCTTAGATGGCTTATGAAGGCGAGTTTATTTAGATTAGTGGGGAGAGATGGGAGGAAAACGGGGGTCTTCTACCTCTCAATATTCGGTATACACCCCCCATAGTTTCTCCGCTGTAGATAAACCGCGGCTGCCGCGTGTTTCACCAGGAGCTCCGGTTCGTCGAGCACCATCTCGTATAGCGCGTTCCAGTGAGCTACGGCATCCGCAGGGGGGATTTCCCCGGCCCCGAAACCCTCTTCGAAAAACCGCCGACAGGCATCCTCATAGATGTGGGAGTGGGTGCATGTAGCCGCGTGACCCAGACAACACCAATAGGCGCAGTAGAGGAGGCGGGTGTGTAGCTCCGGATGGGATTCTGGTTTTGCGGGTCCCAGACCCATGAGATAACGGCCTACCAGGTGCCGTATGGGATCGGCGACGTGAAATGGGCTACCCCCGCTACCCTCCATGGAGCGTGAGTAGCTTCGAAATACCTCACGATACTGCCGATATACCCCGGGCCATATGTCCGCGGGTGGGGGACCACCGAGGCGCATGAGGCAGAAGGCCTCACACGACGCGACCCGGAGAGCGTCGAACAGAGCCCTGACAGAACGAGGTAGCGTTTCCGCGTGATCCGCGGAGTCCCCCCTCAGGGGGTACATCTCCATCTCCGCGACACCAGTCATGTTAAAGGACTCGATGTTAGTGTCTTCCCAGCGACGGTTCATGATATACGCGTCCGCTGGAGTCTAGTGGACTCCCATAGGAGTCGGGCGTCGTGTAGGAATGTATATATCGGGGGGTATTACACCAACTATATGGTCCGTGATTATCCGGGCTATGTACTCATCATGAGAGACAGGGGTTGGGGTGTGGGTAATAAATCTATTGCACCTAGGTAAGGTGGAAAGGAATCAGGAGGCGGTTGTGAGACATGTGGTTTCCTATATACCTTTTTAATTTGATATCTACATCCTCTTCCGTTTGGCCGCGTGGCGCGCGCTCCTTCTGACGGGATTACATCTGCGTTTTTTACCACAGACACGGGTACCATAATCAACGTCAGAACTATCCGACTCTGACGAACTAGAGCTCCGATCCTCCGTTTCATCCGAGTCGTCATCCGTCCCAGAATCTGAGTCACTGGTACTAGTCTCGTCCCCATCACCCCCCACATAACTAAATTCGGACAACGATGTCTCTCCACAATCCGAATCGCTACTTTCTATATCCACCCCCTCACCATCTTCAGAGTCTTCGCTACCACTAACATCACATTCCTGTCCAAATAAAATCGGGGGGACCTGTGTGGGAGGCTCAAGGAACCGCCGATCGCATGGTTCAGTGGTATTGAGGTGGCGTAAGGTGGCTCGCAGGGGACGAGCCTGTTCCGAAGACAACTGTAAGAGGGTCTCCCAACAGGCTCTGGTCGGACGTTGGTTCGTATAACCCATGATATAAAAGTCTAACAACGCCCGACGAAGCGCGCGGGAATCCGAGCTGACATTTACGGACGACGTGGCTATACATCTGAACATGATGTTGACATCTTTCATCAGCCGTTTTAGATCACATCGCCACGGTGGGGAACAAAAAGCCCCGGGTCCGTGTGTCAAATAAGCTCTGAGGTCACGACTCGCGACCACGCTTCCATACTCGGGATGATCATCCCCATCGGGAAGTGTCGCGGGAGCGCGCACCGGACTCGTATCATCAGTTTCTACGCAAGAAACGGGTATCTTTGATCCTCCTGGTGTTTGCGATGCGAAGGTCGATGAACCGGTCGATGGTGTTAACGAGGGGAGGATGGGACTGGGATCTATATTCAACCCCCCACGGGGTCGCAGTCTACACGATCCGTCGCATAGACCACAGGGTTGTCCATGACCCAATCGACCGCTCCTGAGTTCTGGGGGTTTTACAGCGGCGGGGGTCGTATGTGGCCTACCGCGATGCTTCCTTCCCTTCGCCATGGGACTCCCTGGTTATGGATGGCGGCAGCCGGTGCGTGGACGACTCGATCGGGTTACCGTTGAGACGTGCGACCACCCCAGAAATCGCTGTATCGTCGTTCCACTCCCGGGGATCCAGATGCGCAGTGATACGGTGTTGGGCGACAGTGGTGCGTCCAAGCTCCAGGCTCTTATTTATCAATGAGAAAATATAACACACCCACAAATTTAACGTCATTTTTGTGGGTGTGTTACATATCCACCGAGTTCCAGCCAATGATCTAGAACCTCGTCCGCACTAAATTCCCAATAAGTTATATTATATATTATTGAAGTCGAAGTGCGAACACTGCGTGTTCGCACTTCTTTCTTAAAAAATACGCCCATATATGCCTGTAGGTCTCGGTGATGACAGCCGCGTGCACGCGCATATTTTCGCCTAACGCGGGTTATGTGTCCAGTAATTACCGGTTGATTTTTCCCCCACATAAGACCATGTCTTAATGATTCTAAAAAACTCGAATCTGGCATATAGGATATGGATCGTATATTAACAGGATAATAATTTGGGGGTTAGGATATCCCAGTCTTAATGGGTTAATCAGATCCCCCAAATTAGTATATCGTGACCAGTTTCTTATGTCTCAAATAAACTGTAGTTTTCAACCCCCCCTCTCAAAAATGGACAATATAAACCTGGGGGAAAATTGAGTTCAGTTTAAAATTTTGGTTCCCCCCATCATACATGGGGGGGAGGGGTTATATAGACATATTAATAAGATTTAACTTTATATCCATACATCATTGATATCTATACGAATGTAAGTGTATCCAAAAGTTTGGTATATGTAATACCTATTGTAAATATCAATATCACCCCGGTAAACGACACCACAAATAAGACACGTCTCAATAAAGTGATACATAAGAACATCTGGTTTATTGGGGGGATCGAGGGGGGGCAGAGGGGAGGGGGATCGAGGGGGGGCAGAGGGGAGGGGGATCGAGGGGGGGCAGAGGGGAGGGGGATCGAGGGGGGGCAGAGGGGAGGGGGATCGAGGGGGGGCAGAGGGGAGGGGGATCGAGGGGGGGCAGAGGGGAGGGGGATCGAGGGGGGGCAGAGGGGAGGGGGATCGAGGGGGGGCAGAGGGGAGGGGGATCGAGGGGGGGCAGAGGGGAGGGGGATCGAGGGGGGGCAGAGGGGAGGGGGATCGAGGGGGGGCAGAGGGGAGGGGGATCGAGGGGGGGCAGAGGGGAGGGGGATCGAGGGGGGGCAGAGGGGAGGGGGATCGAGGGGGGGCAGAGGGGAGGGGGATCGAGGGGGGGCAGAGGGGAGGGGGATCGAGGGGGGGCAGAGGGGAGGGGGATCGAGGGGGGGCAGAGGGGAGGGGGATCGAGGGGGGGCAGAGGGGAGGGGGATCGAGGGGGGGCAGAGGGGAGGGGGATCGAGGGGGGGCAGAGGGGAGGGGGATCGAGGGGGGGCAGAGGGGAGGGGGATCGAGGGGGGGCAGAGGGGAGGGGGATCGAGGGGGGGCAGAGGGGAGGGGGATCGAGTTATCACATCAGTAAATATTCAAATCTACTATTCATATGTAGATTAGATGTGCAACCGGAACAACATGGCTTCCAACCTTCCCACTTTCATGTAGATTAGATGTGCAACCGGAACAACATGGCTTCCAACCTTCCCACTTTCATGTAGATTAGATGTGCAACCGGAACAACATGGCTTCCAACCTTCCCACTTTCATGTAGATTAGATGTGCAACCGGAACAACATGGCTTCCAACCTAATTAAATATGTAGATGATAATCAGTAAAATTCAAATTATATCAACACTCCCAGATAAAATGGAAATTAGATGTGCATTATTCCAGGAAGTTATGACTCACAAATTCTCCAATTGGTCCCCATACAACACCTGTCCCATCACTCCACCCAGATATACAGGTAATGCCAAGGTAAACCAATCGGAGATAATCTCGTGGGTGGACAATCTCCTCCCATGCTTATTGTCCAATCCCAGGTCTGTAAGGTGGAGTCACTCCCCATCGTAGTAGTATATATACCTGAACCACTGTCATCGTAGCATCTCGCTCCCTGGGGAGCTGATGATCGTACTCAGCGTTCTTCCATTCAGCTGTACCCAGTCTCAGCATCGAGATACCCGGCACCCATCTTATCTGGCAGTCGCTGTACTCACCGTCTCGGAGTCGGGAGCCGATCCACCATCAGACGGCCTCGGAAGGGGTGAGGAGATAGACTAGGTGGAAGGGTGGTAATGGAGGTGGGCTCTATTTTAGACGACCCTTTCCAAAATTTCATAAAATGGGATATCACTCAAAAATGTATACAGGCATTATTTCAGTAGTTAGTGTAAACCGGCTATCTATGTGGGTGCTAGCGAACAAACTATTAATATGGCATTTCTAATTATTGCTATAGAAAATGCACCTGAGGGAGTGAAAAGTTTAAGAGTTTACTCGCGTAGCAATTAACCCACAAGATCGCCGCTCACCTTCGCTCCTCCCCTCGTACCTTCGCTCCTCCCCTCGTACCTTCGCTCCTCCCCTCGTACCTTCGCTCCTCCCCTCGTACCTTCGCTCCTCCCCTCGTACCTTCGCTCCTCCCCTCGTACGAATTGGATAGGGATGTATAGGCTTGTCTGGTCTTTTCCAATCACAGGCAAGTCTCTATAACATCCCCGCATCCAACACGCCGGGAAATGCGTTAGACCCCCACGAGTGACACATCGTTATATGCGCTTGTAAAAAAAATAGGGAACAGTGTAAATAATATCTAGTTAGAGTCTTTTTAACATTGTGGGATCCGGAACTTACCGCATCTGTCTCCATCTTTTTTTATAAATTTTATAGGCCGATATATCAGGTTGTACCAATAGGCCTATCCTCGACATCATTTTCCTGAGGATCCCGTGACTCAAACCCCCAACGCATATAAAAACACTTCCAAGAGCCCTGTGTAGTGATGTTCAGCCCACATCACCCACGCCCCGATATGGACGGTGATGAGAGGTTCCCTCAAATAGACCTCTTCGACCTCATCGAAGACTTCACGGATGGTAGAGAGGAGTTTGAATTCTTGGGGGATACCAACTCTGATGTAGAGTCGAGGGGACGACCTCAAGACTTACTCTACGGGAGTCAGGGTTTCCTCGTATCGCCACCGGGGGATAAAGATGAGGTATTTTTTGATTTTGGGAAGACCCCCGATGATGTCAACAGGGTGGGGAATCCCACATCCGGAGGGACTAAAACTCTGACGTCTCCGCGACCCACACGTGAAACAATTACCTCGGGACCCACCACTAAACCACCACCACCCCCGACGATACATTCGGCAGCGTCTCCTGAGACCCCAGTACCCGACATCATTGAGATGTTGCGTAGGGTCCAAGAGGATCTCGGGGTCTCTGAATCACACGGGCGTTCCACTAGCGATACGGAAACCTGTTCCCATCCCAGCAACGCCCTCTCCATCACCGATTCATCCGCCCATAGCCCCTCATCGGTGGGTGTCTGTGACGTCACAGAATGTGATTCCTTGGGAGCCCGCGATTATTCCAGGGGGCGTCGATCCCCCATCTCGGTAGGATCGATGAGTCCTGGACCACGAAGGGGTCGACGGAGTCGAAGCGGTAGCAGCAGTAGTAGCAGTAGCAGTAGCAGTTCGGGAAGCAGTAGTACCGGCAGCAGAAGTAGTAGTTCTTCGTCTTCCAGCACCTCACGGTCCCCATCGCCACCAGCACCACCGAATCGAGAATTGAAGCCGGGGACCCCGTCTCCCCCTCGGCCTGCCGGAGAAGGTAGTCCAATCACAAATGACGTCATTGCCTCTATAACCCCCCAATCAAACGTTGTGGGGTCTGCCTCTACGACCCCTGGAGCGACGCTCACTGATGGAGCGACGCTCACTGATGGGCCTGGGGATACAACACCAAAGAGGCGCCGTCGACGGGGTCCGCTATCCCGCCCCCCAGGTTCCAGACTTCCGCGGGCCGTTCGGGGATTGCTCCCCAGGGCCGAGAGGATCTCGGAAAGGACCTCCGTTTTTGGGATACAACGACCCCCAACCACAGGACCGCTATTGACACCCACCGGAGAGGTCTGGCCGGACTGTGACCCACCATGTGAGGGGCGTGTTAGATATGGGGGGATCGGGGACTCGAGGGAAGGTCTGTGGGACGCTCCGGAGATCAAAAGTGCCGCGGAGCGGTATGCCGCGGACCCCGGCCCGGTTCCCGTCTACGTTCCGGAGATGGGGGACTCGAAAAAGCAGTATCTGGCCCTCGTGCGTCTCATCTATGAGAGTGGTAGAGACGCGATGGCGTGGCTACAAAACTCAAAGATGTCCGGGCCGGATCAGATATTAGCACAGTTTTGTCAGAGGGCCATCCACGGCCCCCGGGGACATGGATCTTTCATTACCGGCTCAGTGGCCAATCCCCTCCCCCACGTCGGGGACGCCATGGCGACCATGGACCCTCTCCTGGCTCTCCCCCACGTCACGGCGGCCGTGGCCATGAGCAGACGCTACGATCGCACGCAAAAAACCTACATGCTCCAGAGCCTCCGGCGTGCATACTGGGACATAGCGCGTCCCTATCTCCTCGGGGATCATAGGACAGACTGTATTAGGTCTTCACCGGGGATCGCTGACGCAATTCCCGACGCCCCCCCAAAAACCCCCACATCCTCGGATAGGGTGCTCATGGTCTCTGAAGACATACTAGCGTTACTCCAGTCCACATTGGCGGGGGGGACGACCAGGGGAACGGGGGATCCCACCCAGATACCAACTCCCGGAATGGGTGGAGAAAATCCGAGGGATCTGGCGGAGACTTGTACATTGGCATGTACCGCCGTCTTTGACAGCCTCATATTTCATTGCGGGGGCGTAGACCGCATGCCGGGATTGTTCGAACCCCCCTCAATGGCTCGGTCTTTCCCCTCGGTGGCCAAGTACCCCTCGCCGGTCTGCCCCCCGGATGCACTCTGTGCCCACCCGGATGTGATAGAGGCGGTGACTGCACGCCTCTATAGTTTAAGAGACCTGGTGGAACTTTCTAGAATTCGGGGCGGTGAGGCGCCGCCCGAGAGACTCTCCCGGGATGATCTTCAGCTCGTCGTACACAGTCTACTCTTGGTAGCCAGGACCCTGGCCCCCCTCGTCAGATACAACATCGACGTGGCCAGGAAGCGCGCACCCGGATGGAACCTCACGCGGGCCGTCTTTGCCATCCCTTCGCGCGTAGCCTCTCTCATGGAGGAGGTCGCCGGTACCCCCGACCCCCATACTCCCACCCCCCGGGCGACCGCTTCGGGAAACCGAGCCGGGGGAGTCACGGTGGAGGAGATCTCGCCTCCACGGTCGTCTAACAAAATGCAACAGAGGCGGGATGTTCACAACCCCGTAGCGGGGGGTTGTGATCCACTCCAACAGAGCCCCTCGAATTTCAGACCCCTTTCACCCCACCTCACCCGCCCCCAATCCTCTATACGGTGCAAGCGTAAATCGGAGCCGCTTCCCCGGGGCCACGCATCCGGCAACCTCCCCATCGATGCCGTTCGGGGGGAGGAGATGCGAGCCCACCCCCCGACGGACGCGCCACCACCCACCAAAAAACGCGCGGGTCCCCCTAGGGGTCCCCTTGGACCCATGCCACTTGGGGGGCCCTCACCCAAGGGTGGTTTTAGACGTATCCCAAGTGGAGACTGTCATACCCCCAGACCCACCGATGCGGTGAGCTCCGTTTACTGCCCCCCGGAAATTGTCGCGGAGCTGGTAGATCACCCCCTCTTTCCCGAAGCGTGGAGAAGCGCTATCACGTTTGACCCGGGGGCACTCGCTACCATAGCCGCCAGATGTACGGGACCTCGAAGGCAGGAGGGTACAGGTCTCGGGGGGCTGGTGGTTAGCGCCCCATTGCGGCGCGCTTCCGCCTGGATGACCCAGATAGCAGACCCCGAGGACGTGAAAGTAGTGGTGTTGTATAACCCCCTACCACACGAACATCTGGCCCACCAAAATCCAAACAGGGACTCTCGGCACACCCCGGCGTGGTCTGAAACTAAGGGGGGTCTATCGACCCTCTTAGCGGCCTTGGGAAACCGCCTCCTCTCCCCCGAAAGTCACTCCTGGGCAGGGAATTGGAGTGGTCCCCCGGATATCCGCAGACTCAACGCCCAGGGGGTGTTATTACTCTCCACCGGGGATCTAGCCTTCGCCGGATGCGTTGAATATCTATGTCTGCGTCTGGGGTCCGCCAGACGACGGCTCATAGTATTTGATACCGTGGATCCCGAAGACTGGCCGGCGACGGGCCCGGCCGTGAGCCATTACCACCTATACATCCGCGCCACGGTCACCCCGACCGCTTACTGCGCGGTGCGCTGGCCGGCCCTAGAGGACCTCTCCAGGGCAGTTCTGACCTCGAGCGCCATTTTTGGACCGGGGAGTTTCGCCCGGGTGGAAGCGGCCTTTGAGCGCCTGTACCCAAACTGTGACGGGTTGCGACTCTGCGCTTCCGGTAATGTGGGCTACACCGTCCGCACGGACGCGGGGGACCGCACACCCGTTCCCATGTTACCCCGAGAGTATCGCCAGCGGGTACTTCCTGCCTACGACGGGTGTAAGGATATGGAGGCTCAGAGTGCGGGCCTCAAGCTCGGAGAGCCTGATTTCGTAGACGGTGCCGCCCACAGCCATCGTGCCTGTAATCGCTGGGGTCTAGGGGCGCCCCTACGTCCCGTGTATCTGGCAACCGGGAGGCGTGCGTTGGCGTCTACTGACCCCACCCGGATTCCAGCGGTCGTCAGAGCCTTCTGTAGGACGGCCCTCCTCGCACCTGACACTGAGGCTCCACCCCTGATTCTAACTCCGGCGGATCCCCAGTCCGCTATCATCGAGAACATACCGGGTGTGACGTGGGACTCGGGATTTGGAAAACAGGAAACTGTGATACGTATCGGGGGGCGAAGCGAGACTCTGTCTCCTCCAAACTATCATACGGGCGATTCACAGGCTGTGGAGATTGTCTCGGTCGAGACCGGTATCAACGGCCCGGGGTCGCTCGCCTCTGCCGAGCCGGTTAAAGTGGAGGTTGTCTCCGACGACGAGGACGCGGAGAGTGGATGGTTCCATAACAGCAACCCTTACATCTGACGGGGTCCGGTGTCCCAGACAAGGTCACCCCCCTCCGCGGGTTCTAAAACTTGTAAACACAATTGCCAGCAGCTGTCCATCTGTGCCAAAGAAAGAAAATAAAACCTACCGTTCAGCACTTCCATAACAATTACCAGTGTGTTGTCTGTAGTTCTGGCGGTTTGTGGGTTGGCATATTCAAATCTGGCGGTTTGTGGGTTGGCATATTCAAATCTGGCGGTTTGTGGGTTGGCATATTCAAATCTGGCGGTTTGTGTGTTGTCTGTAGTTCTGGCGGTTTGTGGGTTGGCATATTCAAATCTGGCGGTTTGTGGGTTGGCATATTCAAATCTGGCGGTTTGTGGGTTGGCATATTCAAATCTGGCGGTTTGTGGGTTGGCATATTCAAATCTGGCGGTTTGTGGGTTGGCATATTCAAATCTGGCGGTTTGTGGGTTGGCATATTCAAATCTGGCGGTTTGTGGGTTGGCATATTCAAATCTGGCCTAATAAGGAAGGGGAGGGGCCTAATAAGGAAGGGGAGGGGCCTAATAAGGAAGGGGAGGGGCCTAATAAGGAAGGGGAGGGGCCTAATAAGGAAGGGGAGGGGCCTAATAAGGAAGGGGAGGGGCCTAATAAGGAAGGGGAGGGGCCTAATAAGGAAGGGGAGGGGCCTAATAAGGAAGGGGAGGGGCCTAATAAGGAAGGGGAGGGGCCTAATAAGGAAGGGGAGGCCCCCTAGCCACGCCCCCCAAAAAAAGACCCCGCCCCCTTTTTGGACCCCCTCGGAAAAGTGGCTAGGGGGGCCGAGATCTCCCGCGGCGGCCGGAGTGGGGGAAGTAACCAACATTCCATCCGAACCTCGGGATGTCTAGAAATGGTTTTTAGTGGAACGTAGTGGGATCCCCATGACCGATACATGATACACGAGCATGCAAATCAGATACATCGTATAGAAACATGCGATTTAGTACTAAGGCCAGACATGCAGGTAGCCATTCCGAGATACGAATGGGAATGTGATTTTTTTGGAAAAGAACATTGATACTTATCCACCTATTATATTTTTTGCATGTGAGATAAAAATAACTATTATATTAAATGTTTTGGACTGTGGTAACATGAAACAAGACCCGGTGAATTTTTAGTCAGGGGAAAGCCCCAAGATATCATAAAATCAATACAAGTAAGAGGTCTTATGGGATTCTAAGTAGTTTATAAATCACTGAAAGTGAAAGTAACTTGAAGCTTTGGGCCGGTGTGGATTTCCGATGGATAAGATCCAGAAGAAAGCCCGCCTAGCAGATACTCGATGCGCTGCTATTATTTACATAGATCACAGAACGATATATTAGAACATTACATTTTAGTATGGGAGGTATTTCTAGAAACGAAACCCTATCACATGTGTCTACCGAATGAGAATTTTGATGAACACTGACAACATATATATCCCAAGAGCTCACTTCCTGTTATGGGTATATATTAAAGTCGTGAGTCCGACTTGGGTCTGATTGATTTGTAAGGACCTGACATAACTCTTTTTGGTCTGGGTAGAGGACCTCGACATGGCTGATATGGGAGACCACTGTCCAATATGCCTTGATCCCATGAATGATTTAACTTTCACCATGCCATGTTTGCATAAATTTTGCTATTCCTGTCTCAGTAGGTGGGTAGGATTAAATAACAAATGTCCCCTCTGTAAAACTAGTGTGACATCGCTCATCCACTCTATAGAGGACGATAAAATCTTTGAAGAAACGAAACTATATAGCCCACATAGAGAGGAGGAGGAGTATCTCGATTGGGATCCGTTTATATGGACTGAAGCCCGACGATGGGCTAATATATCTCTGAACAGTGTTCGTCTTGAAAATTCAACAACGGTTGATACCTCTGGACGACCCAGCGATGGGGCAGGTAATCCAACTTCAACAAGACCACGGGATTCTACATCTACAGGACTGGGATTTGTGCCCCTGACCCCAGACGGGGGTGCCGGAGCCCCACATCTGCGCCCTCTAGTAACGTGGATGAACAGCTGGCTTTTGAATTATTACAACGATGAGACAACAGCCAGTGTCATGTGTGGTATTGTTATGGATGAGCTGTGCGAGCATGCATTCAATAGCGCTGCGCTTACTCGCCTTCTCAGACCCCTGCTCCACACACAGACGGATCTCTTCGTGATACGGTTGCTCGCCGAAGCATCACAGTGCGTATTTCCTTCTACGGCCCGTACTTTACGCGTTTCAACCGGGGTCCAATTCCTAGATGATACAGAAGACGATACCTCCTCCGACGATGAATCGTCTAGTCTCGCCACAGCAGATCTCACAGACCCCGAGGACACTGCATATGATGATACCGATGATTCTGACGATACAGAGACCACAATTAGCACAGACTTATCTGTTGGTATCACTACAGGGATAGATGATGAGACACGTCATTCACTAAATACACAGCCTGAGTTATCTACACTTCCACACGGGTCATCGGCTACCAATTTCGCGGCTCCGGCTGAATCGATACAACAGAACTATCCGGAGACCAATATGGAACCTTTAGACCTTACTCTGGCTCATGACACAGAAAGTTCTAATGAAAACAGTACTACTGTAATAGCTCTAGATGGCGCAAATAACGACAGAACCAATACTACAGAAAATACTGCAGTTTCCTATGATGACGGCAGAGCCGATCCTATAGTAAATACTACAGTTTCATCCAGGTATCAAAAAAATGAGGATGATATCAGAGGTGTTCATGATGCCGATGGACCTCCCAACACCGATTCTGGTAGTCATAATACTCCCATAAGCGTAACCCCAACCGATAGAAAGCGCAAACGACCCCCGTCTCGATGGAACGAGCGGAGGTCTGCTAGATTGAGGGGGAGCCCAGAAACCTTTAATTTAGTATCAACCCCATCGACGTCAAATATGACTCAACGAGACTCTTCGACCACTGCGATTTCTCATACACGGTTACAGACAACCCGCAGGGGTCGTAGGAGGGTATCTGGGCCGATCGTACATATACCGAATACCAGATTGTAGTAGAACAATGTAATTATTGTTGGATATATCATTAATAAAGATAGTAATACACATGAAACTCAGTGTTGTCAGTTTATACAAAATAAAGACCGCCGAGATTGGTGGGCCCCCAGCATTTAATATTCTGGATATAAACCCCCGGTAGGAAATTGTTACTTATCTTTATCACGATGTCCTCGTACATCTTGCCCCGGGATGTAATAGCCTCAGATGCTCCCACCCGCACGCAGCTATACGGACCTATATAATAAATGTGGAATTATATTTTATTCATGAATTCTTACTAAAAGGATGTAGTGTGCTGTTTCCAAACTCTGTGTTCCCATTTAATGGCTGGAATAGCTTTTTCCAGAATCTTAAGTTCCCCCTTAATGGCTTAAACAAATGGCTTTTTGTTTATAGATCGATAGGAGTTATTACCAGAGTCCACTACAGAAGAATGTTTTGCAGACAAATACGCTATCTACCGGATATTAGGAGTACTACATAATCGAATACTGTAAACTGTCTAATAGACGGGCATAATAAATATTTGAATCACATAAATGTATATGACATTTGACTGTATTTCAGGGTGTATACCATACTATATAAATGGCACTCACTATTGGGTTGGGTTAGTTGGTTTTTGAGACCGTTCTACATATTAGGTTGTGTGATTTTCACAGGTATATCGACCGCTGGTCTTTCCACGATGTGGGTCTTCGTTTTATTACTCTTGAAGATTTATATTCCAGATTTTGGTGCCTCGGAGGAGCAAGTCCAATACGATGGGATTGATGTAATTCTTTTAGGACCATGCCGTGATCACCGAGTAGAAAAAAAATTATATGGACTAGGTGATGAAAATATCAAAGAAGATTTGGCTGGAATTATCGTGCGAGCAGATTGTAACCCACCGGAGGTAATACTGTGGTTTAAAGGGGATAAACGAGCATATTGGGTTAATCCCTTTGTTGCACTACAGGGATTGGCTGAAGATGTCAGACGGATGTCCGTCCCAATACACTTAAAATCCAGATTCACTGATGTTCTGGACACAGCTTTCCGACGAGATCAACTTGCCCCGGATGCAGATACTCTTCCACCGCCTCCACGTGACTCTCCATCTCTACAAGATAGTATAAAGCTTCCTTAACCTACAAACAAAAAAGGTTAGTATATATCGCTGAGATATACTAACCTTATATCTATGTCAACTATGAATGAGCTTGTGAATCATAATTCAGCTGTTGTAGCTCTCGACCATACCTATTGCACTACCAATGCTCCATCAGATACTACATCTACAGAGCCACCAAGAAAAAAATTGAGACCCACCGGTCTCCCATCTGGAGTAATTTTAGATCCAGATGTACAAGTGGTTTCCAATATAGAGAAACCGATTTCGTGGATGACTATCCAACGAAAGTTTAATATATCACATTCATGGGCATCTATTCTCGAACCTGAATTTAAGAAACCGTATACCCAACGCATTTTACTGGAATACGAACGTCGTCTACGCTATGAAGAGGTCCTACCTAAAATACAAGATATATTTTCATGGACACGTGCGATACAACCCATGGACATTAAAGTAGTCATCTTGGGACAAGATCCATACCACGGACCCGGTCAAGCCAATGGCCTGGCGTTTAGCGTTCATGAGAACGTAACCATTCCTCCGAGTCTCAGAAACATCTACGCGGCACTACGGAAGAATTACCCCGATATCCGAATCGGGAAGCATGGTAATCTTCTTAAATGGGTGGAAAGAGGAGTATTATTAATTAACACTACACTCACAGTTAGACGGGGGAGTCCTGGATCTCATAGAATGATTGGTTGGGAAAAATTAGTTAAGGCTATATTAGATCATCTGGCATCGATTTCTGATGGGCTGGTATTTATGTTATGGGGATCCCACGCCCAAAAAGCTTGTAACCCAGATCCACATCGGCATTTGATACTGACATATACCCATCCATCTCCACTGTCACGTATCCCATTTAGCGAGTGTACGCATTTTAGAATGGCAAATGAGTTTCTTGTAAAGAGGGGTAAGGGAGCCATCGATTGGAGTGTTGAATGAGTGAAGTATATGACGAAAACAACTTACGCGATAAGGAGGCCTTCGGTATACTTAAAACCCACAGCAAAACTACGTCGTTTATGGTGCTTCTCCAACCTAACGTAGATGGACGATATCAGACCTATTTTGACGATTCTCGGGGAATGGGGATGGCCGGTAGAGACCGTCACTGTTGGTGGACCTCCAATCGACAACACACCACCTACAACCCAAAATCTACAAGATTGTAGAGTCGACGTAAGTAATGATCAACTAAATTGTCAAGTTCACACAGACCCTGACTATGTAGGATTCGATACACTATTTATGGTATCATCTATAGACGAACTGGGTAGGCGGCAGCTCACTGATACAATACGGAAAGATCTGCGCATGACCCTCGCTAAATTTTCAATAGCTTGTACGAAGACTTCATCGTTCTCCAGCGCATGTGCCACACGCCGCAAAAGACACGCGAATTCTCGAGGTGGGCGGGAATTTCGTAGTAATAAAAGCCTACAAATGTTCGTCCTTTGTCGAAAAGCTCATTCAAAACAGATCCGCGCCCAAATTCAATCCGTGATTCAGGCGAGGAAACCAAGAAAATATTACACGCGATCGTCGGATGGTCGAACGCACCCAGTTGTTCCTGTATATATCTACGAGTTTTCGGCAGTAGATAGAGTCTTTCTACATAAAGATAACGTTATCGAGACAACTCCACAAGAATAGCACATGGATAAGCGATCCCGTAGCCAGGTCGTGAACCTGTTTGGTGTTGGGAGGGCGGCTTCCATGGAAGATTATCGGAAATTTCTGGTAAACAACCCTGTCGCGGCACGTAAGATAGCCAGCGCTACAGGGGATCCGGGAAAATCAGATAAGACCTTAAAACGTCGCGGGTCTGCCAACACCAGTGAGGCAGTGGAGTCGACAGTTAGCGGTAGCCTCGCTCTGTTAGGAATTCACGGATCTAAATCACAACCTCCTAGTAGAGCCAATGGCGGCATTGAGGGCTCCCAACGTCAGCCCGTCTCTACATCAAAGCCGTCCTCTATGAGGACATGTAAGGGATATCAAACTCGGCAATCCATAAATGCCGAGGTACGCACTGGATCTCATGTCAACGCATCTATTTCTACATCGGGTCTAACAGACCCCCCTCGCAGGAGAACATTATCTGGAATATGCTGCACAAGACCACAACGTACAATCGGAGAAAATGGAGGTATTAAGCAGAGTAATAAATTCAGAACTCGCCAGAAATCGTCTAGACACTGATACACGTGTATATTATAACGTAATCTAAATAAAAACATCACCAAACATACTTTTTATTTGCCAATTTATTCCGCCTCACATGTATAAGGAATAATGGGTGTAATAAGATGATGGTTATTGAGATCAAGATTCGTTGTGTGGTTCTCAGCAATATCCCCAAACGGAGATATCTGAAGGTCCGATTCTTTTAAAATCGCTTCCAAGAAATCATAAGTTTCAGCCTCTTCTACTCTGGAGGGTGGCGTGTGCGTTAGTAAATCCTCCATATCGGATATATGCCCGTTCATGTCCCGTGTTGGTACCGCTAGTGATGTTGGGGTGGTCGGGCTATCCAGACGGTATATAGTTATGGATATATGAACAGTGTTGTTTAAACCCCATGTGATTATCACAACCCCCCCGGAATTGCTCTGGATACAACGATCCATCCCAACACCGGACCAACCAATAAATGGCATCATAAACACAGATCCCGCTGAAGTGGTAAGTGGTGCGCGAACAGCACCGAGCCTAGTAAAAGAATAAGCACAAAATTCACTACCACAGTCCACGAGTATAATTGTTACCGATGGTCCATGTTGAATAACCATATTTCCTGGTTGTAAATGGTCATATCGCGAAGACGATCCAACGGCGATCGATCGTGTGCCACCCTCACAACTACATAACACCTGTTCGTAGCTTGGAAGTATCCAGACCGGAGACGGCTTTACACCAATAAGAGAATAGGTGATGAGTGTTGCTAGTGGGTGGAAGGTTGTCTGGTGGAGATCCATAGAGAATGAGTTGAAAGGGTTATAGGGATGGATGTTGTAGTGAAAGACCTCCCGTCTGGCTGGATGGTTAATATACAATTTGCACCCCACCGTCTCGAAGGGCGGCTAATATATGCTCGCTAATCACATTATCGCGTTCGTGACGTTCACGTAAAGGGTTTAGATTCATACGTAAAAACTTCGAGGAGACTGTACGGGACATGGCCACGTAAACACTGTTGAGCTTCAAATTACCACGGGTAAAGCATATAGCCACCCTTTCCAGACTGAGGCCTTGGGATCTGGCTATAGTCATTGCCAATTTAGAACTTAGACCATAGTCTACAGTCGTGGCCATGCTGAGCTCTAGATCATCTATAGACTCGACAAATTCACTGATATTGGTATTTAATATCGACATAAAACCGTGGTGGTCCTTCAGGACCACACGTGGTATATGCATATACCCAAGTAATTCCGCTGTCCCCTCGTGGATTCGGCGGCGATTAAGGTCATCATTGAATTGATGCACTGGAACATGTGTATATCCCATTAGGGTGTAACTATCTGTTTGGAGAGCCGTTGAAAGTAACCCTCCACGTACACTACCAGTAAACACTTCACAACCCTTAAAGCTCAAATTATCCACGTAGGTATTAAATTGAGCGGAATCTATGCATGGTCCAAAGAGTTCTCTAAAAATTGCATAGCGACCAAGAAACATGTTCTTAAGCATCAAGAATTGGGAATAAACTTCGGGGGCGCTCTCAGGACGTACAAATTCATAATTACAATAGAGCAGGTCTATTTCTCCCTCATTGAGGGCGGCGAAGATGAGGTCGTCATCATCACAGTTCTTGTGATGGATCTTTGTTGTATCGCCTAGCGTAGAAAAATCGAAGGGTTGGCTGGAAGTTAATGGAGGACCCAGGGCACCCGCTGCTTCTTTATCATTACAAGATATCGTTCCGACAGGTAATAGGTTTGTGGTTAATTCAGCTAGTCGTCTATAGGCCTCCGAGACCAGTATTCCATCCAACTCTCTGTTCTGTAGGAAGTTATAAAAGTTGATCATGCCGCTGAAAAGGAGTGCAGATAGAAATCTATAGGTATACTCTGCCGATGTCTCTCCATGTGCTTTCATAAACCCATCATCTTTCAAGACTGCATCGAATGACTTGAAGGTACCACTGAAACCGAATACTAATTTTTTCATGCGTGTAGTAACAGTAACTTGGCTGTTGAGTACATAGGTGATATCCGCTCGAGCAGCAACGACCCCATGCTTTGAGTGTAGCTCACATCGTACCTGGCCTGTATCTTGGTCCCTGCTTTGAGAGTAATTAGTTACCCGGCCGGCATTAGCCGCGAGCCATTTGTCAATTACGAGTCCCGGTTGTCCCGTCACGCGACGATATTCATCAAAAGCTTCTATGCGAACAAAAGTATAGGCGGGTAGAGTAAATACTACAAATTGTCGCTCGCCGGATACTCGTAAATGGGCATGTAATTTGGTCATATATGCACTCACCTCCTTATGTGAAGAATATAATCGTGTCCAACCAGGTAGATTAGCTGGGTTGTTTATAAAGGCATCTGGGACGACGAACTGATCTACCAGGCGCATATGGTCTTCCGTGAGGGGTAAACCATATTCTAGTACTTTCATCAGTTCACCAAATTCGGGCTCGAGACAACGTTTATTATTGATGAATATGGCCCAATTACTAGACAATGAAGTATAATTTCGTAATGTCTTATTGGTGATGAGATATGTGAGAATATTTTCACTGGAACGAATACGACATTTTAGTTGATGGTGTTCGAATGTGGATTCGAGGGAATCTGTCTGAGTAGGGGAGCCAATGCAGACAATCACTGGAACGCGACCGGCTAGATATTGGGGGGTGTTGTAAATAGCATTTATCATCCACCAGCAATATACAACCACGGTCAATAAGTGTCGTCCCAAAAGCCCCGCTTCATCTATAACTATAACGTTACTTTTTGTAAATGCCGGAAGAGATCCTTGAACACAGAATGCAAGACTAGCCAGTGTCCCGGAAGCACGTCCCCTGATGAGTTCTATACTTCTTATGGTGTCAAACACCACACGGGTTGCGTTTGACTCCAGGAACCGTTTAGTGATGTCTATAAGTACTTCCCAGTAGTAAATAAGATCTCTCTTCTGTAGCTCTTCTATCGGTGGTGGGTTAGAAGGACATACATATTGATATTTACCGAGTTGTGCCTGCACATGATTTCCGCGGAAACCGAACTCTTGAAAAATAGTATTGACGGGTCTGCTCGAGTATGAAGACGCGAGTTTTTGATATACATTCTGGGAAGCGACGCGGGTGGCGCCTGTTATAACACATTCCAGGGTTTCGTTGAGAGTCTGGATACAGGTACTTTTTCCGGAACCAGCATTACCGCTAATGAGATATACGGAAAATGGTAATTCACGTGGATTTATATCAAGCGGTGTTTCGAGGGACGTCAAGTCCTTAAACCAACTTACGGGTGGGATCTTTTCCTTTGAAACTGATAATCCCGCTAGGTCCTTTATACGCGTGACTATATTCCGAATGCCATGCATTGAAGTAAAATTAAGATATATCGAATTCGAAAAATCAGCTTGGTCATTATAATAGTCTCCGGTGAGATCGGTACTTGCCATTTCTCCTCTATCAGGAGGTGACGTCTCTTTATGCCCGAACTTTAACAATCTACAGACCAATACATATTTGCCTATATGCGTGACGTCAATGTAGAGTGCATGCGCCCGACAGGTGTCAAGTCTGGATTGTTAATGGATGCGCGAGCTGGGCTGAAAATGGAACCCTGCATCGATAAAGTCGGATCTCTCGATAATTTACAAGTTGAGGCTGGGGACGATTGGAAGCTTATCCATCCTACCCCAAAAACAATGATATTCAAGGAGATACTTATGGGAAATTTCGGCTATACTGAAGGACAAGGAGTATACAACGCAGTTCGATCAACCGAGGCTGTAATTCGGCAGATTCAAGCAACGATTTTAACAAATACCCTAAATGCCGCGAAATATGATGATCTCATGCGCGATTGGCGAGCACATTTAGATGAACGGGGTGTCAGTGCAACATCCATAGCTACGATATACGGTAACCACGGTGAGGCGGAAGCGGTAAGGGTAGCCGAGCAACTTTTTAATACATGGTATAAGACCCTTCATATGTCCCTCCTGGACTTTCTGCGTGGTATAGCAGCTTGTTTTTCAGCCAGTGAATCTAACGGTACAGCTAGCTTTGCCAAGTATGTAGATTGGATCGTTTGTCTTGGTATGGTTCCACTACAGAGACTCCCGATGAGACCCCCTCAACGTGGGAATGATATAGGAAGATCGCACCAATCAATAGGATGTGTAGATGAGAGATACCTGTCGATGAGACTTCACGTAGCCCATAATATTTTGAGGGAAGGAGTCGCTTCACTTACAGAGCTGACAACATGTGCTCATGGAGTATCTATTATGGATTACGATAGAGTACATCTATTCTATAATTACAAGCGTAGAGAAGTTAGGGCTGTAGATCCTGTAACGGGTATAGAAGGGGAGTGTTTAGTTCTCTGGCAACCCATATGGTATGACGGTGTAGTTTTATTCGATTCGCCTTTACAGCGGCTCCACAGCGAAGTGTTGAATTGTCACACCCTAAGAGAACATGCTCGTTTATGTCAAATATTAAACACATCACCGGTCAAGGTGTTGATAGGAAAACGTTCGGAAGAAGAAAGGGGGGCATGGGCATCGAAAGCGGTAGATAAGATCCTAAGCGATGGTGGGGAGGCTGCTGCAGGATCGAGTGCCGCTCGTCTAGTGAAGCTAATAGTAAATATGAAGGGGATGCGTCATATTGGTGATATCACCGAAACAGTTAGGTCTTACTTGGACGAGACAAATAACCATATTTTAAATGGACCCCAGGTAGACACATCACAGCCAGGGTTTGGTCAGACAACGAAACGTGGATCTTCCGTTCAGGGGGCACAGCCAGTTCAGGATGCCTTTAGAACCTCCGTACTCAACAGTATTAATGGTATGCTCGAAGGTTATATAAATAATCTTTTTAAAACCATAGAAGGCTTAAAGGCTGATAAGAACGGTCTGTTGGATCGTCTACAAAGCACCGAACGCGAACTTAAAAATGTGAGCGAACGTGCCCTGCGTGCCACCCAAGCGGCGGTCGATGTGCAACGAAGTGGGTATGCCGCTACCCCATCGATGGCAATAGGTGAATTTGCGCATGAGGTTATCGATGTGAGCGGGTCTATGGGAGAAGACTCATACGTGGCAAATAGTTTTCAAGCGCGGTACATCCCCCCCTACTCAGCGGACTTGGATCGTTTATCTAGACTTTGGGATCAGGAACTGGTTCGATGTTTCAAGATGAATAGAACGGCCAATAATCAAGGCCAGGAGATGTCAGTGTCCTATTCAAATAGTTCCATTTCTCTCATTCTAGCTCCATATTTCTTTTCTATTTTGAAAGTTCGCAGACTGGGTTTCCTGATTACCCATCAGGAAGTCTATCGTTCAGAGGAGGAGTTATGTGCAAGTATCTTTAAAAAAACCCGCCTGGAAGTATACCTCACAGAATTGCTAACGCTCTTTACAGCAAACGTAAAAGCTGCCGTCACCTACAAAGTAGCGTATATAGCAAACGTGTCCGAACCTAAAGACCCTGACATCGAGAAATATTTATCATTACCATTTAAGACACGATCGTGGAGACGGTCTACTGAAAACCATGGCAACAGACGCATACAACGAGTTAGCCGTAGACGCCGTATACGAGACATGTCTCATAAATCCGACATACATCCCGGATACCGTGCACGATCTTACGTGGCACGCTCTACCTAGGTTGATTTGTGAAGTGCGTGAGGTCTCTGGACGCCCACCGCTATTTTCCACGACATCTGTAGAGCGTATAAGGGTTGTAAACGGAACATATGAACTTATGTTAACCTTGGAGGGGCGATCACAAGAAATTTCATGTACTACCTATATGGAGGAGTGTAAAAATCAACCAGAGTTCAAAGGATTTTCCCTTTTTGTGATAACTCCCATAGAGGACCGTGTCAAGTCTTTAGCAGTAGGGGAAATGATACTTGAACATAGGACGGTCCTGTTACATCCAGACGCTACATCAGATTTCACATTGTGTATATTACAGATGTTCCTAGAAAACTGCACAGCCCAAGAAGCAACATCGTCTATGTTTGTACAGGTACACACCTTATTACAGAGACTTGAGAAGACGCTATCTCCTCTATCTCGACTACGAAATCTATTGTTCACTGGTGTTACATGGACACTTAACACTCTTATGTATACTATGGATCACAATCCTTTCGATAACAACAGGATTCTCCCGCATCATATATTCGCCAAACTCCTGTTGGGTGGGGGAAAACAACCCCCAAGCATACTTACGGCGATTTTCACAGTAGGCTCTAGTTCCGGGAGCAAGATCATTGGATCGGAGAGGCGGTGTCCCAGTGGATTGGTAAGAACACGACCCGCCCTTCTGAACGTGGCACTACAACGTTATGAAATTCAAGCCGCGCTCTACAAATGGTGGCTCAACCCAGAAAAAAACATCGGACCCGCTTCTATGTTCATAATGTATGAATGAGTTGAGTCTAATGATTAAAAGCCATATATTTAATTGTATATATTCGAATCATTTATTTTTAAGAGAATAAAAAGGTATATTCGGAGATTGGATACGAGAATACGGGCTTCGTTTCACTTGTATCATAATATGCCTCTATGGAACGGTTTAGCATGGTAGAGAACTTTCCAAACAAGGGTTCCAACTTGGAATAACAGTCTATTTGGGGAATAATGGCCGGATGTGGATATAATTTCCACGGTATCTGAATAACTTCATGATCATGATTTTTTACGGGAACGCATTCACGTGGGCGATGGTCTCTGTCCAAGACGCTCCCACCACAATATATGGCATTTGGTAATTTATTATGTCGATTCTCTATGTTCATTGGAACGCTCCAAAACTCAAAATCCCACCGTTTCATATACGACAATTCAAGGAGTTCATCGCACATTTCCCGGGCCTTACTCAGAAGCGCCTCTAAATCGGCATAGCAACCCATTCTCGCTGACATGCGTAGTAACATAGATAAGCGATTTTTCATCGCTCTACATATAGCACTTCGTGTAGGGAATCCAACGAAAGCTTCCATATCCGTCTCTCTATTCCATAACCAATAGCTATTCGTTGTCCAAGACATGACGTCCGTGTATATCCCCTCGAGACGTAAGTGCAGATTTGTCCCCTCGGGAAGCACCAAACCCATATCCTCTAGATATTTGATAGCGGCCATCTGACAGGTATTTCTTATATTTTCTGCGGCAATTTCAACATCCGCTAGTGATGTGGTCTCCTGTGTTAAAGAGCCAAACACACCCCAAAACCCATCTTTGATGTACGTACATATCCCGAATTGTTCATTATTCAATAATCGTTCCAGATGTCTACTGATTCCATTGGCGAGGCCAATTATCACTCTATAGGCTAGGGGTTGGATATGTTGTAGCCCACCGAATAAAGATACCAATGCTGCCTTCAGCCCTCCCTTTTCCCGACGAATACGGGCCGATATTATCTGAGCTAGACGGGTATGCTCCGGGAATATGGCAAGATAGAGAGACGGAAAGAATGCAGAGAAATCAAATTTGGCAAGCCATAGCCCCTTCATGGCAATCGGATGGTCGAGTATACTCGAAATTCTTCCAGCTGGCCATTTATCGTCCTGGTCCTTGGTTAGTTTTGACTCGAGATGAATGAGTCTGGTGGTATGTGATCGCTTTACATCATCAGTAGTTGGATCCCACGGAGCTAATAGATGAAAGGCTAACATTCCCATTGCCGGCCACATACCATCGGTAGACACGTATACGTCTATAGCTTCCCGTACAGCCTCTACATCTGGAGATGCTACCTTGATAAGGGGTATACCCGGGAAGCCCAACATACAACTGTAATCGCGATCCTCCCCAGTAGGGCTCAACTCCGGGCCTATATATGCAAATATCGGCAATAAAATAGGTATGGATCCCAGTTCTCCGGTGTTCGAAAACATAGTTTCGCGCCATTGTTTATAAAGGGTCATGATAGAAATTATTGAAAATGTAGAAGAGCATACTAGAAAGCAATCAAAATATCTTGGAATTAAAACTCGTACCATTACGGTCTTGGATTGGAGAACGAGTCTAGAATCTATAATTTTAAATAGGTCCTTAAAGTCCCCCGTTTGTTTAACAGCTGGGCGCTGTATAGAATCATATCTTCTACGGAATGTATGTCTTTTCGTGATTACCTCAACGTCCATGGATATATCCTCTTCCATGGATTGGGAAAAGTAGCCATCCCGGAGGGTGCAGAGGCGAGCCCTTGCCAATCCTCCCCCCTCAGTATTCATAGAATTAGCTTTTATGGCTCCTGGATCCAGATCTACTTTTGCCGTGACATTCAAAATGGCTGGGACCGGCACCGGATTTGCCTCGGGTTCGAGGGAATTGGTCCTTTTATCATTCAAGATGGGTTGTATGTCCACAGTCATTCCAGTTTTTATATTCATACAGAAGGCCACACGTGAATAAAAAGAAAAACCCTTAAATGATCGTTTCAATACAGCCATAACACTACTATAAATTGCCTTCCATAAAACAGTCTGTCCGAGGGCACCAAGGGGCCATATATTCGGGGCGGCTGCCTCTCCAGCCGCTGCCGCTGCTTTGCGGATCGTGATATATGGACACTCACGCGAACCCCAGATTAGTTGATTTTCACTTACGCTGACCACGGTGAAGCGAGCGGTATATTCCCCATCCTCGTTACATATCAGATACACGAGAGCGTTTAGTTTATCATGGTCTATCCATAGAGAATAAAGACTTGCCGCGCAAACGTAGCCATGTGTCCATTTAATATCATCAATAGGTGTTCTATGGTCATCCATGATATCTTCAATCGGGATCACTGGCGGAGAATTAGATAAGCCTATGGCTGTCATCACCTAATGGTTTATCATAGGCGAGAAAAATCCAAAGCACCCTGATATGACGGCCATTGATCGGGGGGTATGCAAGCCAGTGCGCTGTCCAGCTCATCTGTACATGACAAGGCTTCTCCGGTGGACAAAAAACAAATGTATCGGCTCCACCTTGGTGCTCGGAGTTTATATCTAGGAGTATCAAATAGTTTGCGATGCTGCATTAACAGGGAATATAATTGTTTATAGGTTTTAGTCTCGGAATGATCAATATTCACTGATTCCAATAATGCAATTATTTCGGTTTTATGGAGGTTTTTTACACGTGAAATACCCGGAAAAGTTTGTGTACTCTTAACTAATTTAGCACCGAATAACTCACCCCAGAGCAACTTGAATGTTCCCACGGCGTGTTCTAGTTGCGAGACGGGGTATATATTGCCAGAGCAAGACTTTCCCTTTAATATGGCGCTTACCGATGATATAGGTTGTTTAGCTAAGAGGTCAGCTGGGGTGATATGACATTTAGCCACTTCAAGCAATGAATTGATACAGATAGAATATTTAGGTTTTAGCAGCTGTAGGATGACCTCGGGAGTTAGATCGGATGTAGAACCGCCACGATTTGGATCCCAATCTATTTGTCTGGTAAGATACGCACATGTTTTATATAGGCTCCAGAGAGCCTCGATGTTGTGGTTTGGGGTCACAGTCTCCGTAAGTAACATCCCAGTGTCATTAATCACCGGGATAATTCCGGAAGCGTAATGGTGATATAACGCGGTGAACACCTCGACACTTTCTAAGCTCTCGGGTAAACGCATACAGGCCCCAAGAACGGCTATGTTAACGAATTGGTTCCGTATGCTCGGACTTGATAGTCTTTGAAGGAGGGTTTTCATAAAACCAGAAGGGCTAGTTATTATTAAATATTTAGAGATAAAACCCGCAACCTCGTCCGTGTCGTATGTTTCAGACCCTGGTAGGATAGCTACATTCACAGTCTCGCGTATCTGTCGAAGTACTCGCTGATTTGATAACGCCTCGGCGTGTATATTTCGTAAAAATTTGCAGAAACTCTCTGTAGATAACTGGGCTGGACATCCATCAAAGTGGACTCTAATACAATTAGCCTCGAGAAGCGTATGTAATATATTTATACTATCATTAACGCTTGCTAATGTGCAGCGTTCAAAAAAATGCTTGTATCGGAACTTTGAAAATAGATGTAGACCGCGTATTGTCCTATAGGCCTTCTTGCAACTATCTCTAAATTGGCAACACAAGAGATTGCTTATTTGCGTAAAATTGGAAGGCCATCCCATCCCTATTACATGATTTAGAAGCATTGGTGTGAAAATTGGTTCACTTCGTGCCCCAAATGCATCTACATAAATTATGAGCTCGTTATGTAGAAGTTCGCGAATACGCCCCAGAGACTGATAAACCGATACCATATCGGGGCCGTATTTCATGGGCTTAATATATGCGAACATTTTATGGAAATATTTATGCTCGAAACTTATCCCGACGGTTACTACGGTCGTATATACTAATACTCTTGTAGTTGCCCAGACCCCAACTTCCTCCGTCGGGCGCGTGGAATTAAGAACCAACACGGCGTTGGTAAATTGGTGACAGAATCTGGCTACGAGTTCAGAAAAGATGACTGTGGAGGAAAAAATGCATACATTTAACCCGTCCATCAGACAAGTAGCGAGTTTTCCAAAAAAACTTTCGAAAGTACCGACGCGGGCGAGTCTTTCATCTAAGGGGGATCGATCTATTTCCATCACCCCCTCGCGACTTTCGATGGGTATAAATCCAAGTGCGGCAGTGGCCATATCTACACCAAGCGAGCGTAAAATTACAGCTTCCCGTTTAGAAAACCCCGGTGCCGCATAAGTATTGACAATAAGGTGTATATTCCTTCCACCGCGTAATGTGGCTAAAAAGTCAACAAATGGTGCATTTGTAGTCGCATCCATAGTGATAATCGTAGGACAAGTTCTCAGTAGCTTAAGAAGTAACGCGTCAACGCGATTTAGTTTTGTCATAGTAGGTGAATATAACTGACCCAACGTAGACATAACCTCATCTAGGACCAATATATCATAATTATTTAACAGACTATCATCCACTCTATGTAAGCTCTCGACCTGAACCAAAAGTCTGCGGAAGGGGTCTCCAGTCATTATGTAAGTAGAGGACGTAAAATACGTAACGAATCCCTCGAGGCACGCGTCGTTAAATCTACCTGCCAGAGTGTGGGTGAAGCTTCTTCTACAAGAGATTACCAAAGCGCTCAGGTCGGAGCCATCGAGGGCTGTCTGTAGCCATTTCAGAAGCGCCGTAGTTTTTCCGGATCCCATCGGTGCCCTCACAATAGTAACACGTCTGCTGGTGGTGGAGACTGGTGATGGAAAAATAACCGGGTGTCCGTCTTGACGCTCCAATCGCACATTTGGATGGGTTTTAGTGACCCACTCTCCCAAATCACCTCCATAGAGCATCTTTGCTAGAGACACGCTCGACGTGTAACACTCGTCCGTCGTCGACCGTGTGGGTGAGTCGTCATTAGAGAGATCTTGTGGGGAATCCATCATGGAGCCCGGCATAGCCACAACACCAGCAACGATTATGATCGGGAGCGTGTTTGACAGTATCAGCTGGAGATCCTGGTTGATTCAAATGGCCACATTTGTTCTGGCTTCACTGACACTTTTTATAACCCTTATTCTCGCCTCCTTTCCAGAGGTAGGATTTCCTTGTTTCTATGGGACCATCGTCGATTACAATTCTGTCAATACTTCAAAGTTAATAAATGGTGTTTTTATCTCACAGCGATATGGGGATATAAGCCCAACGCTGTTTTTTGAGACCAGTACAACGGTGGCGTTTTTTTATATGATGACACTCGGCATTTTAATTTTGGCATGCTACCTCATCACGGCAGCTCTTATGATTCGACGAGAATTAAGATCATCTTCGAATATGCGTGGTAGTGCTTCCAGAGTATCTTCAATGGTATCCCCCCCGGCTACAATTTTACTCGGAACTTTGGCACAGTGGCTCTTACAGGCATCCATAGTACTTCTCGCCCATAAACTCATAGTTCTCGCAGCTATCATCTATATCGCCCATTTTTTCATTCTATCGCTTTTTTGTATCTACTTCACATGCTTGGGTATCACGAGCTCACAATATAGCCTCAATTTACGTGCGATAAAGACTGCGAATCCAAGGCTCCATGGAATATTAGGCCCCACCCGTGCTGTTATGGTTAATATTGTATTGGGTATAATGGGCCTCTCCATCGCCACTACATCCCTTATGGTCGGGATGATAATAGCTAATAGCTTTCATATCACTCTGTGGCAAACGACATCGGTGGCGATCGGTATATTTGTTTTCCTAGCGATTATATATGTAATTTTTGGGGAGGTAATGCTATCTTACTACATACATGTACTGCCCGCGCCAGCCTTCTCAATTATCATCGCCTGTGGGGCCATGGGAGTTACCGCTAATGATTATTTTGACAGATTTTACGTCGAGGTTGCGAGTCAGCATCAAAGTATCATTCTTGGAACAAAACTAGCACTTGCCATAGTCGCTTCAATAGCAGTGATTATGTTGGTAATACGATGTGTACGAGCGTGTTTATATCATCGAGGCAAGCAGACGAATTTCTATGACAACGTACAGTATGTCAAAGCAAATATGAAAAATTATATCGGCCGCAAGAGGGGGCGATCCAAGCAAAGCAAGCTGTACAGGGATAAAGATCTACTGCTCTCCGACGCACATGATGACGAGGTGATCTATGATAGCGTCACCCCCGACGAATACCGCGATAGTTTCTATAAATAAAACCATTTTAAAAATAACGTTCCTTGTGTCTTGTTATTCATCCTATGTTAAATAAAAAATAGTCATATATTAATCACAACACGCGATATTCAGTTCAACATATTTTAATAGGGGTCATATCTTGGTCGTTTAGATTTTTTATGGGAACGACTGGATGGTTTTTGTACGGGCTGAACTTTTACAGGCGGTTGTTGGTGAATTATATTATGAAGGGAGTCCCAATCTTCATCCAAACTGAAGTCCTCAAAAAAACTGGGATCGAGGGACATGGTCTCTCCATTATGCATCAAGAGATGATTTTTCCGACACCATGAACAGGAGAATTTCTGTCCCATATCGTATCGGCTGTAGTGTTGAACGCTTCTAAACTACACGTTTCAATATCTGCCCACGTCTCTTCGTGATCCACTATCACAGGAGTAACGATCAAGAGTACGGGTATAGCACAAGTAGATGGGACGGTCTCGTGTAGATTATAACTTCGTGATCCCGGACGATCGAGGATAGTGAAAGTTTTGCCAGCCTCACCGATGCGGCGATGTCTGCCTATATACGTCACGAGGAATGCTCTAAGACGTCTGTGTGGAAAATGACCCGAGAGTACATACGATTGAACCAATATCTGTTTAAAGTTTGCGTGTCTCGGATTGGCGAAGATGGGCGTGGATAATGTGAGATCGCCGGTATCCCAGCAGACGGGAGTAATGACACCCCTCTCTAGATCAGGTTCACTAAATAACCAGACATCCGATGACGTATCTAAATTCAAACATAGATGTTGTTTATCGAAATCCCCACATCGTCTGTTAGTCTCTGCTACTAGGCGTGGTCTCCATGCGGAATTGCATGTGGTGAGTGCTTCTGTGGAACTGGGAGCTTTATTAGGTTCGAAGTATTCCACACATGGATTCTTGATTGATCTGATGAACCGTCGCAAAGACGCGGCACTGCGATATTTTAGAAGATTCTCATATGCTATAGACGGCGGGGAAGAGGATTCGGGACTAAAAAGGTACTTGGCACGACATTTAATTTCAAAAAAATCCAGGGTTGTTTGTGAATTAGAGGGTTTAAGTCTCCCGAGATCATCTCTTGCACAGACTAGCATATCAAGGGACGCCCCCACAACCCCTGTTCGAATATCTATCAATAGACCGCATGAGTACGCCTCACCTCTCTCACGTTTGGGACTTTCCTCGAAAATGTAGAACATGGGATCTTCTGTTCGAGTCTCCTCGTTCTTAGGGACCTCTATAGGAGGTATATACAACGTTTCGATAAGTGCTCGTACCATAGGTTCATTTGTTCTCCCAAACGCCATTGCCGGGTTGTCGGGAATGGGGCGTGCATTGGTACTAAGCTCACACCATTGGGGTGGGTATACAGGTCCATAGGGCCCCCATCGCATTGTAGATGCGGTCGCGAGTCCTCTGCGTAAAAGTCGCCATAGATCACTTTCACTCTGATCACGAGTCTCCGCTTCGATACGTAGTATTACATCTTGTATACGTGTAGAGGGTAATGAATCAGCGAGGGTTTTGGCGTGTGTATAGGTTCCTTCCACAAATCGTATCGGCTTACCGATACCATATGTGGTTGTTGCCAGGTAACCGCTAACTAGACCCTCTAGTTCCATCTGTCCCACTAGATCATGTATATAAGCAAGACGGTAAAAAATTGGGTTCAACCGTTTATCATTTTTTGGTAATGGAGAGCTTTTTAAGAAATGTGACCAAAACGTTAATGTTGAAAAGCTCTTAGGAAGTACAGATGGTAGGAATGTTTGCATGGAACTCGTAGAATTTACAGCGTCTTCGATGGGGAATGGAACCGTGGTATCCCCTCTTAAAACAGTCCCATCTAAATTGCGTTGACTTCGTAGCGCGTATGAATGGCGTGGGTTGGTTAATTGGAAGTCCATAACACTGGTATAGAAGCACGGGCGATCGGGTCAGAATGACAAAATATAGCCACCAATTCAAATAGATGGATATATTCGTCCGGTACGCGCACACTTTCAAAGATATGGCGATGGGTTTTCTGATATCTCTCGTGGTGAGCGTGGAATGCACTGCGATGATCTACTGCGGTGATCTTAGAGGCGATATCTTCTACTGCAGGGTATGGAACACCATGAATTGTTGTAATAGGTGAAGAAGGAAATATATGGGGGTATAGTGCGCAGCGATATGCTAAGAGATCCAAGGCATATTCCACGGTCACCTGGTGTAGGTAGTAGTAATATGTCGTATTTCTAAGAATGGGGACCGGTAACCGAGGGGAAAGGCATCCAGTCAAAAGCAGTTCCAATAGCACCTGTCCAAGAGCATACAAGTCAACAGCTACACCAACGTCACTGTCTAATGGGCCGCGGTGTCGAGCCAGTCCACTGTTATTAATAAAGTCAACCAGTATCTCCGTGGGTTGGTTATGTCCATGACCCAATACCAGACTAAATATAGTTGTCGCCGCCCCTCGTGAAAGGCGTAGGACCTTATTTGACGCATCCCCAGTGGGAATTTCAAACTCCGCCCGCATTACGGTAGAATTTGTGTTTAGAGTCATCAGACTAAAATCGGCTATGACATAATCTTTTATAACAAAATTTTTTGTGTTGACGAATATATTTCCACATTTGATATCCAAATGCGTTAAGCCGCATTTGGTGTTCAGGTATGCCACAGCCTTACCCAACCCGATGAACGCATGTTCCATCGCATTAAGTATATTTGATGTTGGGGGTCCAGCGGATGATAGTTTATTACAATATACATTCAGATCCATATCATACGCTTTGAATACCATTTGGTGTTCGGTTAATGAAAATGCAACGGGGTAAATTATCCCAGTTATGCCTATGGATGATCTAGCGCGTAGAGAGCTCTCCCCGGCTAATAAAGTGACTAATAATTCATGTTCAAAACACGATGGACTTGATGATGTTTTGATGGCCAGACCTGTTTGTCGATAAATCTGTACTTCTCCATACCCACCAGCCCCCCCGAACTTCGGTGGTTCTCCTAGTGCCACCTTAGAGTAATGCATTTCTGCTGACACTGAGAACACAGGGATCGTAACACGCTTAATTTTCCTAATTTTCAAAATAGATGACCTGTTGCCGGGATTTGTTGTTAATGGGGTACATACCTCATGTATAGGAATTCGAGTCAGGGTATTTGGTATATCGGTCCGTCCATTGTTGGAGTCCCCTCGAATGAGCCCGTCATATCGTCCACCAGAGGGGGAAGCCCACCCAGCCATACATGGGGGAGTGGTTCTCCCGCCTCGTCTACTAGACATGCGTCTGGGTGTATATTTGAAGATACGTCTCGCTCGTGTAAAATATCTGTCGATGGCGGTGTTTGCCCTGATTTTACCTTCTCCGTTACCAGCCTGAAAGTCTTGACATTCTTCTTTAATCCGGTGACGTAAGATCCCTTCTCTGTGTGGTAATGGGCGCAGCCTCCTTGGGGACATGGTGAGGTGTTTGTGAGCGCTATCGGCTGTGTTACCGGATCCAGAGACTCCTGGTTTACATATACCCCGTTTGATATGGTTTCCTTGAGAGTGGGGATCGGCCGTGTTGCAATGTCCCCCCCCTTCCCGGACCCCCGATGATGGTCTTGTGATAGGTGAGAGTATTGGTCCATGTGACAGTCGGTCGCCTTGGGAGCTTCCGCCAACATCCATCTCGTCAGTAGCGCTTCGTCCGCCTCGTCTAGCCATCCACGTTCCAGAGTTTCGGGGTCTGGATCTACTTCTAGAATAGTTTCGTTTAATTGATTTTCCTTTTCAAATATCTTATCATCCACAGCATCAATTTTATCAGTGAAGTCTGACTGGAGATACCGTCGATGGCTATGCAGTACTTCTTCGACGGCCGTCTGTGCCTCAATGCGCAGTCGCAGTGATTGTGTCTTTTGTTCTATCGCCTCCACCCTAGAGTATGTGTGTAGTTGTCTGTCAAGGGCCTGCCCGGCCCGTTTTGCTGACGTAAATGTGTGAACAAAAATAGGATCACGCCTATCTATCCCTCCACGGATCATGTCTAGCGTACGTGCCTTAAATATTGATTCACGTTGGTAAGCTTCTTCTAGTTCCAATCTTCGCCTGCGGAAAGTTCGTTTTGAATTCATCCTTTAGAGTTATCGGGTATCTTGAAGACTATTAATATGTTCGGTAGATCACTTAATGAGCAAACCGTCGGATATTTTGAATCTTTAAAAAGGGAACGTCAAGCCCGTCTAGGTTCCCTCCGTGAAATCACGGAGGGATCGACGGATGTAGACGACGATACCCGTGTACCCTTTTTTAATTTCTCGATATCGACACCCCAGCGCCACCAGACCGTTGTACCCGCGGTGGGAGCTCTACACGACTGCTGTGAAAGCGCACCTATTTTCTCTTGCATAGCACGGCAGTTGCTTTTTACTAGCATGGTCCGGAAGCGAATCAGCAACGACGACACTGGGGAGGAGGCGGTGTCCGGTTCGGTTTTGACAGCGGATATGTTACAGACGATTCAGGGACTCACGTTCACCAAAAATGATAATACCTCAAGTAGCGCATATCGAAATGCATATTATAGTGTAATGAATACATTTGAGGCCTTACGTACGTCGGATGCTTTTGAACAGATATTAGCGTTTGTGAGGAGATTCAATCATCTCGTAGATACATCTTTCAGGGATGCTAATTTTGATGGTGGTTTAACGCGACACCCACCAAAACGAGCAAAAGTTGATGTGGCATGTTATGGTAAAACTAGAGGGACTCTAGAGTTATTTCAGAAAATGATCTTAATGCACGCCACATATTTTATAGCGTCTGTGTTATTAGGTGATCATGCGGAACGCATAAGCATTTTCTTAAAAATGGTTTTCAACACCCCCACATTTTCAGACGCCTGTATTAACCATTTCAGACAACGCGCTACAGTATTTCTCGTTCCAAGACGTCATGGAAAAACCTGGTTTTTAGTTCCATTGATTGCTGTTACGTTGGCAACGATAAAAGGTATTAAAGTGGGATATACGGCCCATATACGAAAAGCTACCGAACCGGTGTTTGAGGAAATTGGAGCGAGGTTGCGTCAATGGTTCGGGGTGTCTAGAGTGGACCACGTTAAAGGGGAAACTATTTCATTCTCGTTTCCGGATGGAGCTAAGAGTACCATCGTGTTCGCATCGAGTCATAACACAAACGTGAGTATAATATATATTTTATTGGGTATTATCTATTGATAGGAATTTATAATACAGACGCTGGTCTAATAACATTCAATCCGTGGTAGATATATTGTCCGAGGGTGGGGAATCCATACATAATCTCCTTAGGTGAAAACAGCTGCATATTAGAGCCTTAGTGATATTCTCGTCTAGGACAACTAGGTTCCAACCAGCCCCATTGGCTGGGATCTGTCGTCCATCTGAGCCAATTCCACTGATAACATCAGAGATGTTGTTGGTAATTTTTGGATTCCGCGGCGATCCTGGTAATCTAATACGGTCCACTGCATCCATAAACAACACTCTGAATAAGACGTGATCCCCCTCCACGGGAAGATCACGTTGACCGGCCTTGCGCCATAAACAGGGCGCCCAGCATAGACATGACTCTGGTGGTATGTTCGATGGTTCGGATGATGCATTAAGCGCGTCGACATGTCCCTCGAATTGACACAATCCACAACCTTCCCGATGATTAAGTAATCTGGCCAATATACCGCATAAGCTTCTACATCTCCATCCCGAGGGGCATAGGGCGAGGAGCGTGGTATCCATACAGAGATAGTATATAGAACATTCTCGATATGACCACCATACCCCCGGAGCTAGAACACAACAATCATAGCGTTGATCTGGAGGCTGTGCGGGCGTCGCAAACATACTCACATCTAGATGTAATGGATCATCACATATAATCAGTTCCGCGGTGGGGTCTGGAACCTCCTTTGGGAGGGGGATGGCACTAGCGTCGTAAAACGAAGCCCCTAGAATCGTACTGTCGGGAAGCATAGGTTTCAGGATGACATTGGATATAAACGCATATGCTGTGGATATACCGAATAAAGCTAGGATATGAAATTGACCCTTAGATAACTTGAGCGCCTTTGGTCGAGTTATGTACAATGTCACGGATACACAATAGTTTTTGATGGATGAAAGTTGAGATGGAGCTGGAGTAAATGGAGCGAGCCTCGGTGTTAGCAGACCTACCCCCTTGTAGATTTTAATCCGCGAGTCACTGCGGATCGGCTTAAGAGAACAGATATCGTCCGAAAGAGCTTCTATTAGAAGCTCAACGGCATCTTGTGTCAACCGTCGTTCCGGTCCTGTAGCTGTCCATATAGGATGGGAAGCTCTCTCCATGATTGATGATGTTTACACGACGAACACGAGCTAGGGAGTGGGTGGGATAGACCAACAGAAGCGACTTAAAATGGCCTCGAAAAGATGGGCGGGCCAAATTAAATGGTCCGCTGGTGTCACGTGAAAAGCGAATCCCCCGGGGAAAACAATAATTCCCCTGAATTCCCTGTTGAACCCAATGCATATGTAAGCATAGCATTCGCCGGGTAGATAGCGTTCATATGATCTTGATCCAGAGCCCTGACTAACTCTAGCGAATCTACAACGATATTGCCCACCCACACATTTTGTTAATAATACCGCCAAAGGTTCCGCCGATAGTCTCAAAACGCTACCAGAAGAACTGAAGTAGTCAAATAAGTACATGGCATCCCCCCCTGATATATTTGGTATCCAAGCCTGGTGGTAAGGTAGACGTCCCACACCTCCCGAGGCTGGTGAAATTGCATTCAAGTGTCCCAGGGCAGCAAGCATTAATGAGCTGTCTCGAAAATCACGAACAGATATCTGGGTGATGGACCCCACGAGGGCCTTTAATAATTCCGGTATCCGATTTACCACTTTATGTATATAATCCCGCTGTGTATCATGGAGTTCATATTCCAATAATTGGGACATGCGTGGCTGTGTGGTTATCGTTTCTGTCATGGACGCGATCAGGGCCTGTATGCATGCGTTCTTAAATCTCTCTAGTAATACAACCTCTGCCGCGACATCGAATGCCAACATAGGTGGTGGCAGGTCTCCTAATGGAACTTCTAGCATAGGATATTGTTCTATTATTCGCTTTCGTACGTCATATTGGAGATCCCTTGGATGGTTTATACCATGCGCTAGACACTCAGCAGAGATTATCTTAATCAGCGATCCATCTAGGTTTGATTCTTTGGCCCTCCTCCCACCCCAGGCTATAGAATTTTCATATGATACCACTACGAATGTTTCTCCGGTGATATAGTGGCGACGTGCTACTAGAGAGATCGGGCGTCGTCGCCACACATCACTTGGGGTATCTCCACCAAGGAGGGCTACATGTCCAATATCGAGCCAGTCTAGGGGTGTGAGAGGCTTGGGTTGTTCCTGAGAGATTATAAGAAGATTCTCCGGATTTTCCTCCCTGTGTGTATAGGGACGACTAGTTTGAATAAAACGTCCGGACCCCCGTGGCTCAAGGCCTGATAATAAAGCGTCGGTCTCCTGTCTAACATCCCCGGTAGCCATGGGTCTGTTTTTATGATTTGATATCCCGATTGCACCCTGTCGTAATCCAGATGCCACTCCACAACCATCCTTCTGATGCTGTGGCACCCTCCTTACTGGGTGTCTGGTGGTTATGGCCTCCGAGGCACGCCTGATCAATGACATTATCTCTCTGTCTGTATCCTCCAACCGTGATATAGCCGTAGGAGTGTCAAAACCCCCTCCATTCACCAGTTGGTGTAGAGCATCGATAGTTCCATCTTGTGTAAGGGATTGGGTGTGGTTGGATATTGTATCATCCCCCATACAGGCTTCTATGTTGGCCCCGGCCACTACCGCTCTATCAGGTAGACCGGGATGACGTTTAGTATATGCGGAAAAATTCTTGCATAGGAATGTTAGTCTAGAAGCATCCGCACCATATCTCGTCCCAGGTGGTAATAATTCATCGTACGTGAATAGTAGTTCATATGTTTTTCTATCATTCGGAATCTCCAGTCGTATGGCTATAATATTAAACGGGTCGAATTGTCTATTGACATCACAATAGATTTCAAGAGTGATAAATAATCCTCCGGGATCAGGAGATACCCTAAATAGATAAGGGTGATCACGCGGACATGTTGGCACAAGGGTATTGGTAATTGCACCATTTGGGATAAAACCACCAAATGTCGACTCCCATGGCGTACATTTACCACTTGCATGATACCTTGTCTGTGTTATCACCTTGAAAGATGAGGTGGGGAGATCCTCACCATCCGTTGGTTTTATTAACTTTGTGGGCACAATTCCAGATTTCACCAAGCAGGCTGTTGGGATGATGAGATGAACCAAGGTTCGGTCTCTAGGCGACACACCATAATTTAGTTGAAACTTCGTCTCATTGGCTATATGAGCATCCATAATGCATGTATAGGTTATGGAGATGAGAAACTGCTACGGTAGTAAATATATATCGAATGGGTACAAAAATAATCGTGTATATAATGAAGTTTAAAGCTTTTTGAGCTGCACTAACCGGTGATTCTACCCTCTTTTATATTCCCTCCAGGGTATCCGAGGCCAAGATTTTAACTTGCTTTTTGTCGACGAAGCAAATTTTATTCGACCGGAAGCTGTACAGACAATCATCGGGTTTTTAAATCAGACGAACTGTAAGATCATATTTGTATCCTCGACCAACACGGGAAAATCCAGTACGAGTTTTTTATATAACTTAAGAGGAGCGGCTGATGAATTATTAAATGTTGTTACGTATATATGCGATGAACACATGCAGAGAGTGTTAACACACACCAACGCCACGGCTTGTTCGTGTTATATTTTAAATAAGCCCGTGTTTATAACTATGGATAGCGCCATGCGTAATACCGCCGAACTCTTCCTACAAGACTCTTTCTTGCAGGAAATTATAGGTGGGGGACCCTCTCATAAAACCAATACCGAGTTAGTTTTTACAAAGACGGCCGGGGAGAGGTTTATGATATACAGGCCTTCCACTGTGGCGAATCAGTCGGTATTATCCACCGATTTGTATATGTACATAGACCCAGCATTCACAACAAACTCACGCGCATCGGGCACCGGCATAGCAATTGTCGGTCGCTATAACTCAGATTGGATCATTTTTGGCCTGGAACATTTTTTTCTGAGGGCTCTTACTGGAAATTCCGCGGATGATATAGGGAGATGTGCCGCGCAGAGCCTGGCTCAAGTTTTTGCGCTGCATTCTCGTCCATTCACCACCGTGAAGATAGCCGTAGAGGGGAACAGCAGCCAAGATTCAGCTGTTGCTATAGCTAGATGTATACAAAGAGAAATTGAGGAGCTCTCTTCAATCTCGATCGTACCCATTCCTCCGACCATCTTATTTTATCATTGTTCACCTCCAGGTAGTCTGGTCGCATATCCATTTTTTCTATTACAGAAACAGAAGACGGGGGCGTTTGACCACTTTATTAGACAATTTAACTCTGGACATGTTCTAGCATCACAAGAACTCGTATCTGTTACAGTGCGTCTCCAGACGGACCCGGTAGAATATCTGTATTCCCAAATGAAAAATCTCACTGAAGTGGTAACAGGCCCAGCCGATACAAGGACGTATACCGGTAAAAAAAACGGCGCATCTGACGATATGATGGTAGCTCTGGTAATGGCGGTATACATTGGAAGTCTCCCCCCAACGGATGGTTCATTTGCCCCGCTTTCTAGATCATTATGAGAGTCATAGACGAGCGACCGCGGAGATATTAGTCATTTTAAACCCAATACAACATCAATAAAAATATACACCGTGTTTATTGTCTATGTGAATGAATGTACAATAGATGCCCGCTCTCCCACGGGGATCACTGGAGACGCATCGAAAGTACAGATTCTTAATATCGGCTTTGCACCGATTATATCACCAAGTCGTGATGCTGAGGTTACCCATGTAGCTAAGGCCTCGTACACACAAAATCGCCGCGTGCCGTCCTGGGGAGGGTGGACTGGTGGTCGATGGATTAGTTGGGCCACTTCTCGAGTAGCACTTCCCAGTTGGATTATGGCATTCACATAACCGTCTTGCGCACCAAGGGTGAGTAGGTTCGGTATCAAGGTCAATAATAATAAACAGCCCTCGTTGAGGAGAAATATCATATTCAGGATGAGGGTCCTCGTCGCTGCATCTATACCATCCCTTCGTTGTATATCCGGAGTTAGTTGATATCTGCGGCCGTTGTAGAACATTATATCCATCCCCCGTCTCCCACCGGCACCTAACATCTCAGCGGCCCTAGCAACCACTCGTGCTAACATTTCCCTCGCCTGGGCTACTGGTACAGTGGATGGAAAAATTATATCTAAACCGCAAGAAGTTAATCGCAGTCGATCCTCGTTGCCTATTAATGGGGGTACAAGGCAAATTGCATCACCATTACAAAGTTCGAATGGTCCAGTGTTCTGGATAAAGGCACCAGGAGGAAGTGGTGCCACGCCGATCGCCACGGCTGTCATCTTTCCAGGTAATACACGCATAATAATGGCTGGAAATCTTCTTCTGTAGGCCGCCATGAGAGCTAAGGTGTCCGGAGGGGACCCATTAATATAATAGGATGATAACGCTATATCCCCCAAAGTCGCCCTGCGTTTAAGTATATTTAAAAATACTATCTTTCCTTCACATTTCTGTAAAGCTGTCATGTCCGCCTGTGAAATATCACCGGGGAGGAGAATTTCTATCTCAAATGATTGTGATGCCATCCCAGTATTTTGTGAATATTGTCGATGATAAACGACTATAGACAGGTACCGTCACCGGGAGGTTATGAGAGAAGAGCGTATGTACTAGTTCACCCGCGGACGAATACGCAAGTGTATGATAAAAGATACTTTATTGGTTCTTATATGTTCTCAAAAATATGGAAGTCCTTTTTATGACGCATTGGCGATGCAGCCTTTCAATGGCGACCCATCGCGAATGAGGTATTGTGCCAAGTGTGTCTCATCCGTACCACGCTCGTTATTGTTTGATGTTCGCAGTAGAGCTATATCACTGGAGCTCAACGGTGGATATGCCTCTTGAAAGAGGCCGCAAGGGTCTTCTACTAACTCGGATGCACCGGGTGGTCGTTTGAATTGAATTTCTGTACTGGCGGTGCTTGGGGCTAAACTGGACCCGGTTTCTACAAGCAGTTGGGCAAGACTTCGATGTTTATTTTCAACCTCGGTTGGAGTAAAAAATTTAAAACATGGACTGTAGACGGGTGAGGCTCCACTGAGGTTGTATGCCCCGTTGTATAGACGATCTCCGTACGAATGGCGTTGGGAGGCCCATGGGTTTATCGTCGCCCTATTTGGATATGCCGGGTCTCCTTGACTATGGTCAAACATGATACTCTCGGAATTTTGTCGTCCATCCCCCGTGTAGATCATACCTGTGGTGCGCCCCCGTGGGTTACACGGTCGCCGAAAGTAATTCAAATCGGCAGAAACAGGGGTCACTATAAACTCACATATGGCGGCTTGACCGTGGGTAATACCGACTGGGGTACGTGGCATTATCTGGCCAAATAACGGTGCTGGCTCCTGTGGGTCTAGTCTGTTGCCAGAATTGACAGCACGTCTCAAAAAGTTATCCGTATCAACATCCAACAATGGAACACTGCCACGAGTTAGGTAGAGGTTTTGTGGAAGATTGCCCATGTCGGTAATAGGGGTGCGTAGCGCAGCCGCGCTGTATACAGCAGTAAAGCCTACACCCAGATCCACGTTGGCCCTGGGTTGTGTGAGTGTGAAATTGACACCACCTACCGCCTCGTGGCGACTCACCTGAAGTTGGCCCATAAAATAAGATTCGGATGCCTTCTCCGCGAACAGTATATTTTCCGTCGAGAATCTGTCCTGACGGATAACGGTTAACGCAAATCCAGGATGTAATCCTGTGCGAAATTGGTGTATAAAGGCCAAAGGTGTCATTTTAAAGTATCCAGCCATAAGCGCATATGTGAGGGTGTTCTCATCTACCTTACTCAGAGCGGCGTGTTGAGCGACTGGCTGCCGTACCGTGGCGTAATAATTTGCTCCCAGGAAAGGCGGTACGGGTGGTACGTCCCGTGCCAATCTCAAGGCTTCACCCGCCATACCGGGAAGAGCCGCTAAATGATCCGGACATGCAAATAAGGCATTTACCGGGGCAGGATAGAAAAACGTCCCATCGAAGAGGGTTTCATCGTTCCGTTGGTAGGCCATCATCAAGAGTCCATGATGTAGAGTGCCATCAAACGTACGCATTTCTCGGGTGGTGGCCGTGGTCGCACCGACATCGGGTCCGGCGGCGGTGAGAATGGGAGTTGTCCGTTCGGCCATGTTAGTCACTACGTCCTGTAGTACTAATAGTGCATCAGTATCTACCATTATGCGGCCATTATGAAACATAACATTAAAGGAGTTAGCCACTAAATGTCGCGGGTTTAGAGGGTGGCGGGGGTCATCGGGTGATGCAGGTGCCTCCTCATCCCTTCCCAGATCCGGGATAACTAGGGATTGTACGAGCTGGTAGACTCGGTCATATCGGATGCCCATGGTACAACAGTTGCCCCTAGAGAAGGCTGGAACTATCGTATAATAATAAATCTTCGATAGAGTTGACCATTCCGGACCGTGGTGTGGGATGATTGGGGCCCTGGCGTTTTCCCCGCGTACAGGTTTATTGTGGATCAGATCACCAGAATTATTTCTGAAATTTACCTGGGCCATCTCGACCCACGGTACCGGGTTGTAATCACCATCACCAACCCATAATTCTATGACACGATTTTGTGCTAAATCCTGACGGTAGATTAGCGGATCACAATCCCAGATGAGTGGGGGGAGAAGGGCATGGTCCATGAGAATGTTGTTTAGCTCCTCGTGATCCCGACCAGCCATGGGCTCGGCTGGTAATGTATGATCTCCAACCAGGCGCCAGAGGGCACGTGTATGTTCTAGGAGTTCTCTATAGATAGTTGTACACTCTTCTGGCAGCTCCCCATTACACAGATAGATGTTTATGTACATTACCATATAGAAATTATTTACAAAGGCGACATTGTGTGAATTCTGCCAATAACTCTTGATGCATTGGATGATAAGACGCGCGAGGCCGCAAAATATCCGCTCGCTCCCATGAATAACCGCCTCTATTATATACAATACCATGGGATAATTCTGGTCTCGGAAGGCGCCACGAACGGCGGCAACGGTGGCTGGGCTGAGTCTGTGGCGATCGACACTCAATTCTAAGCCACGGGTGTCTCTAAAATCGATAGGACAGAGTGGTAGTGGTATGTTTCCATTGATTATACGTAGACTGACGCCAAGTCCAGGCATGACCTGAGGTGGTTCTGGTGGACCTGGCTGGTTAACATCACCGGGAATTACAAAGAAATCAAACGCTGGATGTAATTCAAAAATCAGATTCTGATTACCAGGGGAGAGAAATTGATCTGTTGTCATAAGTGCTTCGAGAACCCATCTTGGTCTATTGGGCATCATAACACGCCATTGATTTCCAAAATGACGCATCTGTGTCGGTAGATCATCCCGTTGTGGTTGTGCTACATATGCTCCAAATACACAATTTAGTTCTGGTATAATCTGTCTGAGCGCTAATATCGTAGCCTCGATGTCTAGAAAAGAGCTATGACAGACGGTGCCTATAGCACTCTCGAATGATAGATATTGGAGGACCCCATCCTTATTAAAAAAATAAAGACCACGTGGTGGGAAAACACGGGAATCGGGTTGTCCGGGAGCTGGTACAATGCTTCCGGCATGACGAGCGTATCTTTCCGAAGGGGGTTTAAAAACTCCCAATGGCATAATGAAGGTAAGATCAAGATTTCCTATAAGAGGATAGGGAACTTGCGTGGCTTGATATACCTTTTTTTCTAAGGCTTCCAGGAAGACTAGTCTATCACCAATTTGCACGAGATCTGCTCGCACACGCGCAGATCGTGGATTATCTTCATAATCTTCTAGATTGTGAACATTTGTTTTTACTTGCTCCTTTTGAAACCCGAGGAGATTACGAGCAACATCATCTAAATTTCTCACGGCCTTTCCCATCACTAGAGCTGTGACGAGATTACCACCGGTAATCATCATTTCTCCATATGTAACCGGTACGTCTGCAGCACTGTCTTCAACATTTACAATTCCCCTTAAGAGCCGTTGCCGTATGCCAGAGGTCGTTATCAAGACCCCGTCTACAGGTCTCCCTTTAGTATCGGAATGTGTTAAGCGCGCGATTGCAACCGATGGGGCTGTGCAGTTAACCAGATCATTCAGGTGGGTGAGTATAACATCACGATGACGGTCATATTTGGTCATAAAAAACATCTCATCGATCACCCGGCGTTTAAGTTCTGATAATAGTGTAGCATTGGCCACAGCTCCCATACTATGCCCACCATCACGATATAGTCTAAGAGGGGCCAATAGAGATAGCGGTGGTGCCTTTTCCAGTAAAACACGGAGGAGTTGATCGGCAGTTCCACGTTCAAAGGCATCCAGGGCCGCTTGAATATTTCTGGCTAGTTGTTGAATGGCTCTTGTGCGTAATGCGGTCGAGATATGTGTACCATCAATGGAAGTCTCGGTGATGAGCCCTAGGGCCTCAGCCGCTATGGAAAATGCGGCACTAAGGGACCGTCTATCGATACGTTTTGCCATATAATTGTGTATAGGTTGGTTTACAGGGTGGGGTCCATCGCGTGCTATCATAGGTTGTTGAACCTCAAATTGGATGGTTCCTTCATTTACATAGTTCAGCTCTGGGAATTTGGTACAGACACATGCAACGGAGAGGCCGAGTTCGAGAAAACGAACAAAGGTTAGGGTATTGCAATACGCGCCCAATAAGACATCAAATTGTGCAGCGTATAAGCCGTTATCGTCAGAGCGTATTCTTTTAAAAAAATCGAAAAGAGTCCTATGTGATGCCACCTCTATTGTAGATAAAATATGTCCTGTTGGGGTGGTGAAATCGGCTATTGGCACCCGAAAGGGTTCATTTGGTCTATCCATCGTGTCTATTCAACAGTATATTGGGAGAATGGAGACGTGGTAGTAGTTTGTGGAGCTTGATGAAAGAGTGAATAGCACTCGCGGTGCGTGGTAGCTTTTTATATTCGCGACCCGTAATACCTCTAAAATGAGAGGCGTGTCCGCATCAGAATACAGACCCACATACGCGGGGCGACGAATTCCACGGCGTCACATATAGCATCCGCGACATAGACAGCGGCCGCGATTATAAGCATAAAAGCTACTGTTCTGACACTGATCGAAGGAAAAAGAGTATGAACTATAAGAGGTGTTATATAATCCATAGGAGAATCCGATGATGAGACGCGGAAAAATAGTTCAGAGTCTACAAAAATGGCGGAGTGAAATATCACTATAAAGGCGATAAGTCTACCAACGGACATAGACCCGATCACGGCTTGTTGCCACCATCGCAATGGCAACAAATCTACACGTATATTATTATAGATAAAAAATATCATTAACATTGATTGTATGTAATATACTAAGGTAATTATACCCCCAGATGTTATGAATATACTATTACCTGTCGCTCTGTAATAGTTTAAAAATGCCAGACAGCACAATGGTTTAATTACAAATGCTGAAATGGCAAAAAAAACTACAGATATTGTAAAGGTGGGTTGGTGTTTACCCGGCTCGATGGTATAAGCTGAGCTTAACAAAAAATCCGCATCCCCCCCATATGCGGACATAGAGATGTACTCACAAACGCTTTCATCGTCGCTATCTAGCTCTTGGTCATGAATTATTATACCCGCTTGATCATCATCACGACATAGTGTAGCCATGATGGTAAATAATGTTCAGATGTTTATTGGCGGCCGATGAAAGCTCTCGTCCCCGTCAGGTACAGTCAATCATATAACAATTCACCCCCCCTTATCTATTTCATGTAAGTTTACTCAGCTCCGCTGTGTGTGGAGTAGTAGGCCACCTCCTCGGTTATATGTATTATCTAATTGAGGAGTTATTAATAAGATATGTCATGTCTTAGGTAACATGTCTATGGACGTCATCAACGAGCTCAAATTCATTTATGTTTTTTCTCCCAATCAAAAGGCTCTTTAGACCATTAAACTCTTCCAATCTGTGTGGTAGTCTAGAGCATTCTGCGTTTTAAAGCCATTCCACGATCAAGTCCGTTGGTTTATACCGTCTACAGCCATGGAGTTCAAATACCATGACACTATGGTATCCCGGGGAGTACTTTTCTATATTGCAGATAATGGGAATCGCATCTACTTCACACATGGTGGCTGTCTAATATCGGTCCAACGCCCACAAAGTAAAAATCGACCGGAGATCGCTAAATTTGGTCTCACTGTACGCGGTGTGGGGGAAGGGGATCGTTTAGTTGCAAATTATGTGCGTAGTGAACTTAATAATACCGGTCGGGGATGGGCTGTTCCACAAACCGATGAGGATGTTTTTCTAGATAAAGTGGACCTATTATCACACGGACCAGATGTTTCCGATAGAGACCTGTGCGGAGGATTCGAGCTTGAGATCTACGATCAATACCTGACAGAGTGCATGGTATCCCTTAAAGTATCATCAGGTATAGTACTGACTACGGGACGAGATCTACCCCAAGATGGAACGCTGAGATTATTTGAGGTACCCACTATTACAAACGCATCGTCTGGATTTGTATATACCCCAAATAGATCTTGTTTTAGACTGATACAAGCATATTTATCAGAATTGCCGAAAGCTCTAGAGGAATTAATCGATGGACTTTTTGATGGGATTCCCTGTCCCCGGCTACCTATCAATGGAGATGAACCACCCATAACTACAGATGTGATAGTGACATCTAAAAGAGCAGTACCTGCCATGGCGGTTCGTCCAACTCATTATGCCACACGCGCGTTGCGACGTGATATGATTATTAGCAATTTTGTGCAGGTGCGCTATATCCCAAAACCATCTAATATCTGGGATCCTAGGGATCGGGCATCTGGAGTTAATTCTATTCAAGTTTTATGTGCCCTGATACAGAGGGTTGATGAGATACTAAGTATAGATGACTGTTGGGACGGGTTGGATGATGAGCTCAACGAATCCCGTAGTACAATCAACACAGCAATATCTGCGTTATTCGGGGAGACTGGAGAGAAACCATTTTTAGGCGCTAGGTCCTCCGCTGGTAATAAAATTACCCCAGCGCAGAGGTTCGTGCTATGCCAATTTATTTTTATGCGATGGAATTTGTTCAATTGCTACGCTACACTCGAACGACTTTCCGACAGCTATTCTAGGGCCTTTTCTACTCCAGAACCCAAACCTGGTGATGTACATACTACATTGGACGCGGTAAACGATTTACTTGGAGAAGGGGCCATCTTGGGTAAATTAAGTGTGTTAATTTTTTACATGCAGTTACATCCCATGATAGGATATAAACAGTTCAGCCCGACTGTCGAGAAGGAGGCCGAAATGCTGACCCTATTCACAGCTGAACACGAGAAGAAAAATACACAGTTTCTAATGGTAGATGAGCTGAGACGTGTGGACTTTGAAATCGCCAAACTCCTAGACGCGCTCTTTTCTGGTGGCGGAATAGATGGCTGTGCCCTGGCTGCATGTCGTTCTATCCGAAATGCTGTCCCGGTATACCTTGCAATGGCTATGAAATCTATCACGGCGTTTGATATCCACGAAGATGCTGCGCGCGGGGCACAGTTTATATATAAACTGGTGACTCGTCGTCTTAGACTCGGGGGATGTAGCGGTTTTGATAAATAAATATGTACTGCCTCAATAAACTAATCTTTTATATCCAATTCATGTATTATATGGGTTTCTTTGGGTCATATTTAAAAGTGTGTGGCGGTGAAAGAAGAGACAGGAGACCTAATTACCCACTGTTAATTATTTAATAGCGTATAGCGTACATCTGGTGTGAAACTACAGAGCATTTTTATAATTATATATATTATAAGACAGGCCGCGAAAACTCCACCTATAGACGCCCAGATAAAGTTACTTGAGAATACAATCACTTCGTGTGAGGTGAAGGCCATAAGGGTAACAATCGTTCCATTTGGAAATAATAATAAAACACTAGACGGGGATGAGTATTTGGTGGGATTGAATGCTGATATTGTAGAATTTTCACCAGCCACCAACTCCAGTTCAACAGCCTTATCGTTGATCAAGAGCAGATCCACAATTTCTCCGGATGATTTATAACGCATAAAAACACACCCGCAGTATAGACACTGGTCTGTGTTCTCCGGGTTATTAAGATTGCCGGGTAATATTATCCCACGCTCTATACCACATTCACCGCTGCGTAGATATGAGATTATTATCGGATTTGATACATCTATACCATCAACTATGTATAATGTTCCGCGTCTTGGGTCACGTCTCGTTATAAGATAAGTACAGTTAATACCAATAGGTAAAACAGCTATCGGTCTCTGATGATTAGATGAAACACCCGGACATGAAAATAGCTCCGGAATGAACGTGTAAAGGTTTCGCAGATTAAATATTATGTTATGGGTATTAGAATCAACTGCCGGCTTTTCTATGGACCGATACGATGAAATGGGAAATGCCGAGAACAGATCCAGGATTCCATAAGTTGATATTATATCATATCTATTAGATGCCATACACGGTGAAAAACCATCAAAAATATTAAATCTTGTCGATGATTTGGTTAGATCATAGAGAATTTGTTGTGGGTTCCACCTAACGGTAGAAGCGTGTTCTGTCGTACACATTGACGTACATTGTAGAAATAACATACGACCTGCGTTAATCGCCTCTTGCTCCACAGAACTCTGTATATTTCCAGCTATATAGATCAGCATCGAACTCAGAAATAATGCCTGCTTGGCCGTTGTGTTCCATCTGACAACATCACTGTAAAGGGTTTCTAGGTATAGGTCCTTGACTATATCACCGGAGAGTTTGAGTGATAATTGGGATTGCTTTTCCATAGATGTATACGTATAAATTAACTGGAGGTATCTCGCGCGAGTTATAAGGCTCCCATGTGAAACGTGTTGATGATCGATAGTGTCCAATGCATCGCGAAGATGTGTCCTACCAACATCCGAATTATAATAATATGTAATGTTGATTGGATCCTGGAAATTTTGCATTCCATCGGCCAGTAATGTATTAGCGAGAAGACGGGTGTTAAAATCCAAGTCTATTAGCTCATCAATGGCCACATATCCACTCAATCTCCGTACTTCAGAAAGAGAAAAAAGAGCAGTTGCCAACCTAGTTGAAATTTTTGAAATATAAGCTGTGGTTCCGTCCATGTCTTGTGGTGTAGCGTGTGATAAAAATAAGGCCGTTTCCATATGTGCCATGGAAAGGTGGTAACGATAATCTAGGCTTTGTTCTGGGTATGATGCTATCGTACGCATGGTCTTATAAAAGCTCCCATTGATCCTATTGTTACCATAGCCTAAAACATATACTTTATACAATGGGCCTTCCGAAGGTCCCGGTGGATCTAATACTAGACTAGATTTAAATCGTGTTATCATTCTTGCATTGGTGTAGTGAGGTGTGACGATAATCTCCAAGGGTGGATAAGAGATGGAGGTTAAAGAAAACCCCATAAAGCCAACACCGATCGTTACATTGACTAAAGTACGATTACTCCATATCCACATCCCCTCCAAAAAATTCATTGCCAATGGCCATACGGCCTCGTAATTAGGTAAATATATTCCATCACGCTGTCGTCTTGTGTCCTGGAAAAAATCCAACTCCAATGCGCAATAGCGTATAATTAAATCTGTATGGCCGGAGGTGGTCGGTTTGTCTTTTGGCGATCGTCGGGGGGGGTTAGTTATATGTCCTAATGGCTGTGTCTGAGTAGCAGTTGTTGGTGATCGTGCAAAATACCAATCATGAAGAGAGGATTCCGGGGTTACCTCAAAGGCAATCAGATGGCGTGTCGTCAGATATCTCCCATTGTATGGATTAAATAAAAGACTCGATAGTGGATATACAGGGGATATAAACCCAAATGGGGCGGCCGCCGCTTCATCGCGAACCTTCGCGGGTGTTGGTTGTACAAACCCAGCCTTGGGGAATAAAAACATAGTACCGCGTTGACGTTGACTGCGTCTATCGAATATGAATAGAAATATATCGCTCCCATTTTTTGGTAACATGATAAATAAGTTTCTCACGTCTGCTACATCAACATCGTCCCTATAAGAAAACTCCCCTTCTACTTCACCAACTGTTCGTCGAGCCAGCCCACCTTCATCAGGTCTATCCATCATCGGTAAACCAGTCAACATCCTCGATACAATGATCAGGAATATCGATAGGTATATTATCAAACACATCATAGATTGCTTGAATCCACGGGCTGTGGCGATGATGTGACCAACCTCCAAAGAACCCGGCTCTTGGATTTAAAACACCAGTTTTACGCTTATAAAGATCTAAAACCGGAAGAGAAATTCAATTAATGAATACATCCACATCACACACGGTTATTTTATTCATGAAACGATGGTCATTATACAATTATCCCCTGACCTCCACACATTCACCACAGGGGGGTAATAGGGAACACCACTAATGTTTAATGGTATATCGTCAAGGCTTCACTTATACGGTGCATATCACATGCGGCTATAAATGTCATATCCATATCTTGTCTCAGTGCTCCCAAGGCGGCGGCACATTCATCAGGGGTTCCTTCCAGATTTAAAGTAAAGATCTGTAAATTTTGGAGGGTTTCCATAAGTCCATCGAGGACCCATGCATGCATGTCAAGTAGATCTCCATTTTGGTCGGAGAGCTCCCGGGCTTTGAAAACACTGAATAATGTGTCACATAAATCTGACTCCGTCGAATCGGAAACTATTGTAGTTTCCACGAGCCTATTCCGTTCATAGTGGGAGAAAATTTTAAGCTTCCCCCACCCATCACGCCAACTAGTATTTTTTGTTAAAAATTTCTTAGTATGTACCAACATCATATATACATTGCGTAGTGCGTGAATTAGCTTCATGTCTATCTGTTCTCCGGTTCTTGAGCGTCCCCTGAGACGCTTCAAATGTTCCTCGATATTCAAGGTTGTTACAACTAGATTTCCACCAGGAGGTTCTCGTGGAAGTGTTGCCATTAGACTAAGTACAGACCCAAGAGTCATATCACCCACAAAATATCTTGCGAGTGGGAAACAGACCAGAGAGGCGAGAGGGTGTCTATCTATGATTAGGGTCACGTCGGGGTGTTCCTCACATACAACTTTCTGATATCCTGTTATTGTGGATAGTCTGGAATGTAAAAGAAGGTATGGTGCGGCAAATCTTGCTTGATAGTGGGCGGTGATATAGGCAGCATCTTCAGCTGATAATTCACCACGTCGTTTCCGGTCCTGGACGGCATAGATACCACCGACAACATCAGTTTCAAAGAGACTACGCCAGTATAGCATTGGTTCTGGGAAGTAGTAAGTATATCCCGGTCGATTTTCATCCGCTCTGACCAGGTACTTCGCCGTTAAACTCTTACCTATTCCATAGGCACCATCTATGTAAATGCGGACAGTATTCACCTGTGATTTAATAATCTCTTCATTCTGAACGGGGATGGTTCCACTCGCCATCGTCTGATCTGTGTATGATGAAACGTGAACAACGACGCAGTGTCGGATTGAGGCTCCGGGCTGGAATTCGATGCCACAATCGCTTTTATGCTGTCCTCAAGCGCGATATATCCTCGACCTCTGCGAGTGGAGTATATACCGACCGACTCGAGTGTTTATTGGGCGGCTCTGTATCCGCAGAGTCTCTTAAAAAGGCTAAGGGCGTGTACCTAGCATGTGAGGTTAACTTGGGTCGTCGCCGACCTGATTGTGTATGTACTATACAATTTGAGGGAGAAGGGGGTGGTATATGTTTTCTAATTGAGCTGAAAACGTGTCGTTTTTCAAAAAATATGGATACAACTAGTAAAGACATTCAACGTCGTGAGGGTTTGAAACAATTAACAGATTCTGTGGGTTTAATAACCAAGATTCTACCACCAGGGGGGGAGAAGCTCACTCTAATACCCATATTGGCATTTATCGCGCAGCGCGGTCTGAGAATTTTGGGAGTTACTAGTTTACCCCCGCAGATGCTTACGAGTAACATTTCTGTTCTGGCTGCTAATATTACCAAGCTCGCCGAATACAATCCAATCGAGAGTGGTGGTGTAATCCGCTCCAAGAAAAAATCAAAATACCCAAGGTCTGGGTCTGGGGTCTATAAACATACGAACCACGTACCGATGTCATCGTGTGTATCTGTGAAGGATAAAAAAAACACTTTAACTCCAATAGGAAGCGGCGAAAGTAACCCTTTAAAATGGGTAGCATCTCTCTTTCCCGATCACTCCGCTACGCAACCACGTGAGTATTAATATGCCCTATATGTGATGGGTAATGAGTCTATATAGATCATATATCAAAACCTTATTTAGGATCAAAGAGATTAATCACTGGTATCATTTGTTGGAGAGGAGAAGTTGTCGAAGACGGGTCATCATGACTGGACGAGTCGAATACGTATTCGACTCGATGCGAATAACTAACATCGGGGATGATCTGATTTTATCGGACACTAGAAATTTTATTACTCCCACATTTCCAGTGGATTATTGGCGTGAGCCAACCTTTTATTTAAATGAAAAAACTACTCCTGAAAGTCTAGATGTCCGCCGAAAGGCTGCTGCCGCGGCCCTGGATAATTTAACCCATCAAAAACTATTGGGCGAAACGGATATAGAGGATCGTCTATATCCCTTGGAGCAACAGGTACTAAATGTGGCTAACGCATTGGCCTCTCTAGAGGAGGTAGCACGGGAAGCGGAAACGGCGGACGCTGAGATGGATAAGGATACTAGACCTCTCCAGTCTAATGGTGGAAGCAGATCGGATGAGACACCTGGAGGGCTTGAGGTTCAGATTACCAAAAATGACACTCCATTGGCATATGAAACAAACCTAGCCATAGATTTTTTAACGATGGTATATTTAGGGCGTGCCGCGGGATCAAATGGTATATCATTTGGTTCATGGTATAGAGCGTTACAAGATCGTCTTATCACAGATCGTCCGTTAACCACCAGAAGTATAGATTATCGAGATGGGCGAATGTCTAAAACTTTCATGACAGCAACAATAATGTCTCTCCAATCCTGTGCCCGACTCTATATCGGGAATAGAGCCTACTCGGCTTTTGAATGTGCAGTTTTATGTCTTCATCTTTTACATCGGGAACTCGATAAGGGAATCATGACGCACCCACCGACTACATTTTCCGATCTAATAGAGCACCTACCGACATCATTGGATATTATTGCTAACACCCTAGGTACTATGCCGTCTGGTAGAGTAATTTATATATATAATATAGATAAACTACCTAGACATCAATTTCAGGCGCCTAATGGTGGACGGTATGAACATCATGCCCTTGAAGACCATAGCGTATTAAATCTACTTCTCCAATTTAAGGTTTTACCTCCGATTCCTGGACATATTAAAGGTGGTCCCCCGGCTATAGCCATAGATATAGACCAGACTGCTTTCGTAGACCCGGTTAATAGAGCCGCGGCAGCTTTCCTAGGGAGGGCACATAATCTATTTCTCACGGAGGATCAGACGCTTCTCAGAGCTACTATAAACACTATAACCTCACTATTACTACTCCGACGCTTACTATGGAATGGAAACATCTATACGGATAAATTACGTAATAATTTCCAGCTTGGAACACTCATACCCCAGACAGCCTCTATACAGATGCTGGGTACATTGACTCGCGGGGCAACCGGGGGGGATTTGGGAGCACCACTCACCATAAAAAGCGAGAGTCACAATCTAGAGTTTTTATGTTCTAGATATATATTACCGATCTATACATCTATGCCAGATGTCGAGATCACGCAATTATTTCCGGGTCTTACAGCGCTATGTTTAGATGCGCAAGCCCTCATAGCACAAACCCGCACCGCGAGGCGCGTGGTGCAAGTGAAAACTGGACGTTTGCAGGACAACTTAATTCGGTTGGTTGGTCTCGAACTCGAAAATAGACGCCGGACAGGAACAGTACCCATAGGTGAGGTGATCACGGCACACGACGCTATATCTCTTCAAACTGAACATGGCTTGGGTCTTCTCATGCAACAACCACGACTTAGAGCCTCTCTTGAGGAAAATCATCGCTTATGGCAATTTAACATTGGCAGTGATTACGATCTAATATACTTTCTGTGTTTGGGGTATATACCTCAATTCACAGCATCTATATAACTGAAATGTTTTGCTAAGTAGATCATATACGAAATAAACATTACATATTAAATATAACACACCTGGTGCGTGTGGGTCTTTTTATTTTCAACCGGCTCTCCAGTAGGAAGCACCAGTTTCTTCACATGCAATGGATACACACGATATTATCGAGGATACCACATCCGATCTCCATATCTACGTGGCTGGTTATCTAGCCCTCTATGATATGGGAGATGGCGGGGAATTGACTTTAACTCGTGATGTGGTGCGTGCAGCATTGCCCCCAGCATCACCACTACAGATTAATATAGATCATAATCGTAAATGTGTCATCGGTTCCGTACTATCTATTGTCGACGATCCTAAAGGACCATTTTTTATAGGGTTACTAAATTGTCCGCAATTGGGGGTGGTACTCGCATCGGCCGCAAGTCCGGGGTTTTTTGGAGTAAAGGAGGGTAAATTGACACGCGTGGAGCAATTACTCTATCTTGTCAGTAATTATCTTCCATCTGCATCGCTATCATCTCGGAGATTATCACCGGATGAAGACCCCGACGACACTCTCTTTGCACATGTTGCGTTATGTGCAATAGGTCGTAGGGTCGGGACGATAGTTACGTATGACGTTACACCCGAGGCCGTTATCGCACCATTTAGACATCTGACCCCAGAATCAACCCGTGAATTACTCGTGCGTGCACGTGAAACGGAAGTCAATCTTGATGGTAGACGGTGGTGTCTCACCGAACAAGCCCTGACACGGGCCCTTCTATCGACAGCCGTAAATAGCATGTTATTAAAAGATCGATGGGATCTAGTGGCAAAGCGCCGCAAGGAAGCGGGAATATCCGGTCATTTGTACCTACAGGCTAGTACCAGAGTTGGTATATCAAATTTCATACGTGATGTTTTAAATGGGGTGGAGTCCGATGGAAATACCGCTTATAAGCAAGGTAAAACGGGGGAGCCTGCCTGCGACTCAGCTCATACCAGTTTAGACGTTCCATCTGTACCCAACGCAGAGTCTGCTACGGAGAAGTACAGTAATACTCCAGAGATGGCATCCCAGGGGAATTCTACCATAAGCCATCCACAACCCCCAAACACTGGAGATTATATCTTGGTCCCAACAGCACAGTATAATCAACTCGTGGTTAATCAACATCAGGCGGCGAATGTTCCTATCCAATACCCCCCGGCCTCTACATTCCCACCTAATATATTTCCCTCTACTGCTATCTACCATCCACCCCTCCCTCCAAACCATTTCCATCCATATGGATTTACTCCATCGTCGAGTGGTCTCGAAGCGCAAATTAGCGCATTGCTCGGGGCATTAACATCAGACCGTAGAATTTCCCAGCGCATGGAGCCAATGGATTCTGGATATACACAGGCGCTGGCCACCTCCCCGTCCCAAGAACGTAGATACGCTCGCAAGAGGAGACATGATTGGGATTCTTCTGGCCAACGTGATGAATACGATCATCAGTGTTATTATCCGGGAGAAAGCCCACCACAACAAACACAGCGTAGTGGGACAAATAATGCCATTATAGCAGAACTGGCAGGGGTTGTGTCCTCATTACAACAAGAAAATACACAACTGAGAGCATTGCGTTCGATTGGTGTTTATCAACAACCCAGACAGGATCTACATCCGAATAATCAGAATCAGCAATACCCAAGCGGAGCATTACAACCCTGTGTGGGAACGCCACCAGTCTGTGTTTCACAACCTCCTACAAATATTAACAGTCAGAATGTCCCCATTACATCAAATATTCAAACAAACGATATCACACCGAAAATAGATGTGGCTATTGCTGGAACCAATCACTCCCAAAATATCGCAGCAACGGTGGATGCCAGTACCGTGACAGGTCTCGGAGTACGTGATGATACGGATTTCTTTGTATCTCAGATGATGAACGCTCGCTGATACATCCCACCCATCGGTTTATTAAAAATATTAATAATAAACAATAGCACGCATGATAAACAGTTGTCGGGTGTTTTATTCCATACTATCTACACACTCATCCAAGTCAGGGATCACATAATCCCGCATCCAGGGCTCCACGGGAGTATCTGGGAATACTCGAGGGATCTTAACCCAATTCGATCCAATGATATCAAGGGCATCCGATAGGTGAGGTGAATCGAGTCCATCGCGGTATGAATGACGAAATGGTAAATGGCGACACGCCCGACAATCTGGATCGCGGTGGCATACGAAATTCCCCCTCATCACAAACGATGATCCGAAAAACTTCACCCCGTCGGTCGATTTAGTCTCCGCTGTGGTCACATCTTCATGCTGCGTTGGTGAAGGATCACTTCCAGGGTCTTGTACAATAGGATTAGGCTTTTCAGTGGTCATGTTCTCGGGTGTACGATTGAGCTCCATGTATAGTTATCGATGGAAAAAAAGTGTTTAGCTTCTGTGTTGGATTGATCGGCGCGAGAGAAATGTGTACCTAACCCTCAAAACCGGGTTATTTTTAAAGAGACCGTGACGTGAATGGGCGGAGAATGATGACATTACAGGATATTTTTGAGTTCAAAATTTATTATCTCTAACTTTTTTTGTGGATAAAAATTTAGAGATGGTCTGGTTGGTTAGACAAGATTTGTTTCAGTATCATCACCGCTATCAAGATTATTGAGGCGTTGGTATTTAGGTCCACGGCGACGGAGGGCCATGTTAGTGAGATGACTCGTTAGGATCGCTGGGCCCTTATTCTTTTTCATCGCCTTATGTTCTTGTTGCTCCATAGCCGATACGAGGGACATATATTTTATCATCTCCCTTGCCTGCATTAGCTTTTCCTCATCGAAGTCATCGACTCCCGGGTCGCTATCCCCACCAGCCGTTGAGGCGGGGCTCTTAGCCGTCTGTTTCAAATTCCTAGTCGTCACAGGATATAAGGCTTTCATTGGATTTGCACGTAATCTAGATATATAGCGATATGCCAGGAATGCTGCGACGATGCCAGCTAATATTAACAGTCCCACGGCCAATGCTCCAAATGGGTTGTTTAGAAATGATGATACGCCTGATACTGTTGAGATTACCGCACTCGCAGCCCCTAAGACCACCTTGCCGAAACCAGCCCCCACATCCCCGAGTCCCTGAAAAAAATTTGCCATACCACGCATGATGACAAGATTATTATCCACTCTGACTATGCTGTCTATATCATAAAATTTTAAGGCGTGGAGTTGGTTGCGGCGTTGAATCTCGCTGTAGTCCAAAAGGCCGGTATCTTCCAGCTCAGCTCGTGTATAAACTTCGAGTGGGAGAAATTCACGATCCTCTAGGAGAGTAAGATTTAAATCCACATACGCACTTATCAGTTCTATCTCCGATAGCGGGACTTTACGGACATACGCATAATCCTCAAAATATACATAATCTGCCCCAAACTTAAAATACCGCTTATTATTGACAGTGCAAGGCTCAATTAGTTTTCGTTCCACGAGAAGTTCATTGTTTTCCCCTAGTTGTCCTTCTATGTATTCGGAGTCATTGAGGGCACGGAAGGAAACAAGAGGGCGGCTGTAACATGTCGTTGATGAACCCGTCACCCGCATAGAATTTTGGATATAGACATGTCCGCTAGAAATGTTAACACATTGTGTTACGGCGACGGCATCTCCAAGTAGGCGCGCGGATACACGACGTTCTAGGGCCATCGAGACCACCCCACCGGGATTGAGTTTTAGGGTCTCTGTCCACAGCACATGTTCGCGGTTCTGAAGTGTACACCAGGCAGTGGCTATCCGACTCAACATTTCATTTACATGGGCTTGTATGTAGTCATAGGCAAATTGTAGCATTGCGAATTCCACAGATGAGGTGGTCTTGAGGAGTGATGCATTGTTCACGGTTTCTATACCCCCCTCTATTGTGCTGCGCCGCGACCTATGATGTTGATTAGATGGGACCGATCTTCTAGTTCGTTGTACTGTTTCCCCAGATGGATTGAGGAGTGCACTGAGATCTACCGTGCGATTGGAACGTGCTAATTCATTGATATATAACTTTGCTAGTTCGTTGCTGATCATGGGACGGAAAGCTATTAGAAATCCCCCACGGGCTAGGTAGGTCTCCAGGGTTCCAGTCTGAATATGAGTTTTACTATATTTACTCTTATAAATCCGGTCTATGGCTTCGGCTGCCTCCTTGGTGGCACAGTCCCCCAAACGGATACGATTGATTTCAAATTGTGAAGTATTGGAGATGAAAGTAGCGGATATGGTCTTGGCTGTAAATCTATAGGAGCCCTGATATTCATCGCGTAGCATTTCATCTATTTCCCTCCATTTGGCTAAGGTACATACCCGACCAGACTTTGGGGTCCAGTTCCAGGCCACTGTCACATGCGGAGTTTCCAAAAAATTGCGAGAAACTGGTGCCCCCAGTTGTAATCGCGTATCCAAGTCTATTGGATAGTATCCCTCGATTTGTTGAAATCTGTCTGAAGAATAACTAGTATGTTCTACATGGGCTCCATCCCTCAGCCCAAAGAATGGAGACATGTGAATCACGTCACCAGTGGAGATAGCAAATGAGTCATATGGATATACAGATCTTGCATCCACTTCCTCTACGATGCAATTTACAGAGGTCCCAGAGTGGTGAAATCCAGCAGCACCGATCTTTGTGTATGTTTCATTGGTGGTGTGCCATCCACGGGACTCTGGAGTGTTGAACTTGGAGGGTTTCAGAGGCAGTTCTCTGGGATCCTCGTCTCGATCAAAGGCCGTAAATTGATAATTGTTACGAACGTAATCAGCTTTCGAGAGGCACATACCCCGTCTATCTATGAGATCTGTAATCTCTTGAACTTTCACGGGAACCCTGTCTGTATATCGGTTGGTTGTAACGGCATAGGAACTCCCAGACCATACCGTTGTCATAATAATGTTTTTATAGTATATATTTGCCTTGAATTTATATGGCGCTATATTTTCTTTAAATATTACAGCTATACCCTCGGTAAAATTTTTCCCTAGTTTATAATCTGGACAGGCCCGTGGTGGCTCTAAACGCACGACAGTAGATCCTGAAGGTGGTGGACACATATAAAAAGTCGATGGTCCGTTAGCCTCTATTTGGGACGCACGGAGAGCTTCCCTCATATCCGACATATCGGTGGGATCTGTAGTTGGTTTTGGTGGTGTACCCCCTACCTCAGGGGTAGCTACAGTCCGCCGGGGTTGTTCCGATGTGCTTCCAGATTGACCCTCTACTGGACGGGGACCGACTAAGAATAGTACGATCCAGATAAATGAAACATATCTAGCTAGTCTGGTTAATCCCGACGATCCGTTACCATGTCTGGAGCCAGTCGCTGCAATACCGAGTAGAGAAGGGAAAAAACATCTCTGTCGAAAATAGCCACTGTGTCCCTGCCAACGACTCCCTCGTCGCCGCTTCCCAAGATCGCCACGAGTGGACATGATTCTTCGTATGTTAGATAAATGCCGGGTGGGCAGATCTGGGTACCTGTATTAGCCGGTCGTGTGCGATCAGAGCGTAGCAACTTCACCTCACCGCAGTGAAACACGGAGGAAAATATGGCAGATGCTAGAATGAGCTCACGGATATATTTCCAAGCCAACCGCTGAGTTGTTGTGACGCCAGACGTATCATCACCGAAATAGTAAAATCTTTGAAATTTACTCACCGTCCACCCACCCCGGGTGGACGTTAACATAAATCCCGCCAATTCTTCTTTTAAATGTGGAAGCAGACCAACGTTCTCAACACTGAAATAAAACGCTGTGTTGGGGGGTTGGGCAAAGTTATGACTGTCGTGGTCGAATAGAGGCCCGTTCACCAGCTCAAAAAACTTATGAGTTAGCGATGGAAGTAATGATGGGTCAATCGAGTGACGTAAAAGAGAAGCCTTCATAAAACTATGTGAATCAAACACCGATTCATTATAGCGGTTGTCTATTACCATACCGGCACGGGCAGCAGTGTCACAAAATGCTCGTCTGGCGCAAAAACCGTTGTATACCGACACATACGTGTGTATCAACGTGTCCCCATATACATTAACCCGTAGAGTCTTCTCGAGTTCACGCCGTTGCTCTCTGACACAGCGACCCAGGCTTGCAAGGGACCGTTTAGATAGACGCTCTGCATAGAGACGGCGTCTATGCGCGGCATCGGAAGCGGCGCGCTCCAATAACTTATCCCACGACCGTTGAGGTAGCACATTACACCCTTCGGGGGAGTCTATGGCCCGGTCCGATTGGGACTGTGTCTCGATGTGGTCATCGAGACACTCTTCTTCATTACTGCTTTCTTGGTTATTTCCTATTCTTTCCAATAATTGTTTTAAAGCCTCTTTATCGCTCTTATCTGGGTTGGTCAGTTGGCGGAGTAGTGGTGTTGATAAGTGATGATCATAACACGCGCGGATGAGAGCCCCTAATTGATCGTCTGGTGAGATTACATAACTCCCGATCATGAGATTATCGATTATATCAAAATCCACTAAACCCTCTCCCACAACACGTTCGAAATGATTCATAGATCTTCCAAATAGAGCCAATTCTGCTGTAACTATCTGAAGTCTAACGTGTTGTTCGCGTAAACTCAACGTCTGTAGATTGTCAGTGAACGAGTCGATAGTCCGGCGTTCTACTCCGTCCAATCCCGCTGAGGCCAGCCAGAATTTCAGCTCACTTACGGCATATAAGCTCTTTGGTGCAGACTTAAAAACGTTATGAGTGTCGAGGAGGCCATCTGCTAGGTTATCGGTAAGGTCGTTTTTTGAATGATTATCAATAGCTTTTCGCCTACCAGCCTCTATTTTCTCTATAGCTGCTTGGGCCGCATTCCGCTTCTCGTCCACCAACCCAGGAATGTATGGGAGATGCTTAACGAGATAATCTTCCTCTATTTTCAGGCTCATCTGCCGTGTAAGATGATCACATATACACCCTAAGAGACGGCGATGTACAGCCTCGCCTTGATTGGCTGTAACACATAACTCCTCAAAACATATAGAACATGGTTGCATGGGATCGAATAATTCCGGAGGAACTATAAACCCACCACCAAGAGTCTTTACCATAAACATATCAATGTCCTCCATTACTCGTAGCGCCGACCCGAACGAGGTTATGAGATGGCAATAATTTAGTTGCTTTAGAAAATTTTCCAGGTCATGTAAAAATCGCATCTCTGTAATAACATTTCCACCATAGGTTGTCAGGTTTAATGTTTTGTGATACTCACACGGTGCTTCGAGTTTCATCGTCTCCTTAAAAAACTCAAGGAATGATCGATCTATAAATGTGGTAGCTACATCAATAAGTCTCTCCCCCTCAATGGATGCATATCTAAGTGCGATCCACACAGCATAGGTTAATGGGGTCTGTATATGTCGCGCCTGATTCCCCAGTGCCGGAAACAGCTTCCGTGATAGAAATCTGATTGTAAGAGCATTAAGTTTAAGTGGGTTCATATAACGTCGTAGCACCTCTGGATCGCAGCGTTTCAACAATTCTATCTGGAATATGTACGTTTGAATCTGGCCTAAAATCACAAGCAGGCGTTGGCGCGCGGCAGCAGTACCGATATGCTTGATTTCACCTGAATTCATATTGAAAGAAAATACAAGAACACAACTCAACATATAGATTTTGTTTATTAAAATACGTCAAAATTACGTAGGTTTACGTAGACATGATTTATAACATATCGAATGTGAGTCCAGCCTTCTTTTCTATAACATTACTCATGTCGAATAGATCATCTTCTGGGTGAGGCCGCTTAATTCCAACTAAGGGGGCATGACCCGTCATATTTTCTCCACATGTGCCAAAATCAAACGCGACCCCGTCCCCATCGATTCCAACATAATTGCTAGTTTGAGTTTCCATTTCTTTAATGACGATTTGTGCGGTCTCTATACTCCACCCATCGGGGTGTGAGGAGATCCGGGTATTAATATCTCTCATATTAATTGCCAAAAACTCATCATCAACTACAGCCCTCCAATCTTCAAGCTCCAAGTGCTGAACACGGGAACCCATGGAATTGAGTATTGCCGAAAATACAGCCGTTTGAACCATGGGTCCACCTTCTGAAATAATAGTTTTGATAACTTCTCCTAGAGAATGATCTCGGACCCCCCCACCACCCCCAATAATCTCACAGGTATACCCAACCCGTGGGCATGCTATAAGAAATTTCCGTGTGCGATCAAATGACATTAGTGGACAAACGTTTTTTCCTCCATTCAACCCACTCCAATTTCCAGATTGGAATACACGGTTATTCCCAGCACTGCCATTGTATTTACTGACGCTTAGACCCAATACAACCATTGGGCGTGTTCCCATCACAACTCGCATCATATTTGTCGATGTATATGTACCAGTCCATAATTCTGGGCGTCGTGGCACTTCCGATAACACGTCTTGTATAGCTGGTTCTATATCGGAGACGCTGCGTAAAGTACCTGAGATCCAGGATATAACTGATGCGGGGTCTTTTGGACGTTTTGATTGAGATAGCAGTGCTGTTATCCCGTTGATGAAAAATTGACTATGATCGCAATACTTCAGAATTAGGTTTGCTGCATAAAATTGTATCAGCTCCCCCATGTTATTTGGGGTTAGATTTATAAAATTTATTGCGGCATATTCATCTGAGAATCGCTTGACCGTTGTGATGGTCTCAATCTCCTCCTTACTCAGGAGACGGGCCGGCATCTGGTTCCTCTGTAATAGAGTCCAATACCATTGGGGGTTTGGAGTCTGGCTCCCGGGTGGATGTCCATTGGGGAATAGAAGCCCGTGGAATTGTTTTAACAAAAAACCCACGGCCCCTGTCAATATATTTGAATGACGCTCGGGTCTTTGATATGCGCTGGTCATCCCTGCTATGCGTGAACGGGCGAGATCTGATAGATTTCCACCAATGCCGGTAGCGAACAAAACACGGTTCTTGATTCTGATCTCCCTTAGGACTTCTATACTCACCCGCGCTATATCACCATCACAGTCTTTAATAGGAGGTTCTGTTGATAATTTTGTTAGATCCGGGGCTACGATGCCAGAATCCGCCAAGGTAACTGTAACGGTCTTCGATGTAATAAATCCACCATTAAGCAGATCCATAAACCTTTTTCTTAGAACTGGTTGGAATTGTACCCGAAAGTTTCGACCTTCAACGGCCTGTCCGTAAAAAACGCAATGACATTGACTAAGTATTAAATCTTGGATAATAGCCAAAAGTGTGCGTCTTCTCAAAAAAGACGTGACGGGGCATAGGACGCTTGCATATGGCTCGAGTGAAATTGACATGGTGTGATTTGCATCAGCCAATGCATCCCTGATTTTAAAATCTCTAACTTCCACTAGATGTCGCATAAATTGCTCAATCGCCTGCTCCACACCAGTCTTTACTGAGGTTAAGACGTTCCGAAAGCTAGCGTGGTCGACGATGATGCGCGAGAGAGCATGGGATGCATTGGGTAACATCAGCGAGTCTCTCTCGAGTAACCCTTGCTGCTCCATATCACCGAGTAGTTTGTCTATAGTTGCCTTGTAGGTATCATTCATGATGCTCCTAGGAGGTTCGTTGTCGTTTGGTCTCCGCAGTGCCCCATATGAAGCATAATTCCCAAGTACATCACAATCGCTATAGCTGCTGTTCATTGTACCAAAAATACCCATCGGGGCTCTTGTTGGGATGCCAAATTTAGGTAGGCGTTGCCGTAATCGATAGAGGGTAGTATGTACACAAAAATGACGTGTATGTTTAGTGCAGAGATTACATGGGACATCCAGGTCGAATGTATTGGTTAAATATTTCACGGCATCGGGTTCTCCTCTCCCTACAAACGCCCCAGCATCATTGCGTTCGAGGTAAAATAACAATCTCGCCATTATCTGGGGGCAGAATCCACAGATCAGGGCCAGATAATCCACAGAAAATTCTTGTCCGGAACCATTAATGGGGATCATTGGTTGGTTCGCCATAGTGGGTAAAACACGGCCGTCCTTGTCGGTTTGTGGATTACCGGCCACGTGTGGTGCTGGAATTAGGTAAAAACGGTGATAAGAGGGATTGGGACCATCTTTACCATCCACGGCCCCACCATCGTCTACCTCGGTCATATACAATACAGAATTAGAGGAAAATATCATAGCTCCTACCAATCCAGCCAGTCTTGAGACGTAGGCTCCAAGGGCATCCAATCGATCTGGACCAGAAAGACCCCCTAACATAGGCCATTGATTAATATCTGGAACGGAGTCTCCATACATACCAGCACCTATTAGAGAGTCTATGGATAATGCAGTGTCAGCGGCCATTACAGATGCCAATCTTCTTTCTATTCCGTTTGTAGATATATTTTTCCCAGAGGCTCCATCTCCCCCGCGCGATGCACCGGTGCGACTGCCTCCTTTAGTAGCACTTGAACCAGAATCAAACAGTGTGAAAGTTACATCCTGTGGTAATACACCTCCTTCATGGCCTTCGTCAAAGGCCAAATGTGCCGCTCCCCGTGCAAGTGCGTCGAGGTTACGCACTCGCAGACTAACTGCAGCTGGACCTAGGATATACCCGTGGATAAGACGGCAGAGACGATCATTGAAGAATGGTTGACAGTAGATAAATTCATCACATATAGACCTCTGCTTGGTCTTAAACGGCTCATGTGATACCCTATTTACATCCGGCATGTATAACTGGATCGGATAAAGCGGAATCCTGAGTACGTCTTGAGAATTGATAACTACAGTACTCACGCCACCATAATGTAAAAATGTATTACAGGAATATACAGCTTCCTTAAAAGTTTCAGTAATAACCAAATAGAGTATGGTGTTTTCTGGATCAAGTCTCAAAGACTTGCATATATCTTCCGCGGTAGTCTCGATAGCTCCATCGACCGGGGGGCTTGTATACCCACTAAAACCAAAGCGCTTTCTTGCGGTTTCACATGCTCGCTGGAGATTTGGCGCCATTGAACATGCTGGGATGGTCTCCCCTCCATGAAATATAAAGGCATTTGGATGGTAGTGACTGGGGGTAAGCTTGTAAGATATCCCATGTCCACTGAGACCAGAGGTTTTCGATCCAGACAACACGGCTACGTTATGAATAAATCCAGTCTCTACAGTGAGACCTTGAATCAGAGGAACAACCGCTAAATCAGAGTCTGAACTCCGAGCCGATAGAATCCCCAATTCTGGAATCTGCAGGGAATCACTTCTGCATGCATAGATGTAACCGAGTGGACCGGCTTGAAGTGAGATGGTCTTTGGGGCAGATTCCATTGTAGGTATTATCCTATTAAGTCTCGATGAGAAGCTATCTCTACACCGTAATTTGTACCTGGTGTAAACTAAGACGAATGAGTGGATATACCAAATACCTGGGTATGAGTTATACTTAAGTGTGTGAATGTCCCCGCCCACACAGGTCACATGTAGGTAGTAGGTTTTGTGTAAAAGGATATTAATTTCCCATCTAGATACACATCGAAACTTTTTTCTTATCTGGGCTCGTCTATAATTTACCTCCGATCAACGGCGTCGAGCTATGAGAAATGGGGAGGATCGAAACATGCTATCTAATCGAGGTGGTTTTTTCAACCCATTCCTATTCAGAGGGGCCTGTGGAGACTCCTCCAGACTACCTAAAAATGAATCGATGCGATATAATGGATATAGACCTACGTATTATACAGATCTGGCTGAATTTAAGTTTATAGCTCCCCGCTGTCTTGATGAAAATCTACATCCTGACCAACGCAAGGGGATGCATATAGGAACCCTCTCCAGACAACCGAAGGTATATCGCGAGGGACAAGAATATAACATATTTGATTTTAATGATAGCACAGAACTACCATGGCCTAGACGCATATATACATGGGAGCAAAAATCCTTACTCCCACCCAACTTCGATTTTAGATTTGATCGTTTTCATGTATACGATATTATCGAAAATATTGAAATAGCTACAGGGGATGATTCTTCGCGTTTTGCAAACTTTATACGTCCCAATGGAAGTGTTATAACGTTATTGGGTCTTAGTGCGTGTGGTAAAAGGGTAGCCGTGCATGTATATGGAGTGAATCCATATTTTTACATGGATAAGGATCTAGTGGATAGGGTGTGTAATATTTCTAATAATCAACAATTGGTGTCGCTCATGGTCGAGTCCATTAAAAATTCATATATAAATAATGGGGTGGGGGGTAGACATTCGGGGGATCGTGGATTGAATATGAAAATTTCCCAAGAATGTTTCAAGATAGACGTGGTTTATGCGACCAATATTTATTTTTTTCACTCACGACCCAAGTTATATTATAAAATTACTACCGGTAGCAGTCGATTATGTGGATATATTTGTGATAATTTTCATCCTGAAATTACAAAATATGAAGGGAACGTTGATGTAATATCCAGGTTCATATTAGATAATGCTGGATTTATAACCTTTGGATGGTATAGGTTACGCCCTGGAGCAAACGGGGAGCGGGTTCAATTACGATCAATCGATAAATACGTGACGTCAAGTGATGTTGAGATAAATTGTACAGTTGACAATTTAGAGGCATTACCAAACGATGATACATGGCCAGACTACAAATTACTATGTTTTGATATAGAGTGTAAAGCCGGAACTGGTACTGAATTAGCATTTCCTGTCGCTACAAACCAAGATGACGTTGTCATTCAAATTTCATGTTTGATATATTCATTGGCCACTCGTAAACACGAACTCACGCTACTATTTTCTCTGGGTTCCTGTGATCTACCAGACAGCTGTCTGCTCGGAAGTACTGAAAGGGGGGAGCCGACGCCCATCATTTTAGAATTCGATAGCGAGTTTGAAATGCTTATAGCATTCCTAACCTTTATAAAACAATACTCCCCTGAGTTTGCTACAGGTTATAATATTGTCAATTTCGATTGGGCCTATATCATCGAGAAACTAAAATCGGTATACAATATTCGCTTGGATGGATATGGAAAATTTAATCGAGGTGGATTATTCAAAGTCTGGGATATGGGCCGAGTAAATTTTCAAAAACGGAGCAAGGTCAAGATTAATGGTCTTGTGACACTTGATATGTACACCGTCGCCACAGAGAAACTTCGTTTATCTAGCTATAAATTAAACGCCGTCGCGGAGGAGGCCTTAGGGGAGTATAAAATAGACCTCCCCTATAAAGAAATTCCACGCTATTACGCGAGCGGTGCCAGGCAACGGGGGATAATAGGTGAATATTGTATCCAAGATTCTCTACTCGTGGGGAAGTTGTTTTTCAAATATCTCCCACATCTGGAGCTATCTGCTATAGCGAAATTAGCAAATATAACTCTGACACGTGCCATCTTCGACGGGCAACAAATCCGGGTATACACGTGTCTCCTAAAATTAGCCAGAGACAGAAATTTCATCCTACCTGATAACCGCAACCGTTTCTGTGGAGACCCGAATATACCCTCAGAGGACATAGAAAATATAAACACATGTGACAGCATGGAAGGTGATTACACAGAGGAATTCGATCAGCAGTCATCTACCGTAGCCGAGTGTGTGGCTCCTACCCCATCTCAAGCGACATCGCGTTCTGTTGGATATCAAGGGGCCAAGGTTCTAGACCCAATCTCCGGATTTCATATAGACCCAGTAGTTGTATTGGATTTTGCCAGCCTCTACCCAAGTATTATCCAGGCCCATAATCTATGTTTCACGACTCTTACCACAGAACGTCAATCTCTCGAAACCCTCCGACCAGGAATAGATTTTTCGGAATTTGATGTCGGTGGACATAAATTATATTTTGTACATTCGCATGTTCGAGAAAGCCTGCTTGGTGTTTTACTTCGCGATTGGCTTGCCATGAGAAAGGCCATCCGGGCCCGTATTCCCGATAGCACATCAGACGAGGCGATTTTACTGGATAAACAACAAGCTGCCATAAAGGTAGTATGTAACTCCGTATATGGATTTACCGGGGTGGCTAATGGTCTTCTCCCATGTCTACAGATAGCCGCCACTGTAACTACGATAGGAAGAGATATGCTACTCAATACTAAACATTACGTGGAGTCTAGATGGGCAACTAGAGAAGGAGTCGAAAGTGATTTTCCAGAAGCTATGACCGTTACTATTCCGGATAAACCCTATAATGTACAGGTAATCTACGGTGATACAGATTCCGTATTTATTAAGTTTAGAGGCTTCACGTATGATGGAGTAACGAGATTAGGTGATCTCATGGCCAAGCAAATTTCACAAGCCCTGTTCAGAGCTCCAATCAAACTCGAATGTGAAAAAACTTTCTGTAAATTACTATTGATAACAAAGAAGAAATACATCGGTGTGATCAACGGAGGGAAAATGCTTATGAAGGGTGTCGACCTTGTTCGTAAGAATAACTGTAATTTTATCAATACATACGCTCGCCGATTAGTGGATATATTATTATATAATGATACAGTTTCCGAGGCAGCCGCAGAAATCGCAAGCGTGCATCCCAGAGAATGGATGGGACGTGCGTTGCCTGCCAACTTTTGGGAATTTGGAAGGGTACTGGCTGAAGCATATACTCATATAACCGCTCCAGATCTCGATGTGAACGATTTTGTTATGACCGCGGAACTCAGCCGTCCACCTGATGCATATATCAATAAAAGGATTGCCCATCTCACGGTGTACTATAAATTGGTTATGCGTAACGAGGAAGTGCCTAGTGTGAAAGAACGTATACCATATGTAATTATATCACCAGCGCAGGTGTCGGACAGTGACCTGCTTGGAGTCGATGGGTTGCGCGGGACTATAATCAATAAGGCCCTCAACAATACCAAAAAAAGAAAATTGCTCGTGTCGGATCTTGCTGAAGACCCATCCTATGTAATAGCTAATGGCATACACCTGAATACAGAATATTACTTTTCACATCTTTTAAGTACGATTAGCGTTACATTTAAAGCTTTGTTTGGAAATGATGTCAAAACAACTGAAATACTTCTCAAGAGGTTTATTCCGGAAACATCAATAGTAGACAGACGGATACAAACCAAGTTATCTGAATATGGGTTTGAGGCATTGATCGAAACTAGCGGGGTGGAGGAAACTCGTCGAATATTGAATAAAGTTTTCTGTATTCCAAGAGCAACTCTCCATCAAAGCTAAGGTCCCTCATCTTACAATAAATATCAGTTGCACTCACGGTTGGTATCTCCATATCCGTCTGTCTTTCACCATCTCGACGAACCACCAATATAAACATAGTTTGCCACACATGTGCGATAATCCTATACCCGTGACAAGCAGATAATAGTCTGTCCAATAAACGATGGTGAAGGTGTACGGTCTTTCCTGGAAATACCACATACATCATATACCCCGAAAATTCAAGGTCGCGATAGAATAGAACTTTAAAGTTTTGTGGTCCCCCATCTCTTAGAACATGATATACAAAAAACAATTCTGGTTGACTGAGAACATCTTCTAAAAATCTCTCCGCTGAACCCTGTATTTGTGTGGATGTACTACCACCGATGTGGTTAGCGAGGGAGATGATTGATGCCAAAAATACTCTATATTCGTATATGTTATTTAATTGTTGGACATAGGCTAAAACTAAAGCCGCCCGGCTAGTGTGATATAGACGAGGTTCTCCGGAGACGGCACATGTTGGACAATAGCCACCTATCCCTAGATGATATCCCATGGCAGATAGCGATACACAGTTATCGGCAACTGTCTGATTGAGATCGAACGGTAATGATATTGGCGTAGTTTTTACTATAGGAACAACCAAGTCTCGTACGGCCGCGAGTTCATCTGATGGAGAAACCGATACATAATCAAAATATAGACTATAACGTTCTCTTTCTTTGAAACAGGTAATCATTGGAGTTTTTTCTAGAAGACGTGCCTGTTTTGTTGTGGAATCCCCCCTAGTTCTTCGTACTCCTGTCGTGGAATGGAGATCCTTGCGAGTATTTTTACGTGAATGATGAAAGGATTTCCTATGGTGTTGACGAACGTTCAAAAGAGAACACAATGCAGATCGCACTTCAGCGTCGCGCTCGTGCGAACTCCGATCGGACCGTTTCTCAGACATAATTGTATAACGTATGCTCCAGAGAAACCAAAGAGATACTATGGCGGCGGAAAAATGCTCCGGCGTCCTTAATAAAGGCTGCCCCGGCCGTTGGCTTGGGAGGAAAGACCTGATAGGTCTTAAAGGTATACGCCAATGTCAATAGACCCACGCATACACGCCCCTCAAATCTATTATCACTCGCCAACTGCGCTTTATATAATTCTAGATCCTCCTTCTCCGATGAAGTTGGATGGTCAAATAGAACACGAGGGTTTGTTTGAAGCTCGGAGATTATACACATTGGGTCGCAAAAGAAGTGTTTATATATAGCTTCAGTTCCCACCGCGGAAAGTAAAGTTATAAACCGCCCACCATCCCCACTAAAGGAATACGCTTCACCACTGGTGACTTCATCCTTCCATGCTTCCAAAATAGGAGGTATACAATCAAACAGTCCTGCATTATTTGCTGAATATGTGACGACCTCCCTCTTGAATCGACGTAATGCCACCCAATAATCTCTAATGATCAGGAGATTGCATAAGATACATTCTGAGACAGTTCTCCCCCTAACCTGGGCGTGTTTTAGTGTCGTTAAGAGTATTGGTCCAAATTCCAAATTTGGAGAGGCATCCACACCAGTAAATTTAGTAAATCTAGGGGCGGTATCGCTTACTAACTTCTCCCTGTGTATTGACCAGTAATTCTCCACACATACCCTACGCATTCTCGCCGCTTGAGTTATACGATCATCCACCTCCCAGGTGGTTATACCACTTAACAACAAAAGAACGAGGTCCGCATAATCTCGTTCATTATTCCGGGGTCGGTAATTTTGAGCCTCTTTCAATAATAGTTCCTCATATTCATTATCTTGGGATTTGGCTCGCTCACAACACGTCAGGCACCCGCGTCGTCTCCGTTCATTATTGGAACAGTCGAGGAGTTTCGCACAATCCTTCCAACTAACCAAGGCGGTTGTTAGTGATTGGGGTGGTGCATTTATGTTACAATTGGCTGGTTGAGTTCCATCGCTCACACGGTGGGTGGTTGAAGTGTTTTGGATACGCGTGGTACATAACATGGCTCTCGTCGAAGACTGGATTAGAAATGAATAGTTTGAAAACTGAACCTTGTCGTGCTCCAATCTACCCGCCTTTAGATTTTGTAGTGATAACGAATTTGGTGTATTTATCTGGGACATGCCCCCGTCGGTCCGAAAGCAGCCATGTAGAAAAAAATGTCGTTGAATATCTATCGGTGTGACGGTTCGCCTAGCGAACGCCCCCACCAAAGTAACATTTTCATGTCTTAGATAGTGTTTATCCATTAGATATACAAATTCAAAGGCGGCCACGAACGTGGAGGTGGCACAGAGTGGTATGGATAGACATTTGGAACATAGCATAGCATAATCAGATATCCACTTGGGATCCAATCCAAACTTCCGCCTATAAAGATCAATTATTCGGCACACGATACACGGTCTATCCAATGCGAGTGAATCAGCAATCACCTCCACAAACTGTGACACGTCGTTGGGTAGTGGTTGAGATTCACCTATAGGATTTCCATGATTTAACGTGTCATCTTCCGATGAAGGGGATACTGGGATCTGTATTAAATGAGCAGCAAATAACAGCTCGTTACAGAGAGTGTCGTTTGTGGTGAGTAACCTCGGGTTGAATGCTGCATAAGGGGCCTCGAACGCGTCGTTCCTCCAGGTACTCTCGTCATCCGGTATTACAATAGGGAACATGTCCAGGCCTATGTCTCAAAAGACCGTATCTAGCAACGATCAGACCAGGAGGCTTAAAGATAGGATCCCTTCTATCGACCTTAATGCTTTAAATCTCGACAGTCTCGAGTCTATTTATCTAAATGGTTTTGATGACATAGATATCTGGTTTGAGGATTTAACCCCACCAGAACTTGAACTCTTTTTACCTACCACGGATCTAAAGCTAAACTATTTATCATATACCCAGCGACTCGCATCTACCATCATACACGATTTGAAATCCTCTAATGGGTGTGTCCATGGTACAGCTCTGGCCACGCAAAAATCACGTTTCTCGGCTGTTATAAACCGTTTTCTCGATCTACATCAAATTATACGCGACGTGTGATTTGATGGCAGGTGGGGTGGTGTAAGGCCCCCCCATGCTCTATATATACCAAGTCGCTTGTCATCCTATGTTTTAATTTCTACATTAGGACTTGGAAGTCCACATCATAACTCTCATTCTCTACTAATTATAGTGATCGGCCAACAAATCGCGTGATATATTTATGGGGAAGTCACAACTACTGCAGCGTATACGCCTAGTGGTGTCGGGTAATCTTCGTTACGGCGATGGAGATATACATCTATCCAACCCAAAAAATCCACCCGCTCGATGTATATTCCAGTTCAGTGGTCAAGATGATAATGACGTGACATTTCCTGTGGAATATGTATTACGTCTTATGAGTGATTGGGCGGATGTACACTGTGACCCATATATCGAGATTCAAAACACCGGTGTGTCAGTTTTATTTAAAGGTTTCTTTTTTAAACCGGCCATGGCCGCGGAGAGTCCGATCAACTCCGAAAATACTAATGTAATCCTAGGATCTACTCAGAGTACTGGGATCTCACTTTCTACGTTGGATGTGGCAAAACGTGAGAGTGGAATGGACCTGCGTCCACTGCGGGTAATGATGCAATTACATTGTTTCGTACGCATGCCAAGGGTTCAACTCTCTTTTAGGTTCATGGGCCCGGAGGACGTCTCGCGGAGCCAACGCTTATTTGAGAGGATTTCAAACTTCAATCTCACACGTAGACATCGTAACATAAAATCTACTAATGTATCGACTGGAATAAATGACGGTCGTATAGGATCTATAGATGCTCCACAACCGCTGCAGAGATCCGCGGATCCATCACGGCTTTTAGCAAACGCAGCCGATATCATCTCAAATATAATTTCTCCTGTAAGACCTAGTTCTATGAAAACATCACTAGTATCCTCCGCTAGACCAATCGTTTTCGGTAGTATATCATGTTTTGTATTCGTGATAGCCATCACCCTTGGAATTTTGTTGTCTGGGAGAAACCAATAAAAAGCCCATGTATATATCTGTAAATTGCCAGTGTTTATTAACCTCTCACAGCGTCCGTATAACCCCTCGGAACCACAACTCCCCCATCGTGTATAGGCGATAACCAGCCATCGTTTAGTTAATAATGGCAAGTGAGTTTAACCCCGCTGATCTACAGACCATCACCGCTGCAAATCTAAACGGGTTACTCCCGGTTGATATAATTCAAAGTCTTAATAGGGCGGGGCGTCCAGAGGGCGCATCGCAAGCGGCCATGTTAGATGCAAAAAGGACTCTATTCGTCGGTACAGCATTATCAATGGTCGCTCTACGTCAACGCCATGCCCAACATACAATCAACCGCCTCCCCATGTTCGCTGAGTATGATGGGTCATATTGGGCACGACCTACTATTGGTCTGAAACGAACATTCTCTCCAAGACTAATACAGGTCGAGACCGTCGAGGATTGAACCCTTCAAAAACTTCAGATATAAAATTAATAAAACAGGATTTCGAATATTTTGTTATTATGTATTTAATATATCAAAAATGTTTTTGGGGTGGTCATCCGAGTATAAGACGAATCTTGTGTAAGTCAGTTAATAGGCAGTGTTTTTTATCCGTAAGAAGCTTTCTCGTGCGACGTAGGCGTTCGGCGATCATTCGACACGCAGTTGTCAGGAGCGCTAGGACTCCTATACCTGTGTTTCTGAAATATCGCCTGCCTTGAAGTAGATCGTCCGCTGCTACCACTCTCGTGAAGGTTGTGTCAGCAGAATATTGGGGCGACTCCCCACTGTCAGTTCCGATATTATCAATGGTGACAGGTAGTGTGGGACTCGTCCCTCCGCTGTCCACATTCACATTCACATATCCCGAACTGTCATCAATCAATGTGGTTGAATCTGATGTGGGTAATGAAGTCTGATTCAGTGATAAGTTCTCTAAATTATACGTTAACCGGGGACTCTTTTCCATTGTATCAATCTCGGATGATAGGTTATCCATCGACTCCCAAGAATTAACCAGGGCCGGGGCCCTGGTGATAATTAGTGTATCTTTAATAGGCGGTTCCACAGTATCTAATACTGTCCATGGATCGCTATTATATTTATTAACCCTTTTAGTCTTACTCTTTAAAGGTCTCTTGGGTGGATTGATGATTTGGGGTGCTCGAGGAGATAATCTCGAAATGGAAACAAGGTCTTGTGTTCTGGGACTATGCACTATATTCACGCTCATCGTTTCGCCTTTATCCCCAATACCGCTATAAACATGCGCGGTTTCCTCAGATGGGTCTTCTTTTGAAGAAACGCCGGTAGAGATGGTAACGAGTGCTGCTCTATAAATCGTAGCAAGCCGCTCAAATTCACTTTGATTGGCTTCGGTTGTCACATTTGATGTAACTGTTATAGGTCTCAGACGACCGCTAGTGATATTCTTCTTAGGCGATGGATCACCTTTTTTCTTATGCGATCCCCGAATCGCCTTCTCACCGGGTGTCTTTTTGGTCGATATATCCCTCTGAGTGGCAAGTGGTTCGGTTGTTCTAAAATATTCGGATATGTTATCATTGGGTTTCTCCTGGCGATCTCCGTCAGGGCCAAACGACGAGCGCGTTTCGGAGTGTAGAACGATGGGGGGTACGGATATGGCCATCGAAGTGAGCCCGGAAGGCGTGTATCGATCATTACTCGATGTAGTCGAAATCTGGACATGTCCATCAGGTCCGTCGTCACCGTCCCAGGGTATAGATTCTGGGGTACAAATTCCATGATCGTGTTCATCTGTTTCGTTATCGAATGAATCTTGATTGGTAGCAGATGTAGAAATTGTCACAGGGAGGCCAGGTGCGTCGTGGGTTAATGAGTCTCCACATGACCGACTCTGTGTTTTATCTACTGTCTGGGAGGTGATAATTAAAGGGGTGTGTCTGTGTAGACTCAGTTCGATGGGAGATCTGAGCGCACCCGTGTCATAATCGTGAGTATACTTAGATTCCGGTGTAAATAATATCTTAGATATAGGCTTCACAGTCTCCCAGGTATCCGATAAAGCCCCCGAGGTTACATCATCTGGTGAGTGTGGAACAGTACTCGAGATTTCGGCTTCAGATAGATAATCTGCGTTAGCCACATTCGCATTCACATCTGGGAGTCCATCAGATAACCAGTCTTCCCAGTCGCCTATAATTGGGGTCGTGTTATTAACATCATTCATCAAAGCGTCTAGTGACGTAGAGCCGGACGTGATGCTCGAGACTTCTATAGAGAGGGTTGTTACATCATCATTTTCAAGGTTTGTATTATATGTAGAAACTACCAAATCAGTAAGTGGATCTATGGGATCGTAATTACGCGTAATATCCGCTCCGATACCTTCACTGTCTACAACGGATTCTGCTGAAAAACTTGGCAATTGGGCATTTGGAGCTGCATATGGAAATGGAATTTCATCCGAGAATTTATAGGTAGGGGGGCCTGCATAAAAACTTCCACATTCCGCTAAATTTGGTAGATTCTCACCACTTATCAGTTTTGTGAAGAATGGATCGGAGACGTCCCTATTTGGTAATAGATCGTCATCGGTCTCAATAAAAGGAATCTCTGCAATTAATTCGTCTGCCGCGAGTGAGATTATAGGTGGTTTTGGGGGTACCGGGTTTGACCAAAATATATGTGTTATATTCGATCCCACATCCAATGTTATCAGACATGGTCTAGCATCAGCGAGTGGTTTACTGGCCACTAAAGCAGATAATCTATCTAATTGGCCGGACAGACACACATTTTCTATGGTATTGGGATCCAATGCTAAGAGTCTATTTCCCCAAGAACTCAGATCAGATGACACGGCCATCCCTATATCATGATCAGTCCCCCCTGGTCTAGAGTCGAAGAGCTTCATACACATGGTCAACCCTGATGTTGTTGAAAACACATCTGCATTCTCCACGGCCACCACTAGGGGTGCACCCAATAAGATGGCGCATGTAACTATATCCATTGCTGTCACATTCTTAATCGTGCCAGGTGGCGATCCCGTTAATGTGAATGTTGTAAGCTTGCCGACTGGGGTATATAGGTTATCTCTCTCCTGATCGGTCGTCGCGAAGACTACAGCCGGGTCTATCGTTGAGACTGTACTTTGTATATTAGCAACTGTATCTAGGCGGCTATCTATCATATCGTCATAGGTCATATTTTGTTGATCCAATACATCTGGCCTTAGCGCCGTCCAGAGGGATGATAATACCTTGACCGGTATACACATACGTGCCATCACAGTAAATGTTTTAAGTAGGTCTCCAGGGATGAGTCTTTTAACATCCCCGGCGATGGTTCTACTTTTTTCATCGGGGGAACTTAGCCAGACATCCAACAAGCCAGTAAGAGAAGTCTTGATAGCTTTCCAGTCAGAGGCTCTTAAAGCAAAGAGTGACCCATGTGATATATCTTCTGGATGTACATCCACTGGTAATGGGCGCCAGGGATGTGATGATCCATGTTCTTGTTTAGGGTTAACTTCAATAGTGTTGATTAGAATCCTGGATGTCAAAGCTTCGGTTATAGCCAGAGTTAGGGTTTTTGCCATGTATTCGTGTTGGCGGATTAGATCCAATCTGAGAAAATTTACCAAATGCAACGGAAATGTCATCACAAGGCTTATCATCATATCCGAGAGGGTGAATGTTATATTATCGCGACTACCAGATTTTGCCGGTCGATCTACATTAGTATTTTTTATCACATCATTGGTAAGCACCTCACCGGTTTCTGTCGAAAAACGTATATCCTTCCAGACCCTGCCATATTGCCGTGTAAGCGTAGTGGCCAATATTGCCGAATATGTCTCGGCGGCCATATTCGACATCTGAGAAGAGTCCCAATCGGGACGCCGGTGACGAATGAATCTAGAAAATATCGAGAATCCCTCGCGATGGGCAGTCTCAAACCCGAGTCGTAACTGAATAACCTCGCTCATTACACGCATACCAACTATAGATAGAGATTCCGATAATGGCTCGGAAATCATGCTCGGGCGTATTAGTTTGCCCGATTGCCCACATAACATGATAGCCAGTTTCTCACCAACAGCATGGTAACAAAGTTTATATTCTATTGGAGTTCCATTGGTATCCAGAAAAGTCTTTGGGAACAGTATGTCGATATGGGAAGTGGCCTCCCTGAGAGTGTATATCACGTCACGATCGCCCATGATAGCAGCGACCCGTCCACAAAGGCGCCTATGTTCATCCTCTACCAGGTTCCCTTTCTTAAATTGGTTACTTCCTATAGTAATTTTACATGGAGTAACAGTAGATAGTTTACTATATTCACCATAAAGGGTAATCCTTAATAAAAGCAGTTCTCTGTATACAGCGTATTTTTTTTGAACCCATTTAGGTAGGGACTTTGCAATACGATCAAATTCTCCTAGAAATACATCTAGGGTTGCTGGGTCCACCTCTGGAGGAATTCGCCTAAGCAGCGCCTCAAATTTTGAGATGTTAGCCTCCGTGGCATGAAAGGTATCATAGAATTTTTCCAGGGCTGAGTTCCTCTCTGCATATCTAGCATCTAAGGATCCAGTAAGTTTTGCTGGAAGGCGACGGTAATTTTCATTCGTACGTAATCCCAAGACGATCCCCATTGCTGCTTGTAGGGAGCGCGCGCGGACACCCGTGGAGGTGAATGCCTCACTGGAATTGGTAATATGAGGGAGTTCTCGTTGAAAATTGTCCCATGCCTCATTCCAGGCAGCTTCCGCCGCAATTAGCTGTGATCCCAAATCATTCAAATCATCACGGATAGATAAAAGTTTATCAATTCGTTCTCCATATGGCTCCATTGGCCCTTTACCATCTATTTTTGTGGTCAATGGATGGGAGTCTATGATAGACCGACTTTGTTGTAACCACTCCACAGCCTTAACGTCTAATTCACGGGCGTCCTCCACCGTTTGTAGGAAAAGGGCCATCTGGGTGACTAGATCCTCCGCAGAAGAAGCTTTGTCGATGCTATTGGCTATTGAGGGTGGTGGGGGGTTTAGACGCAATAGATTTTTTAGGTTGGCTAAGTGGGTACTCGCGTCTCTATCTTGAGCCTGGGCCGCATCTACAACCTCTCGTAGAATTTTGATGGCCCGTCCGGTCGCTTCCTTTTTTGCGAGACTCGTCTCGGCAAATGCATCCTTGGCGCGGGTGAGATCATTTTTTACTAACATTACCATTATAGCTGCGTATGCAGACCCCGTGAAACGGGATTGATCGAATGTTTCTAAATATTCAATGGCATGTCTCAAAAGTTTTTCACTTGGTATATGAAGATGAACCCCATCTGCAATAATTCTTGTGGCCTCTTCAACATTCCGTACATATGACACTTCTTCCAAAGCGTGACCTATTTCACTCGAACGACTTCCTATCGCCTGAAGTACATCAGCACGTAATTTACTCAGGTGGTCCCGCTCCTCCTCAAAGACAAGATATGCTTTGCGATAATATTCCACATATTTAACGAGCTGGGGGACTTGCATTAGATCAAAAATCATATGTGTTATCAGATCATTGGGTTTGAGATGACCACCATTCACACCGGAGAAGGTAATCATACCAGACGCTATACGCATTAAACGTAGTAGGCTATCCACATCAATACCATGAAACAGAGTTGTTAGAACCGGAGCGGCAACCGCAAATTCGTCCCACCATGTAATAGCATGTAATAGCTGGATCACTGGATGGATAGTAAGGTTTATGTTTTCTGGCGCGTATGGGTTAAACTTTAACACCTCCTCTATCACATTGAGAGCCCTGTGTGTATTTGCGGCGAGGGCCCGCTCCGCATGTTTTCGAAAATCATGTGTATTGTACGCATGTCCAGCTGCCATGTCACGAAGTCTGACAAGTTCGACTACGTCGAATGATGATTGGGTCTCTATCTTATCCAAGGCGGCATGCATGTCGATGCGCCATCTTTCACGTGTCATATCTTCTTGTCTCACCAAGCGCCTTTTTTCAAGGTCCGTTAGCCCCATCTCCAGATCACATACTCGCTGCTTAGCTATGTCTACCAGATGCAGTAGATCTTGACGGGCTTTCATGACGCTAGGAGAATCCACAACCATCGATTTTAGAAGCAACAGGTCTCCATTATGAATCGTCGATGAGGCCTTCGATAGAACCTGTCGCCCCTGGGTTAATACCATATCGATATCCGGGGTTGTGACATCAGCTTGGGTACTTTTCAATCGTGTAACTGTTTCTACTAAAGTTCGTGTTGTATCAATCAATGTCCTCTTGGTACTCTCTACTTGCTTAACCTCTATTAATGTTTCAAGGCGATTCTTATATTTCTCGGAGATTACTTCCAAAAACGTAAATTCTGTAATTATCTGTCCTCCTATACTAACTGTTTGTACTGCTTCATCTACCGCGGCGATGACCCCCCGTATGGCTGTTTCTGAATCTGGGGCAGCAGTAGCAGATCCTATCGCTGCGGTTAGTTGATCCGCACATCGTATAAAAAATTGATGTGTCGTGTGTTGCTGTGTTGGATCTAAAATGAATTCTATTACAGTTGCAAATGCCCTACCAAGACCCAATAGGGAGGAGGAAGTAGTCGCGCTTGGACGTTCAATGGCCTCACGATATTGGTTAAATAGTGACCATAAATGTGAGTGGATGGTAGTTAGCGTTGATTTCGGTGCATCGGCTATTACTAGACGAAATTCTTCAGGTGTCTTGGCATGTGCATCAAGCATCAATTTCTCAATGGCTCCGGGTGCGGCCCTCAGGCCAACAAATCCCGCCAGGGGTAACAGGAGGGTTTTAAGTTGGGAGTATATCTCATCACGACGAGCCTTGATGGTCAATATACGATTTCTCGCCGCCTGTGCCAATGTTTCTATCTCACGCCGCTTTATCTCCACCTGGGCCTTAGACTCGCCCGTGAGACGTCCCTTGGTTATATGTTCATCCAGCACCTTAACTTGCCGCATAACCTCATCCGCACCTCGAATGACTGTGTCTATAGATGTCAGATCTGAATCCGAGGCATCTTTGGCGGCCTGTTCAACAGCAGTACTGAGAACTCGAAACAGCTCCAGCTCGGTCCCTAGAGATGCAGCTTTAGAGGCCCGTTCGTTTATCATGTTAATATCTTTGATTAGATTGTCAAATTCTTTACGATTTATATGTCCTCCATCTAGGGCATCTGATAGCAAAGCTACCCAAGATACAAGTGCCCCATCCGTAGATAGATTCTTTCCAGTCTGTAGTAGATCTCTTAAAAGGGATGTGTTATGCAAGGTGTTAATACATTCAAAAGGCGTTTGTACAGGTGTATTTGCTGAAGCGATAATAGATTGGATGGTTTTGTCGATCAACGGTATAGATGTTACCATACGTTCTAATCCCATGGTGGCTGCTCCAGCTATTTGGAACCGACACGCGCCTGTCTTATCCATTAAAATGGCACGTGCGCTATATTGCGCCCCTCGTAAAAAATATTCACGTATAGCATCATTGATCATAATCTTAACCTTGTCTACAACCTTACTCAATCTATCTGGGATCTTAGATCTATCTAATGATTCGGCGAGTCTAGTTACCTCTTCGACCCCGCTCGCGATCGTCGGTTGTAGAATTTCTACAGCATCGAATCTGTCATGGGCTGTGTGAATAGCAGATTCCAGCGCATCTATGTCACGGGCCAGAGCTGCGTTTGAATGAACGGCTCTGGCCTCTTTCGCGCGCGCACGTTGAAATAATGAATTTACACGTTTCACCAGGGGCTGGGTCCTACCGTCTATGGATTTTGTGAATAATCTTGTGCTCTGGTGTGTCAGGGCATCCATGAGGCGTTCGGCGAGGTGGGTATATAGTTTAAGTGAGTTTATATCCCCAACCTTTAAATCATTTTCTAACTTGTCAAGTTCAAGATATATCTCCTCTGTCGATGTCTGTATCGCCAAGGCTACCATACGCAATTTCGCTAGAATTATTATTCCCATGAAAGACCCTGTATTCTGAAGCGAACTCAAAAGTGAATCATCCAACGAGAGATTAGTTAGTACCAGACCGGTTGTTCGTAGAATATCTACGGACTCTGTATAGACGGGTATTAGATCGAGAACCCGAGTATACAAGGATTCTAATGCACATGGTGAATCCGATCGGGTTTTGGTTCCATTTTCTATCAAGAACCCAAGTAGGCGCTCCGCTATAAGAACTATAAAATGTTCGAGGGGATCACTATCACCCTCATCATGTGTTGGTGCGTTATGGATCCATACTGTTGAATCTATACATTCAATTACCAGGGTATCCAGATGTGACATCTGCACTTCAAGTCCGGCCATATCAGACTCTAAGTCATCTATATTTTGGATCAGATCATCACTTGCCGCACCATCAACATCTAATATTATTGGGGGCTTCCTGTTCCTAAAGCATGTGATTAGATCTATAGGGTCGGAAGGTCCACTTCTGGTATTTAGTGCGTCATCGGGTTGGGAGTCCTGATTAGAATGTATAGACGGATCGGTCACAGCAGAGCCCGTTAGAGTCGCGGGACGCCGACTCCGATATTTCTTTGGGGCCGGTTTTCCAGAATCTGTAGATGAATCATCAATTGTCACATTCTCACTGCTTGTATGTGGGGTCCACGCCGGCCGTCTTCTTTTTGGTAAGCTTTGGCGCTTTTGGCGAGGCCCAATACCCAGCGATTTGGAAAAGGGGTTGACGGTTGATATATCAGGGGTGGTTCCATTATCCCCTCCTCTATCTCGGGTTGTTAATGCGTCCCTCCATGATTGACCCCCGTAATGTCGGTTTGTTGTGATGGTAGATTGGGTCGACTGCCCCTCTCCGACTAATATGGTTGTGAGTCTGGGTGGATTGCGTCCTAGTGGATGGGCACTTGCTACCGATCGCTCTACATAATCTTCGTCTATGAAATAAGTCTCGGAGATGCCATATAAAGATGCGACGGCGGTTGTAAGTTCCTCGGAATTTGTTGGTTGTGGTCCTGCTGTAACAAAAAATACCATTGCTGCAGACCATTGGGACTCTGGATCTATTTGGGCGTAACCGGCTATATAGGCATAGACATCACTTGATGAAAGTTTGACTACAAATGCCTGGGATATATTTTCACGACCGTGTGGATCGAAGATATATGCCGTGTCCCCTGATCGGTATATTGAAATTCCTATTGCCCCTATTATTACCAGTGTATAGGATTCTACGCGAGGTCCCCATACATTATCAAAAAAAGAACGTGCTGTAATTTGAGTATTCAAAAATCCGGCACCCGGTGCTGTGTAAAAGCTACACTCGCCATATATCCTCGAAAATACGCAACATAGGGCCCTCTCCGTATCATCGTAAGTTATCTTATTAGGTAGCTCCACAATGGAGCACATAGTAGGAGGATGTCCTGGGTTTTTAGACGAAAGAGTCCAAGTCTGGGCCTCTATGAGTATTCCATCGAGGCTATCGGCGGTGAGTGTTGAGGTCAGACCATTGGAAAATATCAGACGTAGGAACGACAGAGACGACCGTAGGCAAGATACAGATGATCCCTGCCCCAGCTGTGGGTCATATTGGTTTCGATAGCCAACCACTACTATTTCGGCTCCCGGTGGTAATTCTCGATCCATCACTTGATATCAACGATAGGTCTTTACACATCACCACCAAAAATTAGATTAGCGCTCTACGTACACACACACCCGTATTTAATAACATGGGGGGACACTGGAGGATCTCCATGCGGGCTATGGTAGGAGTGAAATAGCAACATCGATTATATCCCCGCCTTTCAATATTTCTCATGGGCCCGAATTATATGACATAACATAGACAGACAATGATAAAATTCATTGAGTATCTTTATTAAAACCAACATTAAAGATAGAATCAACTTCGGCGAGGAGGTCTTCTGGGGTAACCCAGGATTTTGTAAGTAGTATTTCGTCGGCCCGCACCACATCGATATCGTTTGGTGCTATCACACCTTTCCGTAATATATCCAATTCAACGGTATCCCACGACGCTATGTTTGACTTCCCAGTGACAGGAATTCCGGTTGGGACCCCATCATCAAGAACCTCCGAATATTCTCCCAAAAGATTTAATACGGCATCCTCCTGCACTTGGCGCGTGTAAGATATAATCGGGGGGGCCATACCTTTATCATGTTGTATCCCATTCCAGATACCTTGGAGGTCTATCACCATATCTAGAATAGCAGCTTCGGGTACGTTATCGGCGGTAGAAGTTACCTTTGTATAACGGCTACTTAAACTCCTCCAGCGTCCTAGAAATGTGGTCAGGTGTTTGAGACTCGGGACTTCCGATCCCACCAAAAGCTTGCCGGCTCTAAGTAGGAGTCCGGTTTGTATCCTAGTTAATTTAGAATGGGCTGTTAGAAGATTCTTGAATGAATCCACAAATTTAGATCCTTCGATATGCGCGATCATGGTCTCGCAGTCACGAATGGCATCACTTGTTTGTTTCATATCACTCCTGAGAGTGGCAATATACGCTCTAATGTCTGATCTAGATCCTTCTATGTCACAGTAAACCCCCCCGACAGCATCCACTATATCAGTCAATCTCCATACCCCAAACGCCGGTGCGCTCTCAACACCCCTCGGGTATATCGTCAGGGTAGAACGTCCCGGTGTGGCCGAAAATCGACAAGAGAAAAACTTTTTAAGGTCTAGTATACCGCTAGTCATAGTCGATATTGACGTGATTATAGAATCACCCAGTTCTGCTGTATATATAATTAGTCCCTTGAGTCTGTGAAGAATCGCCGATAGATACATCTCGGCCAGGAATGTACTATTTTTCAGGGACGGTGTTTCGGGGAGCATTACTGACACACCCTCCGGGACCAGCATGACCGCTTTGGTAACCACAGAATGAAGTTCGACCATTAGAGATCTGAGATTGTCTACATGCGCCACTGTTAATGGTTTCGAAGATGTATCAGTGACTTGATTTAATACATTAATAATAGCAGTCAGCTTTGTGCGGTACCCGTCAACATTTGCTACTACGCCTATACCATAATCTCGGGCCCATGTACATACCTTAATAACATCTATTAGTGTTTTGCCCGAAAATCTAGAGGTGATCAGTACGTGTAGGGCATCCAAAACTACTGTTATAAATAGATAAGGGGTAAAAGCTGGCTCAGATAGAACATGATGTGGTACTCCATCAATAGATGGATATTCTATCTGTATAGCCGCCAAAAGAAGATCTACTTCACTAACACTGTGTTCTGACGATTCTCTACCCTGACCAGTTGTATAGGCATCATATTGTACTTGAATACCCCATAGATCTCTCGCTTTGAAATCGAACCACATTAAAAGTGATTCTCTCGCAGCGTTGTGTGTATTACCCTCCACAGTAACCACTCTCTGATCAACCAAGTTTAACTCCGTCTCAAAAACCACCCTCGAATTTGTGATGTAATCTATATATGGTTTTGGTGCCATACAATGGCGTATGATCTGTTCCACACTACCATTCGGTAAACCGAGTGAATCGAGCAAGTCTCCGTATACTAGAGGTAAATCTGCGAGAGTGGTAGTATAATGTCTAATATAATCTAGACCATTTCCATAATGTGTCACTAATTTAAATATCAAACTCCCCACCATGGCAACACAGCCAATTGCCTGTTGCGCCTCATCCAAGAGAGGTCTTTGGATAGAGTGTCGGTTAATATTACTTATCCGTGCCTTGGAAAATTTATCGGAGATGGCACGTTCTAACATACTACAATGAAATGATGTAAATCCTGCTTGAATAAGCGCCTCTATGGCTTGATGTGGATTCGTGCTCGCCTGGATAACCTCCCATGTATTTGTAGTGCATTCAACCACATAATTCCATATGGTATTGGATCCATCTTCATAGGTGATGTCCTTTGAATCTAATAGTCTGATAATTGCTGTGACGTGGATAAGGAGTGCCTCTAAATTTAGATGTCGTTCGGTAAGAATCTCGGGGTCCGTGCGTAAACGTACAGTCACCGTTCCTGGCTGAGGATTGGTTATGAAAGGATTTTGATGTGCTATTGCCGAGGATATTCTAACCTCATAAGCAGTTCGCGGTGATAGATTAGCGGCCTGTAAAGGTACCAGGGCTCCTTCGTCAATCTCCTGGGTGAGTTCCAGAAAATCTCTAACGAGCGTAGTGTATGTAGATGTTTGCTCGATATCTTGAAAATATTCGTCCACTAGAGCCAACATATATAACGCACGGGTGAGTGGGGTTAGCGTAGAATCTCTGGTCCTTTGAACCATAACCCCAAACTGTACCAACCAATTCGCTCTGATGGCTATCACACGTAAACCCTCCTGGACAAAAGGCATGCCATATAGAAGTTCAAATTTCTTCGAAACGAGGGGTTCTGAAAACTTATCAAGGGATGATATAGGCGGTTCGTTTAATGCATCAGATGGGGTTTTATTTAACACCCCTAGATATATCTCCTTAAATAGGACTATCCATTCACTAACAAGCCGATAGATGTTAGATGGACCCAGAAATGAAGATACTCGTAGCCCAGCCGTAGTTATACAGGCCATACACTCCTCGTCGTTCATCACATCCAATAAGGTTGATATATCAGTGAGATCATTAATTGGGCTCTCCGTCCAATCATGTTTAAATCTCCAGAAAATTAATCCTGGCAGATTTTCAGCCAAAAACGCGGTCTCGGGGCTCCGTGTATGTAAATAGGCATCACATGCTAGTTTTTGTAACTTAGCCCATAATCTTTGCGTATCGCGGAGTTCTATAGAATCCGTAGATAAAAAAAATTCAGAGATCATAGACTTTATCCGCAAAACACCATCCTGGGTTAGTCTGTCACTGGCTACGCCTACTAGCCCTTCAAGGGAGGCTACTAGAGTCATAAGGGGTCCGCTATTATCCATATTTGAAAAATCCTCTACGATTAAATTAAACTCTCAATCGCTGGATATATGAAGACATAGACGGCTGTGAAATAACTGACATATATCCCTTAGAGGTGATATAAGTAACACACCGGACCCTTATACCGTGGATGTATAGTCCAGTCACGATTACTATATTCGAAAATGTTAAAAGCCGATTGGCGGAATTTTTCAATCACCGGTTAGCTAACACGTGTACAACCCACGTCCAGCACGTATAAGTATGACTTTCACTCAGTGCCTAACATTAAACGTCGTTTCGTGAGGCGTGGTACGAGATCAGACTGTTGGTGATATATTCGATATAACCAATACCTTATATTACGATGGATATACGTGGAAATTCTTCGATTCAAATTGGGAACGGGCTTAGAACTTATATAGTCTTACCACCACATGGCAACCCTCCTCGGAAAACCGGCTCGGTAAATTTTAACTCTACAGTGCAGCGCCATAGGTCGCCATTTCACGTGGGATATACTGGTACTGGTAATACGTTGGAATGGCTTCCCGGATCATTACATATCACCCCAAATTCTATAATTATCAAAAATTCAAGAGGAATCCAATTTACATCTAATGTCATGGATACCGTTATCCGAGCCGAACAAACATGTCCTGCTACTATAACCTCTCAAGATTCGTTAAGACTCACGCGTCAGGTGACACTTACCGATTTTTGTCACCCCAGTGCAGAACGTCCGGGTCTTCCAATCCTCACCTTACGCCATCCAGCCGATATAGTTGGAGCTGCTATAACATCCACTCCACCGGGGAGGGATCCACATGAGATCGAAGAGGCTTGGTCCGCTTTAACCAGTACCACAGGTGGTAGGGATTCAGGAGAAGGCATCCGAGCATCCCTTATATCACTTAATTTTTTGGTGGCTGCGCGTGTGGAAGATTATCCAGACAGAAGCGCTGCGGATGCCGTACGAACTCATATAATTAGTAATTACAAAGACCGTCGCATCGAGGCACGCCTGGACAGGCTTAGAGATTGTCTTGGGATTATGTTACGCTGTCGAGTGTTCCCTCATCAGTTTTTTGGTATTTTTGGTGGGTTACTTTCCTGGATATCCCAGGATCGCCTAGCTAGTATAACTGCGATTAGTCAAGGTGTCCAGGAAGTTGGGAAAACAGATCAGACCATAATACCTAGATCCACGGTTCATGTGCCAGCATGTACCTTTTTAGATGCCGATTGTGAACTTAGATTGAATGGCGATGGTGTAAAGTTTGTATATCTGGTATTTGTATATAATCAGCGCCTGGGACGTGAAGGTGTCCGTATCCAAATTATCACTAGTAAGCTCAACAGTCAAGCATTCGGTGATATACTCAGTTGTCTCTTTCATAGAGTATGGACAGAAAATGCGATTAGAGGGACTGAGGGAAGCATCGCCCCCGCCACGGACCCACGAGCCAGATTTCCTCTCGAGGAACTTACACGGACACCTAATGCACCAAGGTGTACCACGTTTCAATTACATGACCCCCAAGCCACCGCAGCCCTATATCAATGGACACCTGACCTGCGCGGCCGTGCCGATAAAAATTCCTGTCTATACTCTGCCTATATGCGCCTCGGTATCCTTTCTTCTGATAACACACGACCTACTCGCAAGGTCGAACGCTATGGAGGTGTTGAAGTTCCCGTGGTATGGCTCGAAGGTTTTAAATGGGATCCGGAAACCTGGATAGACTGCTACTATTAATCTAAACTGTATGGATTAACACATCAACTCTAAATATGTAAATTAAACTTTATTTTATTTACATATGACGTAATGTTTGTTGCTTTCCCCACCTGTCTGTATATATACATGGTTGTCGCTCCATTCAGCCCCACATCCACATCAGGCGACTCTACATTAACATAAGAGAGGGATTTGATTCCCTGTAGCATTTAATTAGACCGATCAACAACCTGATATTCTAACCATATGGCATCGTCAGGCTCTAGTACCCCATTTATGGAAACCTGCTGCCCGGAAAGTCTCCAGCTCGACATACACGACTGTTATAACAGACTCATTGGTTATGGGTATTCCGGGTCGTCCATATTACAAAACGTATCACGCCAAGAGGCTGTGGAATATATTACAAGTGTGGTGGCTAACCTCAAACCGCGATGTCGTATCGATGAGAGGATTTACATAGAACTGGGGAAGATGGTTCATATCAGGATTCGTGTAAAAACTACAACGTTGGATAAATGGCTAAATTCTATGGAATTGGCACTCCTACCACAAGTGATACGGGATATCTCTATTAATATGCCAGGTGTGAAAAGGGTCTTGGAACAATTCGAGATACATGATTATGAACCGTTATGTGAACTTGGTCTACAATCTGCACTCAAATATGAAGAGATGTATTTGGCAAACCTGGAAAATGGAGCTTTGGAATCGATGGGCCAATTCTTCCTGAGATTGGCAGCGACCGCCGCAACGGCGTCCACGCCTGAGATGAGACAGGCGCTTAACGCTAAACTACCAACGTGGTTCAGAGTATTCAAATCCTTTTTTTTCTATCTTTCTAGGCAGTTGATGATTCCAGCCACACCAATAATGTTATTCGGAGGACGTACTAAGGGATCTCTCGCAAGTTGTTATCTGTTGAGTCCGATAATGACAGACACGGAAACTGCCATTAATGCCTTAATTCGAGATGTAGCGCCGATTCTACTACGTAGAGGGGGGATTGGAATATGCCTGCAGAATTTCAACAAAAAACTGTCTAAGGAATGTACAAAGGGTGTGCTTCCCCTTTTGAAGCTACTCGATTCCATGACAATAGCCATCAACAGCGACAGCGAACGTCCCACTGGTGTATGTATATACGTAGAACCCTGGCATGCCGATATCAGATCGATATTAAATATGCGGGGAATGCTCGCATCGGATGAAAACTCCAGATGTGATAATATATTTAGCTGTTTATGGACCCCGGACCTATTCTTCGATAGGTATCAACGGCACCTAGGCGGAGAGGTAAATGTCATTTGGACTCTATTTGATGATGCCGCATCCCATCTTTCGAAGCTTTATGGAAAGGAATTTAATGAGGAATATGAACGTCTGGAGGCGGCTGGTATGGGTGTTGACAGCCTGCCTATTCAAGAGATGGCCTATCTTATTGTGAGAAGTGCAATAATGACCGGGAGTCCCTTCTTAATGTTCAAGGACGCGTGTAATCGTCACTATCACTTCGATACACGTGGGGATGCGCTCACAACATCAAACCTATGTACTGAAATCATTCAGAAGGCTACAGACACTAAACATGGCGTTTGTAACTTGATAAGTATAAATCTACCGCAATGTTTACGCCGCATCGCTCATGATCAGAGCTTGTATTTCAGTATCCCATTACTCATTCGCGCAGCATATACCGCTACGATATTTGTCAACGCAATGATGCGTGCTGGAAATTTCCCCACAGAAGCGGCCATGCGGGGTGTAGAAGAAAATCGCTCTCTTGGATTGGGTATACAGGGGCTCCATACCACGTTTTTGGCCCTAGAGATGGATATGGTTTCTTATGAAGCCCGTCGCTTAAACCGCCAAATTTTAGAGAGTCTGCTCCTGGGAGCAATCCACGCTAGCACATCCCTATGCAAGCTTGGTATGACACCATTTAAAAACTTCAGAGAGAGTATCTATGGACGTGGTTTATTACCCTTTGATGCATACCCAAACACCCCCCTTATACATTTTAAAAAATGGCAGCAATTGAGAGTAGTTATGATGAAATACGGACTTTACAATTCTCAATTTGTAGCATTAATGCCAACGGTGTCCTCGTCCCAGGTCACTGAGAGTAGCGAGGGGTTCTCTCCAATTTTTACTAATCTGTTTAGTAAAGTCACTAGTACCGGGGAGATCTTACGACCAAACTTACAGTTGATGCGGACGATACGACGCCTATTTCCCAGGGAATGCGCGCGTCTCTCTGTTATATCAACCCTGGAAGCTGCCCAATGGTCCATACGTGGTGCATTCGGGGATCTCGGGGATTATCACCCCCTAGCAAAATTCAAAACCGCATTCGAATATGATCAACGACAGTTGATAGATATGTGTGCGGACAGGGCCCCCTTTGTAGATCAAAGCCAGTCCATGTCTCTGTTTATCTCTGAACCGGCTGATGGCAAATTACCCGCCTCTAGGATTATGAACCTCCTTGTACATGCATATAAATGTGGACTGAAGACCGGTATGTATTATTGTAAGCTCAAAAAGGCTACCAACAGTGGTGTCTTCTCCGGAGGCGAACTCATTTGTACTAGTTGCCACCTTTAAACGATTGTATATCATGTCTGCTAACGGATCTACCCCCAATACCGGTCTCCACTCCAATACCAAAATGCCGGTATCCATAGACTCTGATTGTAGCGCCTCGCGATACTTTTACACCCTGGAATGTCCAGATATAAACATGTTGCGGTCTCTCAGTATCGCGAATAGGTGGTTAGAAACCGATTTGCCAATCGGTGATGATATAAAGGACGTTACTACACTATCCGAATCGGAGTTGGACTTTTATCGTTTTCTATTTACATTTCTATCTGCCGCGGACGATCTGGTTAACCTGAATCTCGGCAATCTATCTGAGCTCTTCACCCAAAAAGATATTTTACATTATTACATTGAACAGGAATGTATAGAGGTCGTCCATTCGCGTGTATATAGCGCAATACAACTCCTCCTTTTTAAATGTGATGCGGAGGCGCGTACGGCCTATGTGGATTCTATGATTACAAAGCCGGAGCTTGCGAGGAAGGTTGAATGGCTCCGCACGCGAATTGGTGAATGTGAATCCATAGCCGAGAAGTATATTCTCATGATCTTAATAGAAGGTATCTTTTTTGTTGCATCCTTCGCCGCTATAGCTTATCTGAGAACCCACAACATATTCATCGTAACTTGTCAAACCAACGATCTTATCAGCCGCGATGAGGCCATACATACAACCGCATCCTGCTGTATCTACAACAACTACCTCCCGGCTCAAATTAAACCATCCACGGAGAGGATTCACTCGTTATTTCGAGAGGCTGTGGAACTTGAGTGTGAGTTTATCTCAACATGCGCTCCGCGCTGCAGTAATCTACTCAACGTGGCGGATATTTGTAATTATGTTCGGTATAGTGCGGACCGGTTGCTCGGTATTATCAAAGTGGCTCCTATTTTCAACGTCCCGCCTCCTCATCCCGATTTTCCCTTAGCCTTTATGGTAATTGAAAAACATACCAATTTTTTCGAGAGACATAGCACTACATACAGTGGCACTGTTATCAATGATCTATAAACAATGTCTTAATAATAAATTTAATTTAAGCTAACGTGTATCTGGATTCGTCCCTTTTTTTCAAAAATAACTACACATGAGTCATTGGTAGCGTTAACCGGTTCTTGTTTCCCGGATAATCCACTGGTTCTTTATTTATAACCGCCGTCGCGAATCACAATCATCCCAATAGGTAACCAGAACAACATTATAGTCGGGCGGGGTTGAGATATGCTTCCAGAATAAGTTAGTTATATGTTTGGCATTGGCGGCATCCCCTATAAAATGTTTTAGTGTTTCGAACACCAGGTTAAAATTAGCCTTCTCTTGGAGGATGGGAACGCGCTTTAATATTGATAAGCGACCCCTTGTCTCAGGGGTCATTCTAGCGATAAGGTGTTTGATAAATTTCCGCTCGAGGACCTCATGTTTTGTCTGTGGCGGGGGTAGAAATGAGAGAGTCTGTGACGCGGTTTTCATTATCGGTGGGTATCGAGATGTGTATTTTAGAGTCAGACTCTGCTCTTCTATCATGGTCAGCTGTTTAGACGATCCACGAATTTGAGATGGGCTGATCCTATATGTGTCTGTGGACATACATTCAATATCCCGTTCTTCTGACGATGAAGCATCACTGCTGGTATCCCGGGATATACTAGTAGAGGATTTTAGATTAATTACCTTTTCTTTTACCTTAGTTTTGCTCTGATGTCGTTGATTAGATCGTAGATTTTGTACGGATTTTAATATAGGTGTCTGGTGTAGATCTGTATGACAGCGAACAAATCGCGCCACGAATTCCGAGTATGTCAGATTAAGCGACGCAAGGACGTCCCTACATCGTATTGTTGGTGGGAAAAGTGGAATTATATCTAATATAATATCACACCCCATTAATATAAGATCGGTATCGGTTGTATAGATCTGCGCGACCGTATTTGTATGATATAGATTAGCACATACATCATCAGCCTCCATATCACTGACATTTACATATGGGTACCCTAGATAGCGGATGAGGTTTACACATAATCTATAACATAAACGTGGGGTATAAGCTAATGAACTCCATCTCGCTGATATACGTTCTTGGATATCTACTTTGCAATCTTTCGGGTTTCCACCATCTGGTTCCGAAGTATCTTCACACGGCCCTCCATGTGGAATGGAAAATTCCCCCAAGCGTCCAGATCCACCCTGTAAACACATCGTCTGTGTCACTATAGCCTTGGCTCCATATTTTACCTGTCCATCACCATAGATACCTCTATCCGAAACGAAGATCGGAAAGTATGATCGCTTCTGTAACAGTTTAAGAAGCGAAAAGAAACACTCGGCAGTCACCGTTGCATTATCCACTTGTATATCTTTCTCTGGAAAGAATTTCTCCATAAGTGTGTACATAACATTCCATAAATCTATAGCGATGGGTGTATAAATACCAGGTGGTGTAGTGATGGCATCATGTTTTACCAAACGGTTGCAGTAGGCGTATTTTAACATCCCAAATAAGCCCATTCTGACACTATTGATTATATCTCGTTTCCTAGAGCAGAGTCGTATTAATTGGCGAGGTAAACAATCGCTCCGGTGAAGGCAGTTCCCCAACTAGATTAACCCCTAGTTGATTATGGACATTATAATGCGCTGGGTGGCGGAATCATCGCCGCACCCAACTCAAAGCACGACCAAATATGAGCGGGTCTGTGGAACCTCAAAATCCTATTGGTGATCATGAACAATAAAAATGAAACCAAAAATACATGGTAGATAATTAATCCGTCCCCCCACGCTGGCGTCATAGCGCGGCGGTGAAGCCTATAAAGAATACAGGTGCGAGGAAATTGTCTTATTTTTCCCTTTGTGAGTTTTAATTTGTGTGTAAAACTAGCTCTCTACGATGGCATTTCCACCGTCGAGATTAGAGGTTGGAATAAATAAAGCTATTAACCATCCGGCACAAGTTGTCCACGCGGGACCTCTTCTCGGTGGTGCCGAATCTAACACTATCTTCGGAAACGCTGTCCTCGAAGAAGACAAGCTACGCGAGGTAATGACCATATTGACACCGATATCGACCAGTCTTAAAAACTCATTTTTGGTTTTTAGTGCCGATGGGATGTTGATTCATACGAGTGTATGTCACGAACAGATATATATACCAATATCAAAGAATCAGTTTTCATCATATAGATGGACATATGGACAGCCTGCGGTATTTTTAGCGAATATCGACGGACGTCGTAGCTTGTTGGACGTATTTAAAACTACTGGGAGAAAAAGTGCAACCAAGAAGGTAATTTTCGAGATAACTAATGTTCATCCGGGTAGAATGTTAAACCAAGTAGTTTTTAACTTAGACCTCGATGGTGGACTATCTTCTTCACAACTTATAAAATCAGAATTTAATAATTATTGTGTTATGTTACCCACGAGAGTACCCGATTTGACGCTTGAGTTTTCAAAACCTCAACTAAACAAAATATTGGACCTTGGAAAACGCATAAAATCTACACTAGTGTTTGAATCTACGGTGAGAGAAACCATCAATATTATATCCGACGTCGGGAGAGTAACATTTACCACGACTCATGAATCGGCTGATGGAAATCAAGATAGCCGCTGTATTTTACGCAGTCTCCCAAGGTCCCACATACGTGGTAATGTATCATCAACCGTTAATTTCTCTGGGGTTTTGAAACCCTTTCGCCTAGCTTTGGAATCCCCCGTAAACTTTTTTCAACTTCTTCGTAAATTGAAACTTACACATACCGACGTCAGCCTCAATTTCTTCTTCACTCCAAGTACTACACCCATGTTAAGTCTGACTACCAGAAAACCCGTTGGTGTAATGATGTTTTTCTTCTGTACCACGGAATGTCTAGGATCATCCGAGTCAATTAAAACCGGGGATATGGATGATCCCTCGACAACCGAGGAGGAAAGTATCCCCAGGTTAAAGCGGCGAGTGTTAGAAGAGTTCCGTGATTCTGAAGGACCCAGTAAAAAACTTTGTACTTTTGTTTACTCATCTCCACTATGCAACCCGAATCCTGGTACACGGGGAGAAAACCCATCTGATATTTAGATGTAAATAGCCAATACCACAGATGCTTCGCCTGTATACTTGATCCCCATTTATGTTAAAATAAAGTATTTTTAATGTAATATATTGTGTAGTTTCGTTTATTCATAAACGCTAGTTAGATATCTCCACCCACATTTTTCTGGTATTTGTAATAAAAATTGAGCCAGGCGAAAGAAAGTCAGTAAGTCGCCAGCCAGACTTCGAGTATGGCCACCGATGACTGTACGTCTCCAACTAATGCAGCTGGGAGCTCAACAACCAACAATAACGGTCTCGCTCCAGAAGGGATATCGGATATAACACTACCCTCATTTACTGTGAGGAACTGCTCGGGATCGAGGACTGGATGTATCGCATGTGTGTACACGGCAACTAAAGCGTTATGTTATATAGGGGTCCAATCTGGAATTTTAACAGCATCGATCGCTCTCATTTGGCTCCTAACACGTACAACAACATATGCAGCCGGAATCCTTATATTTATAAGTCTAATATCCACAATGAGGCTCTCTATGGTAAAAACTGAACGTATCACAACTATATGCCGCTTTACTCAGACCCTCTGTGTGGCCATAGCGGCAGTTGGATGGGCGTGTGATGATTTGTTACAACCAGTTGGATTTACCCCTCTTCTACTCCTATGTCTAGCAGGAATCGCTGTATGTGCTGCGATCATACATGTGTTTTACTTCATCTGCACAGCCAATGGATCGGGGACACATTTTCGTATGGCCATCGTTACCATGACCCTCGGTGCGCTGTTGGGAGTATCGAGTATCGCCGTGACTGTGAAATCTGAAATTCTCATCGGCCTCGGTATTGCATGCTCGATTATTGTCTCCCAGCGAGACTTTGGAATGATACTTAGAGACACATGTCATTACAGATTAGGTCGTTATTCGTTAATGCGCACTTTTACGGATTTGGGGCGTGGTGCTAACCATAATCCAGTCGACTTTATCGTACCCAACATCGAGGATGTCTACGAGGACAAGATTAGCAGCGTTAAAATTTTTCGAGAACACCCCACTTTGATTATGGCCCCGTTGATAGGGCTAACCCTCACCCCTCCGATATGGGGTTATTGTCACATCACTAAATATGGCCATGATTTTCAGACGCCCTTAACAGTTGTGATTTGTGTTATCGTTGGACATTGTTTGGCATTTTGCCTGGAACCTTTGATGGTCTACCGAAGAATGTATATACCTGAGGTCCTCGTGAGTTTCCATGGCATGGCTGAAATAACCGGGATAGTCTTGGCACTGCTTGGTGTAAATTTTGGCACGCCGCTGGTTTTGACTCTGGCTATATCTGAGACTCTAACTTGCCTACTCCATCTACGAAAAATCATCCTCGGCGCGAAACGCCTGGCTGCTACCTACCTATGCAGGGGTCTACACACGGGCATGTATGTTACTGCTGGAATGTGTTATTTGTACAGTCATATGTAATGTACCACTCAACACGATATATTTATATCGCGGTTGTGTCTAATAACTGTTTTTAAATAAAGAGATAAGTCGAAATCACAGGCAGTGAAATGCCTTAAAAATGGGTCTCCTGTCTATGTTAGGAATCTCTTATTTTAAGTAGTCCCGCGAGACGATTTACATCCCGGGATCACCAACAATCTGCGATGAGACGATATAGGATGGGACGCGGAATCTACCTTCTCTATATCTGTCTGTTATATACATATCTCCAGTTTGGTACTTCGTCGACAACCGCGGTCAGTATTGAAAATAGTGATAATAGTACTGCGGAGATGTTATCATCTACCAGCATGTCCGCTACCACCCCGATATCCCAGCCAACATCTCCATTCACTACTCCAACTAGAAGATCTACAAATATAGCTACAAGTTCGAGTACCACCCAGGCATCCCAGCCAACATCTACATTAACTACTCTAACTAGAAGCTCGACAACTATAGCTACAAGTCCGAGTACCACCCAGGCAGCCACATTCATAGGATCATCTACCGATTCCAATACCACTTTACTCAAAACAACAAAAAAACCAAAGCGTAAAAAGAATAAGAATAACGGGGCCAGATTTAAATTAGATTGTGGATATAAGGGGGTTATCTACAGACCGTATTTTAGCCCTCTTCAGCTAAACTGTACTCTACCCACAGAACCTCATATTACCAACCCTATTGACTTCGAGATCTGGTTTAAACCACGCACCAGATTTGGGGATTTTCTTGGGGATAAAGAAGACTTCGTAGGGAATCATACCCGCACCAGCATATTACTATTTAGCAGCCGTAATGGGAGTGTTAATTCCATGGATCTTGGGGACGCGACACTCGGGATCCTACAATCTAGGATACCAGATTACACATTATATAATATTCCCATACAACATACCGAAGCGATGTCATTGGGAATCAAATCTGTGGAATCTGCCACGTCCGGTGTTTATACATGGCGGGTCTATGGTGGAGATGGACTAAATAAAACAGTGCTAGGACAGGTAAATGTATCTGTAGTGGCATATCACCCCCCGAGCGTAAATCTTACACCACGCGCCAGTCTATTTAATAAGACCTTTGAGGCGGTATGTGCAGTGGCGAATTACTTCCCCCCGCGATCCACGAAACTAACATGGTATCTTGACGGGAAGCCAATAGAAAGGCAATACATTTCAGATACGGCAAGTGTATGGATAGATGGACTCATCACCAGAAGTTCTGTGTTGGCTATTCCGACAACTGAAACAGATTCCGAGAAACCAGATATACGATGTGATTTGGAATGGCATGAAAGTCCTGTGTCCTATAAGAGATTCACGAAAAGTGTAGCCCCGGACGTCTATTACCCACCTACTGTGTCTGTTACCTTCGCTGATACACGGGCTATATGTGATGTTAAATGTGTACCACGGGACGGGATATCCTTGATGTGGAAAATTGGTAACTACCATCTACCAAAAGCAATGAGTGCTGATATACTGATCACAGGTCCGTGTATAGAACGTCCAGGTTTGGTCAACATTCAGAGTATGTGTGATATATCAGAAACGGATGGACCCGTGAGTTATACCTGTCAGACCATCGGATACCCACCAATTCTACCGGGATTTTACGACACACAAGTCTACGACGCGTCCCCTGAAATCGTCAGTGAATCAATGTTGGTTAGTGTCGTTGCTGTAATACTAGGAGCTGTTCTCATCACAGTCTTTATCTTTATTACGGCATTATGTTTATATTATTCTCATCCCCGGCGATTATAACTCTTATAGTTCGTATAAATTACTTATCATAACCGTGTTTCAGCGGTTATATTTTTATAACAGTTAATTGTTTACTAATAGTTTACAAAGTCCATCGTTTATAAAAAACAAGCCCAGTGGTATTATAATCATTCGTATGGATATAAACCGACTCCAATCCGTGATCTTTGGTAACCCGCGACGTAATTACTCTCACACATTTTAACTAGTCTACGATCACCCAGATATAATAAAAAGATTCGCGTGGACATGCAAGGTATGAGGTCTACGTCACAGCCGTTGGTCGAGATACCACTGGTAGATATGGAACCACAGCCATCTATACACTCCAACGAGCCTAACCCACCGAATAAAATGTTGACGACAGCTATTTCATCGCGTAGGAGTGGAATTTTTTTATTTTCTCTGGGTATGTTTTTTTTCGGAGTTATCCTAACAGCTACTATTATAGTATGTACATTCATATTTACAATACCAGTGGATATGCTCCAGATGCCACGCTGCCCTGAGGAAACGGTGGGTATCAAAAACTGTTGTATCCGACCGATTAGACGCCATGTTAAATCACACCAAGATCTAGTTGCCACATGTGCCGAATACATGGAACAACCCGCCACCGCATCTGCTGTTGGAGCTCTTATACCATTATTGGACATCTTCAATGGAGATGGGATATCTACAAACGACTCTCTTTACGATTGTATTCTCTCTGATGAAAAAAAATCGTGTAATACATCAATGGCCGTATGTCAATCAACATATCTTCCAAATCCCCTAAGTGACTTTATTATGCGCGTTAGGCAGATATTTTCTGGAATCCTAAATCATTAATCCATTTACTAAATAAATAAACAATACCGTTTAGGTAATTAAACATGATTCTAGTGTTTATTGTCGTATGTACGGGCGATGGGTGGATAACAACTCGACAATGATCAATTATATTGATTAACCTTGTAATAAATTCGTCGGATTATTGGATATATCGAGATGATATCACATTATTTTCTAATAGCGTGTGTTTGAAAGTCCACCCTACTAGTGCCATGTGCGCGTTTGATCGAAGAGGCATTTAATGTTGCCAGAGTTTCAATTCCGTATGTATCGTCGAGTAATCTAGACCGTGGGCGAAATCTTTCTACTACTTCTTCAATCCCAGGCGAGGATGATCGTCTGCGTGGGAGGTTTTTCTTTACATCACCACATTCGTTATATAATTCGGGATAATCACCTTTAGGTCCCCCGGGCTTGGAACATTGACACTTTTTATGACAAATCGGTGTCTGGTAATGCTCCGTATATTGGAGCTGTGAGGTAGTTCCAGACGCGGACGATCCTCTGGACTGCGCGGTATCTTCAGGGGAAATACAACGAGGGTGTTGGTAATGAGTCTGGTATGCATCTCGAGGTTCATCTCCATTACTGAGATTCGAGGAATTAAAAGTTTCAGTGAGACCGTAGGACGGATTATTAATATGATCTTCCGACTCTTCGGGTCGGATGTCATCTAAACTGGTATAGGGTGTTCCGTCACAGTCCGAGGAATCAAAACGATCATCGAGTTGTTTTGTGCGCGCATCCGATCTCAAGGGCGTTCTATGGAAGCACCCCTCTACCCCGTCTGGGGTATTAGAAGGGTGGTCTCCAAGACCTGGGGAGGATATATCCCGAGGGGTTAGTGGGGAGGCTAAGAGTGATGCCATACCCATATATGGGTTTGGGGGGGTGATGACAGCTGGTGGGTAGGTAACATCATGATGAGCGTGTGGAGTGGGTGGGGATGGTAGTGGGAGGCTCTGCCGATCTATGTGTGTCATCATCTGTGATACACACCGCCTCTCAGTTTTCGCCCTCTCCCGGGTGGATCTCCGTCTTCCACGTTCTATCGAACCAAGAATTCCTAAATAGTGCTGTGTTGGGGTCACGTGGCCGATAAGACTTTTGGCCAATGAATATTTAAACCAACAGGAGACACTCTTTTCCATTCCACTCCAGGTTAATGCAGACATTACCGGGATAACAGCACCAATATAGTGATTAAATCTTCCCTGGAGACGCAGGGCTGACCTGATATAAGAATCTTCCATACCTCCCTCAGCCCAGCACATATATCCCCCAAATACAAGATTGATAAAATACTGAAGATGGAGATGTATCTGGGTAACCATCTCCAATGCCGCTACGATTGTACTCGTAACTCCATGTGTATGCGTACTCCATTTCCCATAGCTCCACATTGAACTTATACGTAATAGCGTCGCTAGTGCGTTTGCCGTCTCGGCTGATAGTAAAAGGGCCTCACCCGTTCCCGATGAAATACCAGGTCCGCTCGTTAAATGTCTTTGGATGAAATCGCGTGGAGACTGGGATTCTCTTGGTCCATGTCTAATAATCGGTTTCTTATCCATTGCACATAATACCCGATTATCTAGGAGGTCCATGAACCATAAGAGCCACCTATAACTGACGCTTACATAGGCTAGAATTTCATGAAGTCGAAGCATAGTGTCGGTACTTTTGCTCATCGGGTCGTCCGGTCGCATATAATACGCATATTTTTCTAGAGTTATCATAACACGCTTCAGTTCGCTGATTAATGCTTCATGATTATCATTTTGCTTGCTATGCTTAAAGGGTTGCTTGGATAACCGTTTCCCACTGAATGTTGACCATAACAACATGACCTTCAGAGAAGAGGGGGTCCTGGAATCTACCGTCATATCCGTTCCACTCGATGTCTTGAGATAGGTCCAATAATTTTTAATCATAATCTGCCAAATTCCGGCACGTGTCATGTTCAATCCTTCTATCACCCTCCTGGCTGCCATTATATATCCACGGCGGAATTCTTCCCCATTGTCCTTTCCCATACACGTAGTAATTATAGTCTCCGGTATAGTGTTATCTCGAATTCTGGATAGAGCGGTAACACGTTCCATACAGAAGAGTCCAGGTCCAGATAGATTTTCAGCTGACTCCTTCAGAGCACTCACCGCGGACTCTAAAATCTCTGCGGGGGTTGGAAGCATACACCCCTTTTCTACCCGCCGCTCGAGTAGATTCTCCGCGACTCCAACCCACGAAGACACATCCCTGGATGAGTTAGAGTTTCTAAATGATCTATATGCAGATGAGTGACCCGGTAATGGAAGGGAGTTAGACATACTAAAAAATAAAAGAACGAATAGACTTCGCGTACTGTCAGGTTAACATGCGAGGTTTATTGATATGCACAGAGTACTTATACATGGTTAATTCCCCGCCTCCCTCGTCTCCTTGAAGCTCCACCTCGCATACGTTCCAGCCCTTGCCGTCCCAACTGATCTGATGACATCTCCCCAAGGATCATCCGATGATAATGTTGAAGAGTATCCGCCAGGTCTACCTGGATATCTCCCAATGCCGTGTTAGATTGTATAGCTCCCTGGGGTGTCAATCCCTCGAGATCCTCAGATGGCATAGCCAGATTTATAACCACCTGTTTTCCTTGTGTGGGTGGACCCGGCATTGGTACGAGTCCCAATTGGTGGCATAGTATATCTCTTGTTTTCCAGAAACCTGTCAATGTCTGTTGTTGAAGCAACGGAGCTAGTATATCAGCAATCATGGTATACCGTGGTAGCGTCGCCTGATGTATGGGCACTCGGCGTCCTCCATGTATAGCCGCCCCGGCCAGGGTCAACAATATTAAGTTCAAGTGCCCCCCAAGGCGTTGGATTAGCAGTACAATACCTAGATATGCGCTCATGGCCGTCCGTTCATGACCTAACATAGAAGCGACCGCATAATCTCTAATCAGTGCCGTTAGGGCAGTTCTGGTTGTATAATATGCTAAAAATAATGCTTGACCTAACGCGGTGGTGTCACGGGCTACCGACACCTCAGGACGGCGTAAAAGGTCATATTCAGCATCCGCGAGTTTAACACTTCCCAGTGGAACACCGGACGCGAATACTGTACTACGTACGCTACGGTACGCTTTGATATTCGGGTGCTCACTGAGAATGCGAGCCGTGGCTACGTACATCCACTGCACCGCCACCTCTAACATAAGTGTCCCCAGAGATAAGATAGTTTCCATACCATCTAATTCCTCCCTCGTATATCCAGGATTTTTAGATGTACCACGAGAGAGAAGATAGACCTCTGCTGTCTGGATATGATACCCGGCATATCTGATATTAATATTTCCAGGATCCCCAATGGCCAATCTGAGTTCCGACCAATACAAAAGCGCACCAAAGGAACTGCGGTATATTGAATTACGAGATCCTCTAGGTGCCCCAAAAAATTCCTTCAGTGGAAAATACTGAGTGCATGGTGTTGGAAGTGGTCGTATGGCCGTTCTTCCTACCATCCATGCAAGAGAGCCTATAGGGGCTTCCTGACCTTCCAACTGATTATAGGCATTATGAATTAATCTTCCCATCATATGACAGTTTATACACGATCGGATACACGCATCCAATAGAAAATTGATTGCGGACCGATGGTGTAAGTCATTGATGGTTACCGCTCTGATAAAATTACCGAGGCAAAGTCTGTGTTGGAGGACTATCCCCTGTCGAATAGTACGTCTCCATATCCCACGTACCTCACTGGTGGGTGTAGTATACATACCCCCTGGTGGATATGCGATATCCGCCTCAAACCAACAACCCTGCGCAAAACCGTGTAGAGATGGCATGGTAGTCCATATCTGTTCTTCGTTATAATTATCGCTCTCTGATAGGTCCCTAAACATAAACAGAACATTCATTTTCTCGATAAATGCCTCTCGTGTCAACCTATCCGCTAGGACAGATGGTACACGTAACCTACGCAATCCTTCCACATCTTCATAGAAAATAGTTTCTGGGTTTAATGTGCGTCGCCGGCGACCATGATCACGTATTACTAATTCCCATGATGGAGTTAGTGTAACTGTGATGGGTACCAGCCTCCGCCATTCTCCAGTTTCGGCATTTGGATCATCTTCTTCCTCTAAAAAGGGTCCCCGAAATTGTAAATCTGAAATCCCACCCCGGACCAGACGGTTTAGACGATCAGATATCCCAGATTCTACCTCTGCTCCACGACCACCTGGTTGAAATTGATCCATGTATACCTCCCTCGCGGTTCTCTCTATCAATCTTCGTGATGATGTCCCAAGTATTCCACTTTCCAAATATCTTAGGAGAGATGTAAGACGATCCCTATCAGCTGGAAGGTCTTCAGAGTCCACATCCTCTTCCCCCCCATCCCCACTAGGTATCGGGTCATCAGAGTCGATTGCCAAGGAGGCTTCTTCATCTCCCCTTAGATTGGGATAATTATCTTCCTCTCCATATCCAACCATATCGATTTCATTATCATCTTCTTCCTCATCATCGCTTATTCCGTCCATATCAGAAGTGTCATCATCTGTTATATTATTGTCAGCCTCTTCTTGATCATCCGAATCCCCTTCCGCCTCGTATTGATCTCCATATAGTAACATGTCACCCCATGAGGCAAATTGCCGGGGGTCCTCTTCATCATCTTCATCGCTTGAGTCTTCACCCGGTGGTGGTTGAAAATCACGTCTTGGGCGATGCATCACAACCGGGTTCTCATCTTCACCACCGAATACCCCTCGCATAAAATGCCAAAAACCAGACGTTGATGGTCCATCTTCCCTGGGATCTGCGCTAGTCCCATACTGATCTCTAATATCTTGTACTTGCTGTCCACGTTCAGGATTGCCACCTTCAGGTCTCAAAAAGGGATGACTACGACGATTAGAAGATCTTCGTGGGCGTCGTGTGGGTCCACCGCTTTCGGGGACCCAATCTGCCATATTCTCTCCTTAAAAATATACCCTTTTTGATACGGAGATGTACAACTCCGATATATGATGATGTAATACCCGATAATCTTGTTATCATATGGTGATAAGACACTCTCAGACAGAGGCGTATAGATTTCACCAAACGTGTTCAAATGACAACGCTCACGATTATATGGGCGTTTCCAGTACCAGCCACCCGTCTTTTATCCATATGTGCTCCATGTGGGTGTCACCAATTTGAACCATGATGACGTAAATCCTACACCCCCTTGGGATGTTTCCTCAACCCACACCGCTAAAAAAACCGTTGATGGACACTTATGTTCGTCAAAATAGTTTTTAATTTTTTATGACGAGAGGGGTTGATTATTTATAATCATAGATGAAACATTTTATTAAGCTCGTGTTCAGGAATATCATCATATGATAATCCCTGTGCCGAGATTACATAACCTTTGGATTCTAGATGATCCAGAGTCACGTGTGAAGGCAGTTGGAGGGATTGAGTTGTATTCTGGATCTTCACACCTATCTTGGGATCTGGATCCCCTGGAAGCACGGCACTTGGTGATGGTGGGTCCATCATGGCCTCGGTTGTAGTTCCATAGTTTATAGGATGCTCCTGTTTTGCATACGAATGCTCCAGATGCGGGAATCTAGGTAATGTCGGGTGACGATCGGAAAAAGCTTCCATCTTCGCGCGGATATGTTGTGTGAGAAATCCGATTGTTCTTGGTAGGCTCCCAGAAAATTCTGGCTTTAACAGTAGGGGTTGACCCTCCTCTTCGATCAGACCCGCTCGTATGAGCGGTAATCCCAGAGCGTGACGTCTATAGTTAATAGTTTGTAACTCTCTGAATGTAAGCGGTCTATCCTCCAACATAACGACTCCGTGATTAAATAATATCGGGTGGAAAATACACTCAAGTTGTCTCCTATGGATCCACGTATAAGATAGGGAAACGAATAAACTCTGTGATACTACTTGACTAGCATGTAGCTTCCAAGATACTTCTCTGACTACAGAGATATATAGATGGAGATATAACACACGTGCGATTGTTGCTACTTCCTTATAATATCTATTGCGAATAGTGGCCCTAAGCCTCTGCCTCAGAGACTCATCCGTTACCCCCTTACCTTTATCCCTTGGGCCTCGCCGCGCACCGGCATATAGATAACGTAATATAGCCCGACAATACTCAGTTAATAAAATTGAATATTGGACTTCCCTGGCCCGTAGTTCCGCTATAAAAAACCCCTGAATGGCTGTTATATAATCCTCGAGATCATCGTCAACCATGGGTACTTCCGGAAATGGTTCTAATCCATGGACCTGGAGATCACAGATCATTTCAGTCTTACGGGGGTTCTCAAGATCCCCAATAACCTCATCGACAGATGTCGATAATAAAACATTTTCTGCATAGAGCTCTGTAAATCTCGGTAAACAAGAGAATAAATCCTCGTTCCATTTCTCCATAGCTGATAATAAGCCAGGCCCGTCTGAAAAATTAAGCTCATTACAGAGTTTTTCGTAAAGACTTGCCGGGCTAGCAGGTTTTGGTGGATGTGTGAAGATTAATCGATTATTACCCAAATTAGAATTATACCCAGGAGTACCCAATAGCGATTCATCGAAGTCTGCGATGATATCATCTGGATAGTCTGGTTCTAGAGGTACAACCGAATCTTCGTAATGGGTAAACTCACGAGCCATGATACAGGGTATTCCTACATCCAACCACCACACGCTCAATGAAAAAAGAGTAGGACTAGAGAGCTTTATATATGCAAAACATTATACTTTATTTGTAAATATAATATGGGTGTGGAATTCAAATTTAACACTTCAGTCACTATCACCGTCGAAATCACCCAGTCTAGGCTTTCCAATAGAACGTCTTCTTGACTTGGAGGAGGATCTGGTCTTAGGTCTGACTACAGCATCAGATGGTACTGGAGTGGGCATAGTTTTAGACACACACGGCGAGGCCTGTACCGCAGAAGATTGTACATTATTAGCTGTGTGTAATAGGTTAAGCCCCTCACAGACGGTGACACGGATTACAGCCTTTTTCAATAGCCTCTCCAACTCATCATTATTTGAGGGGGGTTCCATGTCCCAGATCGAGGCTGCAGCATCCGCCGCATGTCTGGCTGCAACCTTCGCCATGGCCCCACAGAAAATGTTCTTGTTAAACAAATGCGTTGCCCCTCTCCATGGCGTGGATGAGGTTCTTGGAGTCCCGCTAAATGCTAGGGTTTTTCCAGCAATTACTTTATTGGTACCCGGCGCGGCTCTTGGTTTAACTGGTGTGGGTGAGGGAGGTGTAGATCTCGGCGATCCACAACCCATAGAAGAACATGCCGCGAGTTTAGTATCAGAGCCTGTCTTACATCGTTCCTTAGGATCTGCCACCGGAAGCTGCGTTGGATGTCGCATGACCATGGCTGGTCGTCTGACCAAAGTAGTCTTATCTGTAGAAGGTCTATCCTTTTTCTTATGGTGATTAGTTGACGATCCACAAATAGCATAGTCGTAGAGGGGATCCTCTTCTACCTCGTAAATATGTTCTGTATTATATGGGTTGTCCAGATTCTCATAAACAACTTCATAATCCTTGTTATTCACGTTTGATGGGGCTTCATATATATCTTCATCAAAGAACCTAGTATCGTACAATGGGTTCTCCATAATAAGTCGATTTTGTACCTGTTTCAAGGGTACAGTTGGTTTATTCTTGGGGACTCGCGGAGGGGTTTCTGTGGTACGCCCCGCTGGTTGTCGACGACCGGCCATCGCGAAGACAACGCTTCTCGGGCGATGAATGTGAATACCAATGTCCACTAATCCCGGGTCTTTTATAGGGTGTCCGGCATTCGACATGATGCTGAATCGTTTCCGGGGAAAACCCCCAAATTTCCGAGACGTTTTAGTGTGGCATGCGTCGAAGTTCGCTGCTTACCATGCGTAGACACATCCGGTAGGCGTAACAAATCATAGCCACACCCACGGCAATCAAGGACATGTAAAATAAAACAGCGGATGCAGTGGGGGTGTTGATATTCACACCCCTTGCCGAACACGAGGCGCTCCAAAATTGCTTTAGCCGCTCCATACTCTCAAAATCTTCCGCGTTGCGGGGCATCTGAATCGCTGTAGTAGAAGACATGGCGACCAATAGGATAACCAGCACTGATGTTACGGATAAACGATCCATCTCCGTTTTGGTAGAAAAGACTTCAGAGGCGTGGAGTTTATTGGTCAGTGAGAATGCTCTGTTGGTGACAAATAATCAACCAATCGAGCTTGGGTTGATGAGTAGAGAGCCGGATAATGCGGACATCTTTTATACCAGACCGGTAGATATTGGGCTTAGATTAGCCACGCCTGATGGATATGCAATTTTAATTACGCAAACGTGCTCCTCCCAAGATCCCAGTCAAGCAGTGTCAATCATCAATGGGGTTATCGATTCTGGGTATCGCGGAATTCTCAAAGCGCTAATCTACCACAGACCGTGTATCGAGACTATTAAGGAGTATGGTCTAAAGTTACAACTACCTCTACTCAAGCTTAGTAAAGCTACGATTACATTAGCACCATGTCCTGCTACGATTAGGCATAAACAAGGGGTCCCAATGGGTGCTCGACTGTGTGATTTCTATGAAATTTTTAAACAAAAACGGGACGAAGATGCTGGTTATGATATATCCGCACCTGAAACGTTCCAGATTTATCCGGGATTTAATCACTATGTAGAGATCCCAGTAGTTCACCTTCCGGGTGACAACCCCCCCATAGCATGTATCTTTGGGAGGTCTTCTCTTAACGTGAGTGGTATCGTAGTTCTCCCTACTGTATGGAAACCTGAGACAAAATGTGGGTTCTTCATAAAAAATATGCGTCGCGATCCAGTAATCATTAGAGCTGGGCAAAGGATTGCCCAGTTATTACTTCTGGAAGAATTACCTATGGAATGGCTACCTACGGAAACGAATAATCACGATCCATTTCCAGAAACCCCAGAACCTGCACCTGGAACAATCATGGCTCACGCGGATTTATGGACCTTTACTGAAAACTTCGATCGTGATGCCCCATCGAGCCTTCGGGGGGATAAAGGATTTGGGTCAACCGGGGTATAATAAAATAAACGATATGATAAATAACATAACAACGAAATCTGTTTTTATTCCATAGTCAATTCTGTTTGTCGATGTGATTTGCGCTTGGATTTTTTAGTATGTCTTATAGAATCTCCATTATCAAAGATATGGTCGTTAACCAGAACCGGTTCACGGGCTACGACGTTTGGAGTTATGTCCATAGTAGTAACAGATGTGACATTCGGGTGATTTGATATTTTGCACTCCTCCGATGCGGATGGTTGATTAGTAACTAGATGTCTGTTCCCCGAGCTTGCAGCACCGATACCAAAAGTCTTCTCTAATACAGCTACATCGGCCATCACAATGTTATTTTCGGAACTCATGCGTATGGCTTGGTCGACTATAGTGTCGGTGGTGGTATCTACGGACCCCACAGATAGATATAGATGTACGATGGCAGCTAGACAGGAGTCCGAGAGGCGCCGTGCATTAGCTATATGTGATTCGACTATGGAAGTGAGACTTGGATTATCTCCAGTTACTTGGTGCTTGGAAAGACATTCTAGGTTTCGTTGACATGCTTGATAGGTTCTAGCCAAGGCATGCGCCTTGATCAGTTTCTTGGTTTGTTCTGCCGATGAAATTACATCCGCAACCGTCAAGGGATTGGGAAGTAGCGTGTTTATAACGGCAAGCGCCTCCCTGAGGCGGAGCGTGGTATCATTGCCTGGCCCATTATGAATTGGTTCATAAGTTTCGGCGTTATCCACCGGATTTCCACACAGACCTGCCAGGAAACTTTTTATCATGGCGCAGCCTTTCGATGGGTCGTATATACAAATATTATATGCAACGGACGGGTGTGCGATAACAGACTCCTTGATGATACTGTCAGGACAGAAGACTTTCCGCGAGATATATGTTGTCAGTTATGCCTGGAGTGAAGACCTAAACGATGTATTCAATATGACACCTACTGGGAATCTCCCAATGATGGCAGATGAAGATTTAGACTTATCAGCCGGTGCTGGTGATGGTGCGCAATTTTCACACCACCATCTAGCCGCCGTCCTTTTAGAGCATGGAACACACCTTAGTTTCTGCCTATTGGGTGGTTTGCCATTCACCATGGAACGTGAGGGGTGTAAACCACGCACACATCCTGTGTTTTTCTGTAGGCTCCAAACACCCATGGAAAGTATAGCGCTGGCACGGGCTATACTTTATGGAGACCCCTTGTCTACGGGATTGTTATTAGATTGTTTAGATGAGGAACGAACTTTTGCACTCCACGACGATCTGATTTTGGCTCTGGCGATAAATACAAAACAATTAGTTCCAAGGCTTGGATGCACAACTGACTCAGCTCAATATGATCCAAACCCCGAGACCTCCATTAAGACGCTTTCTGGTTACATGAATGGCCGAAGGGGGTTAACTTCGATGTACATCCACCACGAACAGGCCGTCTTGGCAACATTTCGTCGTATTTATGGTATTAATCCTACCCCCTTTTGGTTCGTGGCAAAATTTGGACCTGGAGAAAAGACCCTCGTGTTAGCTACGCGCTATTATCTATTACAGGCAACCCAATTATCACACACCGGAGCTTGTTATGATCTGCAGGCCGTTAAAGATTTTATCTGTACCTACAACGTAAATGTTACCGATAATACCAGTGGCCTTGACGTCTCCAACCTAGCCTCATTTGCGACATTTTCAAGATTTTGTTGTCAGAGTGGTTATGCCAGAGGGTCAGCGGCGGCACACATCTGCGATTATATACATTATCGTATAACAGCAGATATTTCGGAGATTAGCACACTCGGGGAATATATAGCCGCAGATAGACAGAGTTTGCGTATCTCCGATGGAGAGTTTATTACCTATATCTATCTAGCCCATTTCGAGAGCTTTAATCATAGGCAGGTCCGCGATCATCTACGGTCCGTAACTCTGACAGACATAGCGCTAATCAAAGACGTTGTATCAGCCTCATCACTTAAACGGAGTACTATAGAAAACTTCTTTTCTCATATACGAGCTCAGCTACATATAAGTAATTATATATCACAGTGCGTTAACCCGCATGTCGTGGTCATCAATGAGAAACTCGGACGTGTTTATGCTGCCTCCAAAACCTATCCCTCTTTGACAGCACAATCTGGTGGGTACATTGGTATGTGTGATGTCGCGGGGGCTTTCATAAAGCTCATCGATGGTGTGGAGAACTCAATAGCCCGTCGGGGATGGCCCTATAATATTACTTCACAAACCCAAGGGATATATTCACAACATGATTACCCCTCCGGAGATACTACAACAGTATCGAGTAGTTTATCCAGAAGACTTCTACATTTAGTGGCTTCCACGTCGCCATCGGAACAACTCATCTCACCAGTTAATGTTTTATTGGGGCGTCGTGATCTGCACAGACCTATCCCGGTATATAGAATATCCCTACCAGAGCATAAACAGGCATTCGCTGTCATTCACCAAGATGACTGGAGTATCGTTACACGCCGTATTCAATCAGTTAATAGCTTAAATCTTCTCCCGGAATCACTGAAAAACATAACTGATGAACACACAGCTGCATTAAGGGATGCTTATTTGACGCATGTAATGCACCAACGTCTAGACGGTTCAACATCTGGTCTGGCATCGAGCATCCCATCATCAACCATGTATATTAATAGAAATGAAATATTTAACGGGGGGTTATTAATTAGTAATATCATTCTGGATATTGATTTTTGTCTCAAACAACCTATCCCACTTCCAGTCCTACATACAGCTATGCGTGGTTTCAGAGCGGGGGTGATTGAAGCCCTATCACTTTTATTATCTGAGGCTGTAACAGACTGGACTTCCCATCCTTGTTATTTTTATAAAACCTCATGCCCCCCTCAACCGCGACATACTATATGTGATATAGAATCACAAGATATTAATGAAATCCAGGATTTTATGTGGGATGCAGATATCATCGAACAAGATCTCACTTTAAATGAATTACATTACGAGGGTGCCTATGATCTCAACTTTAAAGTTAGTGAGGATGTTGTGAACATGGAATCCAAAGAACAACTAGGCAAGCTAGATACCGCGTATGTATGTGGTTGTACAGAAAAATTGGGGTTTCGTGTGGCGATTCCAATACCACCTCCATACCTCTTTTTTGGATCGGATACCCTAAAGGGAATGGCTAGGATAATTCAGCAAGCCGTGATGATAGAACGAACCTTCGCCGAGACAATGTACCCATATTTAAAAGACTTTTCCTTTATTGATACTGGAGTATATGGACATGGTCATAGTTTACGGTTACCATTTTTTAGTAAGGTTGGTGATGGTGGGCTATTTAACGGACTTCTCCTACCCTTTTACGTTGTCCCCATAGGATGTAAGGACTTGGAGACCTTCTTATATGCCCACACAGATCCGAACAATTTTCATTTCCATGCTATGCCGGCGTATGAAACACCAACACACATCCTAACTGGTCTAGGTGGTGAATATCTCAGCTTCTTCGAACGAAAGGCGGCCAGTCATAGAACCGCGGCTCTATCCGGAAAGACCTCTCTCAGAGCGGCGCTCCAGAAACTCCACATACAACCCGATTCACCAGAATCTATAGAGACCTTTATTACAGATATTGTCTTGGATACCATTACCGGCTATATCAGAGTCCACTTTCCAGACTATGATACTGACTATCAAGCTATTACCGTACGCACCGTAGTTCTAAAACCCGAGTGGATTCTACTCCAAGTTGTTCGTACCGGTTGCTATTCCACTCGTATGCAAGGTTTCCAATGTTTACGTTATAAACATATGCGTGGATCACGCAATTCTGCTCGCACCTTTGTAGCCCTCAGCGTGGACACCTATAACCGCGTATGCGCGTCTCTGAGTCAACAATGCTTCGCTACCAAATGTGGGAATAACAAGTTTTCGACTATATTTACTGTTGAGGTGGCATCAACGTGTTGATCGCTAGCCATGTTTATCGGAGGGAAGCCATCTCACATCATCATCCTCACTCTGATTACAACATATGCAGTATTCACGGTTTGGTATTCGATACATGCAAATACCATTAATAAGTGCGTATACGCAACGGTCCCTCTTGATGGACCGAGTATAAAAAATTTTTCTTGGACCGTCTACAACACATCACTCATTTATGTTTTATCAAGTTCTGGGAACTACGCTAATTACGATGGACTTTCTGGTTATGACTACATATGCAGGAAGGATTTGGCCCTGGAGCCTAAAATTCGTGCCATCGAGGGTGATGAAAATGTAAAGCGGAGAATGCGTATAGTGATGGGGACACGTAACTGCCAGGCATATCTGTGGTGTGTACATCTCAAATTAATAACTATCACCTGGATCTTTTACATCACATTCATGTTCTTGCGTCACGAGAGACGTATATTTGGTCCATTTAGGGATCGTTGTGAATTTATTCATCCTGCGGGATATACATTGAATTATACGACGCGTGTTATATCACAGACCCTCCTTCATTGTCACTATACAAAGTTTGCCAGACTCATGTGTGAGGTCTCCATACAGAGACAATTCCTGAGTCAGCAGTTTAAAATAGATCCAGTCACATTTCTCTATAAACATCCATACATTGCCATCTTCATCGCGGTTGAAACCGCGATGCATCTAACGGCGAAGGTGGTCTTGATGGGGACCGTAGCTCTGGTATATACCCCCTGCGCTCAAACATATCCTCTGTATGTGAAAATATTAGCTTGGATATTTGTTTCTGCGGTCTTCCTAGTAGATGTAATCGCAATTTTTTACAATAGACCACAGAAGCCTAAAGAGGGGTCTGAAGACGCCGTGTCGAGATCGCGTGGTGGTACAAATGGGATATTCACGAATTGCTGTTCAACCATATTGGCGGGGTTAATGGTTAAAATCTTTTACGTGTCTATAATCATAGGGGCCGTAGTTGTTCTGCTGCGCTACGAACAACGTATTCAAATTAATCTGTTCGGTAGTGGTGATACGAAATAATTATCATATATGGGCGGGATTAATGGTCCTATAAAGTCTCACAAGCTACCTGGGCTCGATACTGCCTTGGCGTAACTGATTCACTACTCGGTATCAGATCTAAAATCCTACCACAGAGAGATGGCTTCCGATACAATCGCCACAGACTCTCATCACCCGGAGGATGAGATGAGTATTATGGGGTCCGATACGGAGGAAGGAGAAGATGACAGCGTTTCTATACCCGATGAGACCTCCCCGACACCTCCAGAACCTGAGCGTACAGTCCCATTGAGTCGCAATGGGCGAAGATCTCCTTCGTCATCATCGAGTCGTTATGTATCTACCAACTATAGCCAATCATCTAAAAGGATCCGCGGTCATATGTGGTCTTCACCTCAGCGATCCGTTGTGAGTAGAGTTATTCGCTCAACTTATGGAAACTCTTCACCAACTCGATTCAGATCTCGAAGACCACCAATCCACATGCGCCTTGGGCGAAGGGTTTTCGATAGAAACCAGAACCCTCGTTTTGACCGACTGAGAGCCCCGTTTCACCGTTTCGATCATCGACGGCACAGACGAGATCTCGTTACGTCCTCCAATTCCAATAGATCGATCCGGAGGAGCGAGCAAGGCGGACATGACAAGATCTGTACAAGAGCCTTCAATGAAATATACGAACTAAAAGATAGAATAAACGCTCAACGCGTAAGTGATATGTTTGGAGCGGCTCACCAAACATTGACCCTACCCATACCAAATGGGGGTTTCAGACCACCTGCAGACTCTGCATGGATGGCGGCGCTCGAATTTGGAAAAGATCACTTCACCCAAGAAGGTCGTCGTGTAACCTGGGAAACTCTGATGTTACATGGTCACGAACTTTACAGACTGTTCGAGATTAGAGCACATGCGTCAGAGTCTGCACGTGCATTGAGGAGCTTGGTTCTACGTGGAGAGGGACTTCTAGAGGCATTAGCTTCTGCAGATGAGACCATCACGTGGTGTAAGATGTGCGCGGAAAAAAATTTACGGTTGCGCCCGCAAGACCCTATCTTAGCAACAACGAGTGCCGTCTTGGAAAATCTGAAGCTTAAGTTGGCACCTGTGATGTGTTGTTATCTGCGCTCAAGTGGGTCACCCTCTTTGGAAGAGCTATGTGCGACCCCGAGATTGAGCGATGTCACCTGTGTACCTACCTTTATGTTCATCACTCTAGCGCGACTCGCTAGAGCCGTAGAACTCAATGAGGAGTGTATTCCATATGATGTTATTAGTGGAAGCAGTCGTGTATTGGCTGAATACACCCCCGGAACCTGTTTAGCTGGGGTGTTAGAGGCTATAGATCTCCATCGAGGGAAATGTGATAATACAACATGTCGTTTGACCTGCGGTTATACCACCACCCCGCTATATATGCATGGCAAATATTTTTATTGTAATAGTCTGTTTTGAACCTTTCGATAAATTCCCCATACTATATGCTTATCAATAAACCCTTATGTAACATAATTTCCGTCTGAGTCTGTTTTTAGTGGGTGTGTTCCTCGGACAACATTTAAAACATGGTTTCTATATATAAATGTTTCAGAGCATCCATTCCGAGCTTTTACTCAAGATCTCCCAAGACATCTATTGCTTGATAATGTCTACAAGAACCCGTCCATCTGAACAGGTAGATAGACCAGAAGCGGATGATACTATGGATGATTGTAAAATAGAACTTCTTGCGAATATAAGTCATGTAGTTACCCCCCAAGCTCTCGATATCACCTGGGGATCATGGCTCACGTCTAATGGTCAGGAACGGAGTATATCGTTCATGGGAACGCGGACATATACGCTACGAGCCAAATGTAACACCATATTACGCCTACACGCATATCTGATAGGCGTTTACGAGAAGCATCACTGTGGTCAACAGCTTCCTCTTGCTGATCTCCGTATATTTTGTCGCCTTCTAAATAATCCTCGTTTACTAGGTGATCTGTCATCAAAACATCAGATTTGTTCGGCCCCGTTTAGCGCGGCTACCCAACATCATGAAGATAATGAAGTACACTCTACTATTAACGCCATTGGGTTTCATTGTCATTGTAAAAATCCATTTTCGCTTGAGTGTTGGATTACTGCCCATGCTGCATCCACTAAAATATTAAGTGTGGCTAGAGGTATCACCGCCGTAAAATGTAAAAAGAATATCCGCGAATAAAAACTCATTAACAATTTATGGTGTTTTTCTTTATTAAAAAAGTACAGATTTGATAGAATCGTCACCTTGTGCGTGTGGGTACCCGCTGATGCTTCTGGATCTGCTTTTTATATCTGATGGTATCATACCTTCATGAGCATCATCGTTCGATTCTAGGGTAATCGATCGTGATTTGCTCTGATATCGTCTCCCAAGTCTGGTTGATAGCGATTGTTTCTCGTGTAATAGTGGTTGCTGCTCACCTGATAAAGGTAAGTCTGTGTGACCGGAACCTCGAAGTGTCGGCTGTTGGTTAGTGTATATTCCCACTTCGATGAGATCATTGTTTGTAGGTTTGGGAAAAATTAAAGGTCCCATAGATGCTCCATATAACTGTCTATCCATCACTTTGAAATCTCTTTTACTCAACCCATATACGGTTAAAAACTCCTGTAATGATTTTGCTAAAAAATGCAACCCTGATCCCTGCTCATATCCCAACACACTCATATTCTTTGATAAATAGATATGAAATTTTCTATTACTGGCTATGGCGTATGCTCTGCCGATGAACTGTAAAGTTTTTAGGTGATTCGTTGGCGTCCGTACATACACCAACGTATCTGGTGTTTTTCCTGTATCAGCAGAGACGCGAAATTCATCTCCATTTGGAAGATCTATAATACGCCCGGCGATCCCATCCAGTAGGATCTGGGTCGTTGAGATGGCTAACTCTAACCTAGATTGTCGCGAGGAATCAGTCGTCGATGCAGTTCCTCCCATATTATCGACTATGTTAGAAAAGGAGACGCGTGGATATCCCGAGAGATAATTTAATTGAAGTGTGTATATATATCGATTCACGGTTTTTAAAGGCCCACGGTCTGACATCCCATACGTAACGTTGTGATTACATTATTTTCAATACTCGTCATCGTCTTAGGCCATACCCATTTCCCAATAACCTTTAAAACCCCATACAAATTGATATATTCATGCCTAAACTCTGTGATCACACATCTCCGTGTCTAGATCTATAGAAATAGAAGAGGGTGGCATTATGAATAAACCTAATGTCCACACTAACCCATGGCTCGACTCTACAACTATGAAATTACCCCGATCCTCTACACAGTGGTATACAGATGAACTGGGATCTCCTTATCTACATTCAACCCCACAGGGACGTGTAAAATTTGGGCATCCAGACGAGAAAATCTTAATGATGAAACGGGATTTCTCAGATAGCACTGTGGAGATCCCACTAACCCCTCAACCATTAAAGTCGTCTAATCGTACCTGGCATCAACCACGTGGTATGTCTGAGATACCATCTTATATCAGCCCATCTCCATTTTCAGGTGGAAGGACCTACGGACCCAAGAATTGTATGTGTAGACTTATGCTTCTCAATATGGGACTCACTCTCCTATTATTTATCGCATTACTTATTGTCATCGTATATCATGGGGGAAATTCATGTAATAAAGGATAAGAATTTTCAATAATATATTACTCCATTTTTTTATTTCTCGCGAAATCATTTATGATGATCACAACTACAGTTAATATTGATACTACAAAAATGACGAGACCGATGAAGGCTGCTGTGAGCCATCCATCCATAGATCCGAATCTTAGGTGGGAGGTAAATGATGGGGGTGGTTCTTCCCTATTATTCATCTCATCTGTGATTTCAGGATCGGAATTGAAAGGTAATAATACTCCATACGCTGGTGGTGCCGAGAGTAAAGCATCATGATATGATGGGGGTGATGTTAAATGTGGATCTAGCTCGCCTGAGATGACGGTCCCGATGAATGGTTGGTGGCGTCCACAATATATATCGTCGCATAGAATACTAGTGTAAGACGGTGGTCTTGATGGTAAATCATTCAGGGTTTGATCTGATGTGTAGATCTGCGAGATTCTGGTTGACGTCAAGTGTGTCTCATCACGAGACAGTTCGTGATGAGGGGTTTGTAGGGTAACATCACCTCCGCACATTCCAAGCTCAGTCAGAGACGAAACTGCTCGCATAGGGGCCATGGGAGAACACCTCTCGCTTCTCCTCTGACTTCCCTGACGACGTGGGTAGCGTGGGTTATGAAAGATACGAGCCATCTGGTCGTCCCTCCCAGTAGTGTGAAGATATAGCAAATCCCCGATAAAAGGTTGAGGTTTAGAGATCTGTTTGCCCCATGTGTGGACTAATCTGTAGATCGGGTGGCCTGGATATATGGGCCGATGGAGTCTAGGTGTGGGTGGAGTCTAGGTGTGGGTGGAGTCTAGGTGTGGGTGGAGTCTAGGTGTGGGTGGAGTCTAGGTGTGGGTGGAGTCTAGGTGTGGGTGGAGTCTAGGTGTGGGTGGAGTCTAGGTGTGGGTGGAGTCTAGGTGTGGGTGGAGTCTAGGTGTGGGTGGAGTCTAGGTGTGGGTGGAGTCTAGGTGTGGGTGGAGTCTAGGTGTGGGTGGAGTCTAGGTGTGGGTGGAGTCTAGGTGTGGGTGGAGTCTAGGTGTGGGTGGAGTCTAGGTGTGGGTGGAGTCTAGGTGTGGGTGGAGTCTAGGTGTGGGTGGAGTCTAGGTGTGGGTGGAGTCTAGGTGTGGGTGGAGTCTAGGTGTGGGTGGCACCACATGACCTGGATGAGGGTCAATACCATCCCCCTACACTGTCCACCTCCGTATATGGAGACTGAGCTCCAACTCAATTTTTTTCCCCCACTCCGGCCGCCGCGGGAGATCTCGGCC